CAGAGCTACGAAGCCGGACTCCACCTCTGCGGCGCGATGCTCTGGATCCGCAGCATCACACCGCACTCATGATCCGAATCCCAGACAGGACCTAGGCCGTCAGCGCCTCGCCGATGTCCTGGCCGATGAAGTGCTGCAGCAGCCTCACCTCTGGCGCGCAGCACGTCGTTCAGGGACGGCTGCGGCAGTTGGGCGACCACCGCCGCGAGCTCGCGGTCGAGGTCTGGTGTCGTCATGAAGACCTCCGGTAATCGGGCCGACCAGCATGCCAGAGCCCGGCGCCCGGACACCCTCACCCGACGTATCCGGACACTGTCCGGATACGTGTCCGCGCTGGTCACACCCCATCCATTCCGTGGCGCTCAGACAGGGGCGCGGCACTGCCCGGACACCGTGTCCGGACAGTGCCGATCGCTCCGGGCGGTCTGGCAGCTCGGCTGGGCCGTACGCTGCACACCTACGCACAGCTGCCCGGCTCATCCCCCTCGCCCATCCTCGTGTTGGCGCTGGCCTCTGTGCCCGTGTTGGCATCTCGGATCACCACGACGCTGCGCTTGGGGAGCCGGCCGAGAGCGAACGTACACAGCTGCTTGAGGTCCCCCTCCGACACGTCAGCCGCAAAGTACGCTTCCTTGGCGGATGAGACCCCTTGCTCTTCCCAGTACTCCACGGCGTCCGCAGCACTGGGGCTACTGCCTCCGAAGTGCTCCAACGCGCCGCGAAGATCATCCCCCGTCGCCTTGCGGTACTCGCTGTACTTCACGTACGTGAGGGTGGGGAACGTACGGCTGGTTACCCAGTTCGGTATGTCCGCATTGCCCTCGACCTTCTTAACCGATTGCATCTCTGCGGCTGGCACTGCGGGCTCATCCACGGCCTTGGGCTCTGTCCCACCGCATGCAGTCAGTGATACGGCCATCCCTATCGCGCCGACAGCCGAAGCCACTCTTCGCATGATCCCCCGCATGTAGATTTTGTGAAGATGGTAACGGGCATGCTGGGTATTCTCCCTGATCCCGCCAGCGAGCAACCTGCAATCACTCCGATTGATCTCGGTCGTCGTGCAGCCACGACGTCCGCCGGTCCACCCGGTCGATCGCATCCCTCAACGAGGCCCCGCTGTTGGGGTGCAACTCGTGCTCGATCCCACCGACCCGCCGCTCGATCTCGCCAGCACGCCCCTCGATTCCGTCCAACCGCTCCATCACCCCGGGCCGCGCCGGCACCCCGGGCCGCGCCGGGACGCCCTGCCAGTCCTCCGCGATTGTGTCCACCGCCGCCACGATGCGACGGATACCGCGAACCACGGCCCACAGCAGGGCGAGGGCCGCGGCGACGGCCGCGACGGCAGCCGCCCAGACCACGATCGTGTCCACGGCCCAGACCCCGGTGCTGTCGCTCACGTGCCCTCCCTGTCCCGAACGGCCTCCGTGATCCCCGGGCCGCCGGACCCGCCGGACGCCGCAAGGGCAGTGAGCACGGCCAGGAGCGCCGCGCTACCGGCCAGCGACATGCCCTGTCCCCAGTCGACGTCCAGGACACCGACGTGGTCCAGGCCGAGCGTGGCCAGCAGGGTCTGGGCAGCTGTCCGTACGGATCGCTCGGCCGTGGCACGCCAGAATGCAGCAGTCGTCAGCATCAGTTCGTCACTTCCAGTAGAGGAGCTGGGCCTGGCCGGACACCAGGTCGTGAGTTCCCTCGTCGCCGAAAATCGCGTACTCGACGCCCAGGACCGCTCCCTCGTCGCAGTGCCCGCCCCCGTTGCTGATGTCCACGAAGGTGTCCCCGTCCGTGCCCAGACGCTCTACGATCTGACCGGTCTTGGTGCGCTTGCCGCCCTCGGTCTCGTAGTACCGCAGCTGCACTGTCGCCCCGGCCGCAACACCGGCCAGACGCACCGTCACCGTGGCGGAGTAGTGCGCGGCTCCGGTCACGAGGGCGCCGTCCAGCGGCACCGGCAGCCACTCGCCGCCGGGCCTCTCCAGCGTCTTCTTCACTACTGGGTTGGAGCGTGTAGGCATGTCGTCCTCTTCTGTCGGGTCCCAGCTCGCGGGGTGCCTCAACCGCTCCGCGACGTCGGCGCGCAGAGTGGGCATGGTGAATCCGATCGGATCGACCTTGTCGCTCGACCACTCCAAGTGGCCGAGCGTCGACTTGGCATCCAGGCCCCACTCGTCACCCTTCGCGCGGTGAGCGCGAATGACGGCGGCCTGGACACGCACGATCGCGGCGTACTGCTGATCCGGCCACGGGTCCTGTCCGTCGCCGAGGTTCTCGCACTCCCACCCGTAGAAGTGCCGATTGCCGTCTGTGCCATCGGAGTTGCCACGGGTAGGAAGGCTGGGACGGGTGCCGTAGGACTCCGCGATCACCTGACCCAACACGTCCGGGCAGCCACCGCCGGCGTGGTTGGTGCGGCCGTACCCGACCAGGTGCACCCACCCGTCCTTGGCGATCATCCCGTGGCACAACGGGCCGGGCAGGGCCGCGTATCCGTCGCGGACGATCGTGACCGTGGACGCAGCCCCGGACGTCACCGTGTGATGGACGATCGATCCGTGCACGGGCCCCCAGGGGCCTTTCTGGTTGCGGTTGTGGGTACGCCAGTCACCGACCTGCACGACGGTCAGGCCCTCGGCGCGCAGCGCAGCGAGCAACTGATCGGCTGTGAGCGGGACGGCCATCACACACGCTCCGGCCAGTGCCACGTGCCGCCGGCCGCTCGCTGCTCCCCGACCGCCACGTGCTCACAGCCGCCCGCACTCAGCGGATGGAAGAACTGGCCGCTCGGATTGAGGACGACGAGCCCGACACGCCCTTGCTCGGCCGGATCGACCTCGGTGACGATCGCAGCACGGCAGACTGCGGGAAACTGCTGCGAGCCGTCCGGACGGACGGGCGTCCCGAGGCTGACGTAATGAACGGTACGGCCCACGGTGGGGACCGGGCTGAGCGTTGTACTCATAGGACATCTCCATGTCGGAGGATGCCCGGCCCACAACCAGCAGCGATCCGAGTTTAGAACAGCGCCTCCGGACACGGCCGGACACATGTCCGGGCTCTGTCCGGGCACCGCCGGACACGTGCCTGGCCAACCCCAGGGACATGGGGGCTGACCTGCGCGGACACTATCCGGGCAGTGTCCGCGCGGGTGTCCGGACAGGTCAGCCGTACAGCTCGATGATGACGATGCCGAACCCGCCGTCGGACCCGGGCTGTGCCTCTCCACCGATGCTCACGGCACCGCCGGCGCCACCGCCCCACCCACGGGCCGAGGTGCCCGGACCATGGGTGGCGCGCCCGTACCCGCCGTGCCCGAGGTGGGAGGCCCCGCCCATACCCGCACGGCCGGACGTACCACTCAGACGGATCGCGCCCTCCCCGGGCCCCCCTCCCATGGCCATCTGTCCCGACCCGCCGAATGGGCCGGCGATCCCGGAGGTGGTAGTCATGCCGGTACCGGAGGTCATGCTCGCGGTCCCGCCGTCACCGCCCCTGCCCACCACAAGCCCACCGAACGAACTGGTTCCGCCCGCGACGCCAGGCAGGTTCCCTGACCCGCCGGCCCCTCCGGCACCGACCACGATCGTCTCCACCGCGCCCAGCAGGGACACGTTCAGGATCGACGCCGACCAGCCGCCACCAGCACCCCCGGGGCGGAAAATCGCCTCATTCGGCTCGGAGTCAGCGCCGCCGCCCCCGCCCCCACCGCCCTGCGCCTGGGCCCGGACACGGGACAGCCAGGGGTAATCCGCTTTCTGAAACTGATAGGTGCCGGGCGTGCTGAACGTCAGCATGCGCCGGAGTCCCATCGTGCCTGGCGTTAGGCACAGTTCGCCCTCTTCGTTCACGACGAAGTACTCACCACAGGCGCAGACGCTCGCCACGACTCACTCCCCTCGGAGGAAGATGTGCCCGGCCCACAACCAGCGGCGTCACGAGGGTAGCTGGACAGACGTGAGAGGCGTAGCCGTGAGGTGGACGGCGATACCGGCACCGGCCGGCACGGCGGGCAGCAGGCCCAGCCCCAGCAGGGCCCGGGTCCGCCACACTCGCACCGTCGCCTGTGTCGCAGTCACCGTCTCCAGTACCACGGTGAGCGTTGTTGCCCCGTCCGGAGCGGAGTCGTGAACGAGTGCCCCCAGGACGGGCGCTGCGGCGAAGGGCGCCGTGTACGTCCAGGTCGCCCGCCCGTCCGCCCCCGTCCGCACCAGCACCGCAGCCAGCAGGCCCGGCGCACCGGCCGAGCCCGGCAGGCCCATCGGCCCCTCTTTGCCGGGCGGCCCGGGGGGACCGGAGGGACCGGCGCGCCCCGGCGTGTACTGCGCCGACCGTGTGCGGCGGTCCAGATCGCGCAGCACACTCGTCAGAGGGCTGGCGGTCGACCGCCGCGTCGAGGACCCTCTCAGCGCCACCTCAGCCCCCAAGTCCGGCCGGGGTGAGCTGCACCTTGACCTGCTCGCCGTCCCCGTCCTCGGTCACCTTGACGCCGAGGATCTTGAGCGACTGGGAGATGTTCCGGCATGTCGCTGTGGTCGTCACGTCCACGCACCACCCCGGCACGAGCGACGGCACATCGACTGCGGCCTCCGGCGCGAGCGTCGTCTCCTGGGAGTCGATGAACACGGGGGCGGGCAAAGAAGCACGAAGCTTGGACTGGGCGGCCATCGTCGCGGACGTCTCGTCCAGGATCGATGTCTCCTCGACGTACTGTTCCAGCAGCCCGTAGTACGGGTCCACACCGCCCGCTTCTCCCGCCACGCCCTCCGAGCCATGCACCACCCACCGTGTGGCGAGCGCGTGCCCGTCCTCGACGATCACCAGGCCGTCCGGGAAATCCGTGTCGCTCAGCGAGCCGACACGGCCGCAGTGGTCCTCCGGCAGGAGCAGAATCCGAGACCCCACTGCGGTGAAGTCGAGCCCTGTCGCTGCGAGGTCACGCAGATGGTCACCGGTCTGTCCGACATCCTTCACGTACTGCCGGTCCCCCCTGACTCGGGTCGGGCCGATCACCTCGACAGTGTGGCCCGGGTCATCCGGCAGGAACCCGTCCTCGATCAGCCAACCGGCGACGCTCGCCAACTCCTCCCCCGTGAAGCGGATGCTCTGATGTGGAACTCGGCGGTCCAGCCACGCGAGAACGTCCATGGCCTGGATCTCGACTGTCCCGTCCGTGCGCCATTCCGGTGAGACGATCGGCCCCTCCCAGCATGGGGACGCGTTGCGGTAGATCATCAGCTTGTGCCGCCATGCCCGGACTCGGGCCATCTGACCGCAGCAGTCCCCATCGGGCTGAACGAGAATCCGCGCGGTCGAGATGTCGTCCAGCACCCGGTTCCACTCGACTTCCAGCAGCACGCTGGCATTGGCAACCACGGCACCATCACGGTCGATGATGCGCGCGGTGTGTGATCCGTAGCCGACTGGCATGTCAGTACTCCCGTCCGGACAAGGCGATGGTGATCCGGGCGTCGTCGGCCGGCACGGCGATGGCGTCCGCTTCCACGAGGACGCAGTAGGAGGACCGGGTCAGCAGCGGGAACTGGAGCGGCCCACCGCTGGCTCCATAGGCATCAGGGCTGCTCTCGCAGGAGCCTGCGCACTCGACGGAGGCACGCTCGACCTGGCCGTCCAGGACGAGCGTGCCGCCCACCGGGACGTATGCCACCTCGAACACGCTGTGCGGGGCGCAGCGTTCCATCTCGGCGACCTCCTCACAGGACATGCCGTCGTGCTCCATGCGGCGCTCGAAGAAGGTGATGGTGAGGTGGCGCAGCACCTTGTTCCCGGCCTCCACGGTGATGACCGGTACCGCCCCGAACCGGCCCGGCCGGTCGTTGAGGTAGAGCTCGTACATCGCCGAGTTGACCGCGAGGGCGCTGCAGAAACACGTCTGCGGGGGCGGCGCTACCGGCGGGGTCGGGATGCTGCAACCCGGGTCACCACACAGCGCGTCCATGTCCGGGCACACCTTGAGCCGGCACGTTCTATCGCACACCAGCCCCAGCGACTCCCGGTCCGGCCACGGCAGATCACACACCGCGTCCGTCAGCTCGACGGCCACCGCGCCGGGCGGGCAACTGTCCCCGGCCTCCACACACACCGGGTCGTACGGGTCGTCGATGCTGCGATGCACACACCACGTGATGCACTCCGTTCCGTCGTCCGTCGGAACTTCCACGTCCAGGACCGGCACCGGGTCCCCCCAGGCCCAAGGGGTGGCCGCCGTGAGCACGAATTCGACGGTGAGGATGTCCGCGCCGGTCGAGCAGCCGCCCCGTCCGGCGCAGCCCGTTCCGGCGCGAGCGATGACGCGAGGCCCGTCGACCAGCGCGACCCGGCGCATCGTCCGCCGGTGCGCCGCCGCAAACGGGGCGGGGTCTTCAAACTCGTCGGGGCAGCAGTTGTACAACGTCAGCCCGTCCCCGCCACAGCCGGGGGCCGTACTCCCGGCGAGGGCCTGGGCCAGCCACCGGAGCCCGTAGTCCACGGCGCAGCACGTCGCGCCGAGCAGCACGGCGGTCACCGTGATGGTGCGCGGCTGGACCCGGGCCGGCCCGAAGGCGGCGCTGCCAGCCGCGGACTGACTCACCGACCGCTGCATCGGGTTTTCATCAGCCCCGTCCACGGACAGCACCATCAGGCCGGCGAAGTCCGCGGACTCCGGGACTGCGGGGTCGTACCAGGGAGCCCCGTCCTCCTCCGGCGTCGTGTAGGGCTCGTCCCCGACGAGAACAGCATCGAAGGTTTCGCAGCCACACGCGCCGCCGCTGTCCAGCGGGCTGCCCACTGACTCCAGATACGCGTCCAGGCGAGCGGAGTTGGCGATCTCTGTGTCCCCGAGGACGAGGTAGTGCTCCAGCATCAGAACCCCACCGCCAGCGCCATGCGGTTGACCACTCGGTGTGCGGTCACGTGGCCGTCTCCTGTCTCATTGATCGTGAAGTGATTGGTGACAGTTCGCGCGACCGCCGCACTGCCCGGAGTGGCCCCGTCGGCACGGGCCTGTCGAAGTCGCTGCATCCGGGTGAGCGGCACCCGTGGGCCGCCGACCTCCACGGCGCTCCCGAACCCGGCTGACAGGTCCGGCATACCGCCGAGCTGGGACGAAACCGCGCCAACCATGGACTGGGCCGCCGACCTCGCGGCTGCGGCGAGCGCGCCGATCCGGCCGACGAGTCCGAGCTCCAGGCCTGCCCCGGCCATGTCACCGATCCACCTCATCGCCACGGACGGCGAGTGGATTTTCAGCTCCGCACGGATGGCGGACTGCATCCCCTTGGCGATGTCGAGCATCAGTTGCTCGATCTTCTTCTTCTGGTCCTTGAGCCCGGCGAGGAGCCCGTCCCCGGCCCGCTTGCCGGCGTCGTAGAGCAGGTCTGAACTGGTGGTCCCGAGCGTGCCGGCGCTCTTCGCCAGTTGCCCCTGCAACGTGTTGATCTTTTTCAACTGGCCCTTGCTCGCCCTGGACAGAGCTGTCGCGAGGGCCGCCCCCTGCTCCGGTCCGAGACCGATCAGCTGGGACACGATGTCCTTACGCAACCCGCGTTTCGCGAGGGCGTTGACCTGGGCCGTGAACGCCTTCACCTGCTTCACCGCGCCCGTGAGGCCGGCCGTGATCGTGCTCGCGTTGAACCCCTCCTGCCCCTGCACAAGGCTGGACAGGGAGAACGCCTGGAGTGCCGCCTTCGTCGTGTCGGCCGCGAACTTCTGCGCGTCAGCGATCCGCTTCACCAGGGCGTCACGCTGGGCGGCGAGCGTCGTCAGCTTCGTGTTCCCGGTCTGCACCATCGCGACCAGCCGGTCATCAATCTTGGTGTTGCGGCCCTTGAACGCGGCGGTGATCGACTTCGCGATCCGCTCCGTCGTCTGCTTGATCTGCGCGGCTGTGCCGGTCAGACCGATGATGAATCCTCGCCCGGTGTCCCGTCCGATCGCAGCGAGCACGGTGGACGGGGAATGGATGCCCAGGGTGTTTCTGGCAGCGTCGACCGCCTGGCGCATGACCATGGTGGTCGCCGAGACGAGAGGGCCCGCCATCGCCAGGATGCCGTTGATCATTCCTCGGATGAGGTCGCGCCCGTCGCCGGAGTCCAACGAGACGAAGTTGCCTCGCCCGGCTCGCGCGGTCTGGGAGGGCTTGGCAGTGCCGAGGATGTCGAGTAGCCCGGACTGGGCAGCGAGCTGCCGAGCCCGTGCCGGCCGGGTCAGGGGGATCACGACTTCGGGCCCGGCCTCACCGATCAGCGCGGCTGTCGGGCCGTTGACGATCCCGCCATTCGCGAACGGCAGGAGGCCCCGTACGGACGAAGGAAGCCCGGACTTGATCTTCCCGATGATCTTCGACCCGATGTCCCCGAGCGACGCGACGATCCGGCCGGGCAGCGTCGAGAACAGGCTGACGATGTTCCCGATCAGCGAACTCACGGCAGACCGCGCGGACCTTGTCGCGCTACTGAAAGCGGCCGCGATCTTCGATCCCACACTCGACAGCGCCCCACCGATGCGGCCCGGCAGCGCCGCATGGAACGCCACGACGGCGGTAACGAAAGACACCACCGTGGCCTTCGCCGAGGCTGCCGCCCGTGAAAATGCCCCGCCGATCATCGAGCCCAGACTCGACAGCCCGCTACCGATGCGGCCCGGCAGCGCCACAAAGAACGCCACCGTGCCGGTAGCGAACGACGACACCGCTGCTGTGGTGGCCGTCGCCGCGGCGGTGAAGGCGCTGGAGATCGCGGAGCCCAGACTCACCAGCGCACTCCCGAGCCGCCCTGGCAGCGCCTGGAAGAAAGCGACCGTCGCCGTCAGCCACCCGGTCACGAGAGAAGACGTGACGCTGAGCCCTCTGAGGAACGCGTCGACGAGGTACGCCCCGAGACTCACCAGCGCGTTCGAGATGATCGTCGGCACCCGGAAGAACAGCGCATAGACCAGCGCGAGCGCCGTGATGATCACAATCGCCAGGCCGGCGACGGCCGATGTGAACGCCTCGTACAGCACACCGGGGAGCGCCGCCAGGATGTTGCCGATCCGGCCTGGCAAGGCGACGAAGAACTGGACCGTGGCATCGATCCCGGCAGACACGGCCTGCTTCGCCGTCTCGAACCCGTTCGAGAAGAACTGGCCCACGGAGGACATACCGCTGCTGACGGCGCTTGACGCCGAGTCGAACATTCCTGAGAAGAAGTCGCCGACAGCCGACAGCCCGCTACCGATCAGCCCAGGCAATTTGCCGAACCATGCCCCGACACCCATCACGAATCCCGCGATGGAGCTGAAAAGGCCATCGATAACTCGCCGCACGGGCTCGACATTGTTGTACAGATACACCAGGCCGGCAATGAGACCGGCAATCGCGATAACGACCAATCCAATGGGGTTGGAATACATCGCCAAATTGAGGAGCATCATGGCTCCGCGCACACCAACGATCAGCGTGCGCACCGTGGTGAGGACACCACTCAGCGCCATGAACATTCCTACGATCTTGGCGCCGATCATCATCCCGGCCAGCACTGCACCGAATGTAGCGACAGCAGTCGCATTATCCTGAAGGAACTTACCGAGTGGTCTCAGCGCACCCGCGAGGAGTTGCAGCGCTGCGGCTGCGGCGTAGAGCACTCCGACGAGCGTGGGCCCCATGATCGCCGCAAATCCGGAGAGTGCGGGCATGAGCCCCTTTGTTACTTCCCAAAGCCCGGATAGGGCGGCTTTCAACCCGTCGAAAATCCCGGTATTGGAGACGGAGCTAAATGCGTTCTTGATGGATGCTCCGATTGACTGGAACACCGCAGGAAGAGAGCTCTGCGCAGCCCGGTTCAGGCCGTCGACCATGCCGCTGGCCGCCGTAGTGACACGTGTAACTGCCGCCAAAAGACCGGCCTTGCCGATCGAGATGGCCAACCCCTCGACGGCCGACTTGAAGATGAGGAACCCGCCCTTGGCGCCTTCCATCATCGTCGCCGCGACCCTATGGGCGACTCCGTCGACGTCTTGGAGGGAAGCGCGCAGTTTGTCGATCTTCGGCAGCTGGCCGGTGATGGCCGTCATGGCGGGTCCACCGCGGTCCCCGAACGCTTTGATCGCGTCGCCGCCCTGGAGTCCCGCCAATGCCAGCTCGCGGATGAGGTCGATCGCTGGCCGCATCTCCCCCGAGGCGGTGGTCAGCTTGACCCCGTATTTCTCGAATACCTCGGATGCCGCCTTCGTCGGGTTCTGCAATTTCGTCAGAACTCGACGCAGGCCGGTGCCTCCCATGGCCGCTTGAAGGCCCGAGTCACCGAGAGCACCGAGGATGGCCGCCGTGTCAGTGATTTTGAGGCCCATGGCCTTGGCGGTGCCACCGACGTATTTGAAGGACTGGCCGAGCATTTCGACGTCGACGTTCGAGCTGATGAATGTCTTCACCAGCATGTCATTAATGCCGACGACTTCCGTTGCCTTCTTGCCGTAGCCCGTCATGATGTTGCTGACGATGTCTGCGGCCCGGCCGAGGTCCATGTTTGCTGCTGCCGCCAGGTCCAGCGTGGACGGCATTGCAGCGAGGATTTCCTTCGTCTTGTAGCCGGTCATTCCGAGGAATTTCATTCCCTCGGCTGCCTGCGTAGCCGTGTATTTAGTTGTTGCTCCGAGGTAGCGCGCCTGATCCTCGAGCGATTTGAACTCTTTTGTCGTGGCCTGTGTGACCGCCTTGACGGCGTTCATTCCGGCCTCGAAGTTCGCCGACAGGCCGACGGTCCCGCCGAGCATGGCGACGACTGCGGCGCCGGCCGCGAGGACGGCCTTCTGGAATCCGGACGTGTCCGCTCGCACCGGCACGTTGATCGGCAGCACGCTGTTCGCGAGGCCCGCGATCCCGCTCCGGAATCCGGACGTGTTCGCCGTCACCGGCACACGCGTCGGACGCACCTGCGAGCCGGCCGTACGCAGCCCCTGCTGGAACTGCCGCATGTCTGCCGTCACCGGCACCCGAATCGGGGTATTGGCCGCCCTCAGGCCCTGCTGGAGCTGCCGCAGGTCCGCCGTCACCGGCACCTTGATCGGCCTGAGCTGGGACGCGGCAGTGCGCAGCTCCCGCTGGAACTGCGCCAGGTTCGCCCCGACCGGCACCTTGATCGGCCTGAGCTGGGACGCGGCAGTGCGCAGCTCCCGCTGGAACTGCGTCAGGTTCGCCCCGACCGGGACTTTGATCGTCTTCAGCTGCGACGCGGACGAGCGCAGTTCTCGCTGGAGCTGGGTCAGGTTCGCCCCGACCGGCACCTTGATGGCCTTCAACCTCGTGCCAGCGGACCGCAGTTCCTTCTGGAACTGCGACAGATTGGCCGTCACGGGGACCTTGACGGGCTTCAACTTCCCCGTCGCCGCGCGCAGCGCCTGCTGGAACTGCTTCAGGTCTCCAGCGACCGCGACCTTCGGCCGGGCCTTACTGATGGCCTGCTGAATGTCCTGAGTGATCTTGCGGGTAGCCGGCTCGATGGCCTTCGCGATTCGCTGCCCCAGCACGCGCGACTGCTGGGCCACACCGGCGTCATCCAGCTCAATGCGGATTCGAGCTGACGTGTCCACAGAGCAACCTCACGATGGCGGGGTTGCCCGGCCCAGAACCAGCAGCAGACGCTCGGGCTTAGCGAGCGGTGGAACGAGAGAACTGAGCGTCTTCGGCCTCAAGGCGGGCGGCGAGCGCAGCTGATTCGGCGGCAGTCATGGCCAGCGGCCTGGCCATGTCGCGGCGCCGAGCCTTCTGTAGCCCGGCCGGCGGCGCGTACAGCTCGGCACGGAGCCGGGCCCTCGCGGCATCGTCTTCGGCCGACTCCGCCATCGCGACCTCAGCCGCGTTCAGCAGGCGCGTCAGCGTCCACGAGCGCGGGTCGATGCCTTGGAGCGCGAGGTGGCCGTCCCACGAGTCCCACGAGGCGGCGATGCTGTGGCAGAGCCGGTGGACGACGTAGGAGGGCGCTCTCCGCCCCCGTAGACCCCCATGAGCCAATCCATCAGCTCACCGAGGACCCGAGCAGGCAGCTGCACCTTCTCGAACTCGGCAGCGGACTCCGGGAGCATCAGATCCGACATGAACTTGCGGATCGCCGCGTTCGACGCGCGCAGCTCATCTACGGTCGCGTCGTCCTTCTCCACGGCCTTGAGATGCTCCTGAAGGACCTCGTAGACGTCGAGGAACTCGTCGCCCATCACCTCGGGGCGGAACTTGAGGGTGAGATCCTCGCCAATCTCGGCAACGTGCGGGTCCGTGTTGAGGGCAAATTTCTTCGTAGCCACGTCAGCGCTCCAGGTTCAGCCGCAGACGTCCGGCCCAAAACCAGCAACGTGGAAGCATCGTATCCCGCACGGTTACAGGGCCTCTCGTACCGCCTTGGCCAGGAAGTCGTTGGCCTTCGTCCCCGGGTGCCACACGGCCTTCCGGAACAAAGTCCGCCCGCCCACCGTGAACCTCAGAGCCTTCCCCCGCCGAGCCCGGATGGCGTGAGGACGAGTACCCCTGACCACGTAGGCGCTCGCGGGGTGCGTGGACTCGATGATGGCCTGCATCCCCCGCCCGGTCCCCTCGACGCGCATCGTGATGCCGTCGCCCATGCTGCCCGGCGCCAGCTGCCGAGCCCGCGCCGCAACAGGGCGTGCCCTCCGCCTCAGGATGCGCTCGCCGAGCCCGCCCGGCCGGCGCAGAGCCCGCTCCAGCTGGGTCGCGTCGATCGTGACCTCCACGCTCATGACGAGTCGTCCTCCGGGCAGGGGGCGCAGCCCGGCAGGGCGACGATGACGCGCTGCTCGATGCCGACGCATCCGCCCTGTGGGCCGATGACCTTCTGCTGCCCCATCACGAAACGGCGGCCGCGGCGGCCGGCGGTCTTGGGCAGGCAGCACATCAAGGCGTTGTAGACGGTGGCCGCGTCCACGTGGGTGACCCGGGCGGCCGCGGACAGCTCCTCGCACGTGGGCGGGCATCCGTTCTCGTTGACCGTGGGGGCGCAGCGCAACAGCGTGATGACCATCTCCGCTGCAGTCGTCGCAGCGGGCTGGCAGCCGCGCAGGCCGCGTACCTCCAGGTCCTCCTGCGGGAATCGGGAAGTGCCGTAGATGCGGGCGTAGTTGACCGTGAGCTGGCCCCCAGCTCCGTCGTCGCCACTGCACGGGTCCACGCAGTCATCCCACGCAGGAGTGCCGGGGACTACGCAGGTGCGGCAGGGACAGCCGGGCTGTCCCTCGACATCGGCGGCTGTCTCGTCCAGGGCGACGCACACGCAGGCGAGGACGGCCTCTGCGAGGTCGTGAATCGCGAGGGGGCTCAGGGCCATTGTGCGTACCTCGGCCTCTTGTAGTCCGGGCTGTCGACGCGGGATGCGCTGGGCTGCCCGTAGGGGTTGACCGCTGCCAGCCAGGCATCGGCCAGAGGGAGGCCGGTGCGTCCCTCGGAGTAGACCAGCGTCGGGTCGGCCATATCCAGCTGCACGCCCTGCCGCTGGACCCTGGTGACGTTCGGGGTGGCCCGGCACCCGCACCCTCCGCCGGGGTTGCATCCCCGCAGGAGGTGGCACGTCAGCTCGGACACTGCGGCGATCGCTGACTCATCCAGCGGCAGCCCTGTGCGGTAGGTGACGCACACGGTGCCCGGGGCCCCGCACGGTGCGGCCATGTCCTGGCAGGCCGGCCAGCACTCGCCGTCGGTGCGCACCAGCTGGTTCGCGGAGTCGACGCGGTAGGCCTCAGGGACCAGGACCTCCCCGTCGACCAGGACCTCGACGACGTCGTGCACCGGGCCGACGAGACGGACCTCGCACAGCTCGGTACACGAGCAGGACGACGCGCAGCCGCACACCGCCCCGTTGCGCCATTCCCCGTCCGCGCCGATGTACGGCACCCACGGCCCCGTGCCGACGCCGGCCTGGAAGGACACTGGGGCCGTGTCCAGGCAGGAACGCCGGCAGGGCCGTACGGTCACCGGGCAGGACGGCCCCCACCGCCGGCCGGACAGGCGGAAAAGGATCTGGGAGGCGACGAGCGACCACCGGTCGATGACGGCCTGGTCGACGCTCTCCGTGTCGCAACACAGCTCGACCGGCCAGGCCTCGCACACGTCGGGCTTCATCGGCTCCGTCCTGTCCGGGTCTCGTACGGGGACGCCTTCGGGAACCGGGCGCGGATGAACGCACCTACCTGCCCGTGGTTGAACGTGTCGGGCATCGTCGAAAGGAACGGGACGTTGCGGGGGAACTGGGGGCCGCGGGTGAGGATCTTCGGGTCGGTGACCTGCCGGCCGCCGAGCTCGAACAGGTTCCCGTACAAACTGCGCTTGTGGAGGACGTCGAGGTGGCGGCCGATGTCGAGGGCCTCCAGGACCCGGGACTTGGTCATCGGCATGGGGAGGTGAAGCTCGTAGGACAGAGGCACGGGGTGGCCGAGCTCGGCAAGGAGCTGGCGGGTCTCGCGTAGCCCGCGCAGGTAGTGGCCGCGCGCTCTGGTCGCGTAGTAGACCTCGGCCTCGTCGACGGGCCCACGGTGCAGCACGGGCATGACGCCCACCGGCTGAACGATGAAGAAGTCATCGTTCAGCAGCAGGAAGTCCTCGGCCACGTCCGGGTGCTCGGCCGCGGCGCGCAAGTTCGCGGTGCTGTTCACGTACTTGGTGCCCTGCTGGACGGTGGGGATGACCCCGACATCGCTGACCCACGCCGGGCAGTGCCCAGCCAGCCACACCCGCCGGTGCGGCAGGTTCGCCAACGACCTGAGGCTGAACCGCAGCTGCGGATTATGCTCGCCCGGCTTCACGACGTACACGATGTCGGGGACACCCATGGGTCAGGACACCTCGCAGAGTGCACCCTCGACCGGCAGGTAGTCGGTCGACGGCTCCGGCGGGGCGATGGTCGTGGTGAACGGGCGGCGGTGGCAGGTCGGGCCGAGCGGGGTGAGCATCGGTCCGGGGGTGCCGGCCGCGTCCTGGGCCATGACGTCGTACGGGCCGACACCCCATTTACCGCCGGCCCGAGTGGAGCCGGTCAGCGTGAAATTCACGGCCTCGTTGGCGAGTTCGAGGTCGCCGACCATCCCGTTGGTGACCCACGGCATGATGAAGTACTGCCACACGCCGTCGCCAGTGTCTTCCTCCGGGCACACGTCCTCGCCGAGGATGTCGGCCCACAGCTCCATCGCGAAGCCGGCGCGGCACGCGATTGAGCAGTCGTCCCAGCCGATGGGCTTGCCGGCGTGGTCGTAGAACACCGGGGCCCCGGTCATGAGCTCGATCAGCTCGGGCGAGGCCTGGAAAAAGGTGAGCTCGATGTCGTACCCGTTGAGGGTCGGGCAGCCCTTCTTGTAGCCGCACTGGCGGCCGTTCGCCGCCTTGAAGGTGATGTCTTCGCCGTCCTCAATGTTCGCGTTCATCGCGAGGGAGGCGAAACAGTCGCTGACGTAGGCGTTATCGGGACCACAGACGGGACGGCCGCAGCCGTCCACACGGGTCACCCGGAACGTGCTCGCATTGGCGATAAGGGGGGCGGACACTGAGACCTCCAACGACGGTTGGTCGGCCCGGCCCAGAACCAGCGGCTACATCCACAGCATAGCCGCGGAGTCCCAGCGTTTCCCGGGCTCGATACGGGCGCCAGCAGGTACCCACGGCCAAGACGCGGCGCCGACGGGAGGTGCTGACGACGCCGCGCTATCCAGGTGGTGGGCCGCTCCCCGCCGGGATTCCTACTTCGGCAGGGTCACAGTGATCGTCCCGGCCGCCGTGTTGAACTCCTCCTCGGTGACCTCTCGGTACCCGTCCGGCACGCCGCCGAACGCCGCGACGTCGCCGCTGGCGGACAGCCAGCCACCGTTTTCGTTCAGGAAGTAGCGCATATCAGGCTCCTCAGGTAGTGATGGCGAAGAGGTGGGTGTCGGTGATCCACTGGGCCAGCGTCACGCTCCCGGAAACCACGTTGATAGCTGGGTACACGCGCACCGAGTAGCCGGTGTGCGGGGGCAGCACGACCGCCTGAGCCGTCGCGAAAGTCCACCGCTCATGACCCGCCACGCCCCCGGCCTGGAGTCTGCTGTGCATGAGCCGCGCGGCCAGGGCCCCGCCATTGATCTGCACTACGTAAGCGATGTCGAATACGCTGCCGGCCGTCCACGTCGCTTCGAGGTGCCCGGTGAACTGGGTACTGAAAGACAACCCACGGCAGGTGGACAGGGAATCGGCGGCATAGCGCCCCTCTGCCCAGGCGGAGTTATCCACGATGACGAACCCGCCGGTGGGCCCCAGTGTCGGCGTGCCCAGAGGGTGGTTCTGCTGGATCGTGACCGACGCAGAGGTGTGCTCGGGCGGCGTCCACAGCGCACCTGTGCCGGGGTCGCACTTCAGCGTCGAGTTCGCCGCCGCGTCGCAGTCCCAGTCATCTGCCCAGGGTTGCTCTCCCGCGATCGGGAACGCCGCCAGTGGCGCGTCTGCGGTGCCCTCGCCCTGGAGCCCACAGCCGACCCCCAGCGGCTCGGCAGCGCCCCCGGGTGGGACGAGGAGACCGCCGTCCGTCCCGATAGAGAGCGCGTTGCCCGCGTCGGTCGACGGGCGCGCCTCGACCACCCCGGTAGCCGGGTCGTACGCGGCGCCGTCGCCGGCCGAGATGCACCCGCGTACCTGCTCGCACTCCAGGTACAGCCCATCCGGCCCGGACTGGAGGAGCTGGTCCCCTCCGCCGGGCGGTGCCGGGTCCAGGATCACGGCGGCGGTCAGGTTGTAGGGCGTGCCTCCGCCGCCGGTGAGGGTGAGGTCGACGGTGGCCGAGTCGGTCACGCCGAGCTCGGTCGGTTGTCCGGCCTCGCTGCTGATGACGGTCGGGTCGGTGGTTGAGCCGGACCCGTCGATGGTGATGCCGGGTCCGGCGACGATCGTGCAGGTGCAACGGCGCGCTTCGCAGCACTTCCCCATGGTGCAGCCTCTCTTACGGCTCGGTGGCATGGACGTGGACGGTGACGCCGGCCGCCGGTAGGGCGGCGGCCAGCAGGGAGATCCCGAGCAGCTCGACGACGGCAGCACCGTCGGCCTGGACTGTCGTGGCGGCCGCCGTGTTGGAGGTGATGCGGGCGGACCGGAGTCCGCCACCGGCCTGCACCGCGAGGGTGACCACCGGGGGCGCGGCGAAGGGCGGGGACCAGGTGATGACCGCCTGGCCGCCGCCGTCAGTGACGACGCTCGTGCGGGCCACCCGGATGCCCGGCCCGCCGGGCGGGCCTGGCTCTCCCGGCGCGCCTGGCAGGCCGGGAGAGCCGGACGGGCCGGGGATGGCGATGACTCCGCTGGTGCCGCTCACAGCGCGACGCTCTGGGTCCAGGCCACGGCCACCGGGCCGTCGGCGGCGGTCACGACCAGCGGGCCGGTCAGGGCGGCGTCGCTGTCCCGCGCGACGGACCAGCCGATGGACTCGCCGGCAGCCAGGCCGGTCGTGCCGTCCGCGGTGGTGACCTGCCCGGTGCCATGGGCGACAACCGTGACGGCCTGGAGCAGCGGCACCGTGCCGGCGTCCCAGCTCGACCCCGCGGCGAGCATGATGCGGTGGGCCTGCACGCCGTGGGCGGGTGGCGCACCCTCCACCGGGCCGTCGGCTACCGGAGCGACCGGGGTGTACGGCTCGGCCAGATCCTCCGTGTACGTACCGAGGCTCGTCACGGCGCCGTCGCAGCTCACGCCGATCAGCTCGCGATAGGTGACGTCGCCGACGCCGTCCCCGTCGGTGTCGTCGTAGCGGCACTGCTCGATCACGTGCTGCGCCATGCACGGCGTACCGGACGCCCCTCCGTCCTGGTCGTCGACCGGAACCGTGCACTGGCCGATCTCGCCCGCCACGGTGTACGGAGCACCGTCCACGGTGGTGTCCGTGAACGACAACACCTCGCCGTTCGCGCAGTCCAGGACGTAGTGCCTCAGGAAGCGGGTCTGCCCGGACACCGTGACGGTGATGCGCCCCTGCACATAGCTGACGTTGCTGACGTCGTGGTCCTCGATCACGATCGTGTTCGCCCCGGCAGACACCGGAACCTCGAACACGCCGCTATCGACAGGGGTGTTGCACTGGGCGTACAGCCCGAGATCGTCCCCGTTGACCCTGACCCGGGCGCCGTGGTCGCCCTTGAAGCCGTCGACCACCACCTTGGCCGTGCCGCCAACGGTCAGGGTGAACGTCTTGGACAGCACCCACACCATCGGCGCGTTGTCGTACCCGGGCCACGGCCCGTTGGTGGGGCCCATCGTGAAGTCGCTCCGGCTGCTGAGCTGTCCGACACCGGCCCCGTTGATGCGGTGGTAGGCGTCGTACGGGACCGGCTGCTCCGGGCCGTAGCCAGGCTGCGCCCCGGTGAAGCTCGCAACCTGCCAGCCGTCCGGCCCCAGGACGCTCGTCGGGTCCAACACCGTGACGGACTCCGTGACCGCGAGATCGCACAGCTCGACCGTGCTCGCCGTGCGGCAGTCCGGTGTCGGCTCCGGCCCCTGCGCCTCCGGGCACAGACCGATGTGCGTGCCGCCGGGCAGCGCCACCGGCCCCCACGTCTGCGGGTCGACATAGCTGACGCCGGCCCGCTCCCCGGTCTCCTCGTCGTACCGGACCTCGGCAAGAATCCGCTGAATGGTGCCGCCGGTGGCGTTGTCGATGACGCACATCGGCAGCAGCTCAACGTCCGACCCCACCGCTGCGGCGGGGCACTGTGCTGCGGTCCCGGTCACCAGGTACGGCGTCGCCCCGTCCAGCAGTGTGTCCGCGGTCTGGAGCGGCTGCCCGACCCCGTCGAACGTCAGCCGGCGCAGGAACTCGCCGGCCACCGTGCCGTCCTCTTGGACGTCGCACAGGTGGAGCACCTCGGTGTCGGTCCGCGGCTCGTCGGCCGGCGGCGTTGAGCCTCCGGCCGTGGTGCACTGGGCGACGTCGCCCTGGACTTCGTACGGCTCCCCGTCCAGGGTGGTGTCCGACGTGCTGACGACCTCGCCAGTGACGCAGTCCGTCACCAGGGTCCGCAGGAACTGTGTTTCGCACTCGGGCACCGCTGTGCCGCTGCCAGGAACCGGGGTCAGGGAGTAGGTGAACTCCCGGACGGTCCACGTCTTCTCGTTCGTGCCCTGCTTGAGCTCCAGGGCGAGCACCGCCACCACGTTCGGCAGGTCGGCTACCGCCACGGTGAACGGGTCGAGCGTCAGCGTGCTCGATGCGCCTACGGGGAGGGAGTTCTGAACGCTCTTGGCACCGATCCACGTCGTGCCGTTGAACAATACGAAAACGCCGTCCGCGTCAATGCCCTGGCGCGGCCCATCGTTGATGACCTTGACGCGCATGGTCATCACTACGTCACCCGCGTCGTCCCAGGTGCCGCACTGCGGTGCCTCGGCCAGAGCGAAGCCAAATCCGCCCCACACGAACCAGTCCGGCCGGGACGAGTTATCGAGCCCGTCCGTGTTCCCCCAGGCCCCTGCCTCGCCGTCAACAACGGTCTGGACGGCCATCGGGTCGGCGTCTTGCCACCGGTGATTGGGGTACTGCGCCGTCATGGCCGCGGCTGGAGGAGCGGCTGCCCGCACAGTGACTGCGGCCGGCTCCAGCGCCGGACTATCCGCCAAATCGCACAGCAGGACTGTGGTGGTGTTGCGGCACTCCTCCGTGGGGCAGCACTCGCCGCCGCTGCCCCCGCAGGACACGACGCGCTGGCCGTCCGGGATGGTGTCCCGTCGGGTGCCGGTCTCGTCGAGGTAGTAGACCCGGCCGTCCTCGATCACCTGCGTCCAGACACGCGGCTCGTAGTCATACGTGGCCGCGACGTGCAGGATCATTCCGGCCTGGTTCGGCGACGGGCAGGTCACAGCGGGCTGCGTCTCGGTGATCTGGACGACGATCTCGTTCTGACCAGCCCGGCCGCCGGGTACGGCGCTCGGCGTGATCGTCCAGGCCGGTGGGGTGAGTCCGCCTCCCGCGACGGGCTGCCACGCGCCGTCGTTCAGCCTCCACTGCACGACGTCGTTGTCCGCGTTGAGGACTGAGGCCGCGATCCGGATGCTGTCCGGGGAGACGTTCGCCGGCAGGTTCCAGGACGCGCGGGTGTACCAGGTACCCGTCACGTTCGGGGCGGTCGCCACGTTCGGCGAGCACACGCTCTTGCTCGCATGCGGGGACACCCAATGCGCCTGGCTCGGGGCGGTGTCCTGGACCGTCCACGCGGGGTTGGCGGCCACCCGGTACATCGGGTACCAGGAGCCATCCAGGACCGGCGACCACTGCCAGTCGGTGTCCTGCCCGCTGGTGGCGTTCGCCGCGTTGGTCAGGAACTCCGTCGCCCCGGACTCCACCACGCAGATCTGGCGGGTGATGCGGTCCGGGGACGGGCACCGGGCCAGGACCGCTCCGGCCGGGAGCTCCACCGGGTCACCGGTGGTGGGGTCGGTGAGCCGCTGCTCCAGGCGGTCACCGGACTGGTCGTCGTAGACGCGCTCGACGACGACCTGGCCGAGGACGTCGCCGCTGTCCTCGTCGCGGATGCACAGCAGCTCGGTCTCGACGTCGACCCGCTCCTCCGGGGGCGCCTGCTCGCAGCACTCGGCGACGGGCTCGCACTGGCCGACGAGGCCGGTGACCTCGTACGGCTCGCCCTCCAGCGTGGTGTCCACCACGGCCACGGTCTCGCCGGTCACGCAGTCGACGACGGTTCGCCGCATGAACTGGGCGGTCGCCGTCATCACGATGTCCAAGCGGCCCTGCACGAAGTTCGGACCCGCCCCGTCGTGGACCTCGATCTCCACAACGTTCGGTCCGGCCGTCACGGGGATCTGCGCGGTGCCGGACGTCGCTGGCTGGTTCCACTGCCCGTACATCCCCGCGTCGATCCCATTGACCCGGACCCGGGCGCCACCGTCGCCCCGGAAACCTGCCGAGGAGACAACCGCAATGCCGTCCTCCGGCGCCTCGAAAATCTTGCGCAGGACCCAACGGTGCGGGGACGTTTCGTATCCCGTCCAGGCCGGTCCGACCCCGGCACTGAGATCGGACCGGGCACCCATGAGCGGACTCCCCGCAGGGTGCGGGGCGTCGTACGGCAGCGCGGCCTCAGCCGGGTACGCCGGGTCGACGCCCGTGTAGCTGACGACCTGCCACCCATCCGATCCCGGCCGGTTCGTCGGGTCGAAGACGGTCAGGGCCTCCTGGCCTGTTGTGTCGCAGAGCACTGTCGAGGACGAGTCACGGCAGGGCTCGCTGGAGTCGCCACACACGCCGACCACACCGACGGTCGTGTACTCGGCCCCGTCCAGGGCGTAGTCGTAGTATCCGCTCACCCCGCCGGAGGTGTTCCTCAGATAATCGCGGACGAACTGAACGACCACCCCGTCCGGGTCCGTGTCGCACAGGACCACCAGGTCCTGCTCCGGTGCACTGGGCAGCGGCGTCACGGTGAGCGGCTCGCAGAACTTGACGAGCTGCGCGTACTGGGGCGGGTTCTCGCACCCCTCGATCCCGAACGTGTAGTCGGCGACCGTGTCGGACACAGTCCAGGCCTTGCAACCGTTCTGCCGCGTCTCGATCCGGATATCCCAGTACAGCTCGCCAGCAGCCAGGACAGCGGCAGGGAGCGACGCCGACAGCAGGATCGGCTTCGTCACCCCGACCGCTGGGGCGTTGCCGCCCTGTTCCAGCGTGTAGACGGTCTCGACCCCACCGGACACGCCCACGAGGCGCGCGGCCACCCACCCACCGATGGTGCTGGCGGGCCCGTCGTTACGCAGGCTGAACGCGACGGTGACGGTGACGGTGCCGTCGTCGCACGCGGGGCGCGGGACCGCAGGCAGGCGCACGGCCTGCCAGGCATTGGCCTGCCCGGACGAGCCGCAGTTCGTCGTCTGCGTCCACGACGGGATGACGGTCGAGGCACCGCCGAGCGACGCCGCCAGCCCGAAGCTCACCTGCTGCGCGATCGGGTCCGGCTGCACCACGAAGATGGCCTTCGGGTCGACATCCATACCGGTCGTGATGGTTCCGGCGATCCCGGCGTCCGGGTCATCCGGGTCGAGGCCGCACACCACCATGCCGGGTGCCGGACAGGCGCCGAGCGTGGCCCCGTCGGGCAGCTCGACCTCCTCCCCGGTCGTCGGGTCGGTGAGACGCTGCTCGATCCGGATCCCGGTCTGGTCGTCGTAGATCCGCTCGACGACCACCTGACCGAGGACGCCCCCGCCGGCGTCAAGGAGGCACAGCAGGTCCGTTTCGACGTCGACGCGCGGAACCGGCGGCTGCGCCTCGCAGCACGCTCCGCCCCCGGAGTCCGTGCACTGGCCGACCTGCCCGGTCACCTCGTACGGCTGCCCGTCCAGGGTGGTGTCGGTGATGCTGACCGTCTCGCCGGTCACACAGTCCAGGACCGTGCGCCGCATGAACTGGTTCGTGACTGTGGTCACGAGGTCGATGCGGCCGGATACGAAATTCGGGCCGCCGTAGTCCCGGGCCTCGACCTCGATGCTGTTCACCCCGGCCATGACGGGGATCTGTGAGGAGGCGCCCGACGAGGGAACGTTCCACTGCCCGTACAACCCGGCGTCGAGGCCGTTGACCCGGATACGGGCCCCTCCGTCGCCCTTGAACTGTGCCGTCTGGAGGACGGCCATGCTGTCCTCGGCGACCAGGAACGTCTTGGACATCACCCACCGGACGGGGGCCGTCTCCCAGCTCCACGGCACAGGGGTACACGCTACGGTGCCGAGGTACTGGTCCGCCCGAGTACCGAGGCCACCGTCCGGGGCATGGCCGGTGCCCCAGGCCGCGGGGAACGGCACCGTGCCGTCGGGCTGGTTCTCGGCGGTGCATCCCGCGTCGGTGTAGGCGGTGATGGTCCACCCGTCATCGCCCTGCACCCCTGCGGTGTCCAGGAGCGTGACCGCCTCAGTGCCCGTGGTGTCACACAGCAGCGTGTTCGACGTGTCCCGGCACGGAGAGACAGGCTGCGCGCAAGCGCCGACGTCCCCGGTCGGCGCGTACTCGGTAGCACCATCCAGGAGCGTGTCCGTGACGGACGGGACGCCGGATCCCTGCGGGTAGGTGAGGTGCCGCAGGAAGCCGGTCACGGTGCCGTCAGCGTCCGTGTCGCAGAGCGCCAGCACCTCGGAGTCGGGGCAGCACTGCCCGGTCCCTACCGAGCACTCCCCGATGTCACCGGCGACCGTGTACGGCTGCCCGTCCAGGGTGGCGTCCGTGACCGCGACGACCTCGCCGGTCTCACAGTCGGTGGTGATCTTCCGCAGGAACTGGACGGTCCGCCTCGACACGGCGTTGAAGTTCAGGCCAATGCAGCTGCCGTTGAACCGGTAGGACAGCGTCGCTGGCGGGGCATCGAAGAACATGTATCCGTAGGCGTTGTTCACATTGCTGCGGATCACTCCGCCCGCCGCCGAGTACGCGTTCCCGCCGAGCCGCTCTGGCGCCCCGCCGGTGAGCATCGTGATGGACTCCGAGACGTCGAAGTCCTCCAGGTTGACCCGCAGGGTCTCCATGGTTTGGGCGACGTCGTCCAGCTCGTACGAGAACGTCGCGTTGTTCGGCCAGTAGTTCGCCCCGCAGCTGCCGTTCGCCCGGTCGATGAGGACACGAATGGTGCCCACGGTGTCCGGGTCGTCCGTCGGGGACAGAGTGAAAATGAACCCTCGGCCGGCGGGCTGCGTCGGGTCCGGGACCACGGACGTCTGGCTCCAGTTGACCTCGACCGTCTCATCACACAGCATCTGCGTGAAGGAGTCCGTACACCGGTCAGCCGACGGGCAGATACCGACCGTCGCCCCGTCCGGCACCTCGACCGGCTCACCGGTCGTCAGGTCCACGTACCTCGTCGCGACCCGCTCGCTGCGCTCCGTGTCGTAGGCGTACTCGGCGAGGACGGGCTGGAGCAGATCGCCGTTCTCGTCGAAGAAGCACACGGGCAGCAGCTCGGTGTCAAGCAGTGCCACAGGGGACGAGGAAGTCCCGTCGCAGTCGGCACAGCGCCCCTCGGGACGCAGCGACACCGCGGCAAAGCTGAGCGCCGAGCAGGAGTTCCCGCCGCCCGTGTTACCGATCCGGAACTGCCACGCCTCCGGCGGGCCGTCGTAATAGAGCTCGCCGCTGCCGTCGCTGACCGTGGGCCGGACAGTCGTGCCGTCCCAGTACGCCGTACCGCCGAGCCGGTCCGGGCGCGGGGTGAGGCCGGTGATCGGCTCGAACGTATCGAAATCCACGACATCGACCCGCACGTACGTCGCGTGCTCGCGCAGCACCTCGTCCGGCTCGTACCGGTACGTCGTCGGGTTGCGGTAGGTGTACTGCGGTGGCGTCCCGGGGCAGGAAGCCGGGTTGTAGACGCTGCTCGTGGTGACGCGAACCCTGCCGACGATGTCCGGGTCGTCGATCGGCGACAGGGAGAAAAGCAGCCCCAGGCCCTCGTCAGAGTCCGGGTCGGGCTGGATGTCAACGACCTCCCACGGCACCTCGACCATGGCGGGTACACCGCCGCTGCCACAGTCCACGACCTCCACAGGCGTGTAGAGCGTGGTGCCGTCCATGGCGGTGTCGCGAGTCTCGACGAGGGCGCCGGTGCAGTCGTGGACCAGGTGCCGCAGGAACGGGACGGCGCAGCGGCGGCCGGTCTCGTCGGGCTCGACGTCGGGGTTGAGGTCGCACAGGCGCAGCACGGTCACCGTAGACGCGCACGGCTCAAACGGCGAGCACACACCGACGGTGCCGGTCGGGGTGTACGGCTCACCGTCGAGCGTGTAGTCGCTGTGGCCGACGATCGCGCCGTTCTCATCACGGGCGTAGTCCCGCAGGAATGCCTGGACCTGGACGGTGCCGAGCTCATCGTCCGTGCGGTCGCAAAGCTGGACCATGTCTCGCTCGGGCTGCTCCACCCCGGCCGGGCACGTCGTCACCTCGCCCTCGGGGACATAGGTGTCCCCGGTGACGGCGTCGACCAGGCGCACCGCAGCGATCGAGCCGTCGGCCGCGTAGGAGTACTCGATGAGGACCAGGCCGAGGATGTCCCCGCTGTCGGGGTCGACGTCGCAGAAGGTGCCGGAGACCTGGATGCTGCGGGAGTCGCCGCACGCGATCGTCCCGGCCGGGGGCGCACCGGCCGACCATGCGCCGGTGGTGAGGTTGATCCACCCCTCCGACGTGACCGTGCCCGCACAGTCGCGCACGACCGTGACGGCGATCGGTGTGCCGTCAGCCAGACAGACACCGACCGTGGCGACAGGCTGCGTTGGCGACTCGCACGCCTGGGTGTCGGGCCCGCACTGGCAGCTAGAGAAGTTCCCGCCGACCGGCATGATCAAGTTCCCATCGTTGGCACGTCGTTGAGGGTGAGAGCAGAGATGCGGCGCGCGGCTAGTCGCGGATCTTGAGCCAGCGCATCCGGGTAGCTCCGTTGCTGTCGGTGCCCCCGGCAGCGGCCCGGGTCATCGCGCCGTTCCTCTGGTACAGCGCCAGGTACAGGCGGATCGTGCGCGGGGCGGTCGTGACCACGTACTCGGTCATGAGGTGTGTGGTGCCGCCCTTGTGGTCTCGCCGCCCGCGAGCCTGCATCGCCACGATCTCCGTGAAAGACGTCAGGAGGGTGCCGGCCGTCTCGTCGTTGAGGTTCGCGACGATGTACCCGTCAGCTCCGGCGTCCAGGTCGCAGGCCAGCTCGAAACGCACGTCGGAGTCGATGTGGTAGACCCCAGGCTCGGGGAGCACGATGTCGGACTCGGGAATCGGGACCTTCGTGCCCGCGACTGCCAGCAGGTCGGCGTACCCGCGCTCAACGTTCTTGAACCCGGACGCTGGGGTGAGGCGGGCGCCGACGGTCCACACGGTCGGGCAGCCCGCGGTCTCGACCACGTCGATGTCCACCGACCGGTTAGTGCCGGTCGCCGCGGGAGCGGTACCCACGACACCCACCAGGTCCGTCCTCGGGACCAGCAGCCCGTCATCCGTGATCTGCGCCGAGTTACATGCCGCCGGGTCGGCAGTCAGCGGTGTGGGCTCGGGGACGAGGAGACAACCGTCGTCGTCGAGGACGGCCGTCTGGCCGGCCGCCTGAGACAGGCACACCGTGAGCCCACCAGGCCCAGGGCGCACCGGGCCGGTCGGGTCGGTGGGGACGAGGAGACAGCCTTGCTCGTCGGTGGCCAGAGCGTTCCCAGGGTCCTCGGACACGCAGGTCGTCTCGCCCGGGGTGGTGCCACCGGAACTGAAGATGATGGGCGGGCAGCAGGCACAGCTCACGAGACGTCTCCCATAGCGCAGGGGCTCACGAAGTTGATGTAGACCGCAGCACCCTCGGGAACATCCACGGTGAAGGGGGAGCAGAGAGCCGCCGGTTCACATGTACCGGTCGGGGGTGCAGCCCAGGAGAACGCGGTCCCGCATTCCGCGATGACAGTTGCGTTCCCTGCGCAGTCCGTGACGGTGACTGGCCCGCAGGCCACGGTGACGGCGAGGGACTCGGTGCCCTCGGGCATGGCCCAGGTCTCCGGCCCTGACAGGCCGAGGAGCTGCGGGCACATCTGGGCAGGGCGGCACTGCCCGCACTCCTCGATCTCGCCGGTCGGGGCGTACGGGGTGGAGCCGTCGAGGGTGGTGTCGACCTGCCCCGTCACGGTGCCGGTCGCGCACTCATACGTCAGGTGACGCAGGAACTGGACGCTGGTGCCGTCGAGTTGGTAGTCGCACAGCGGCAGGATCTTGATGGCGTCCGTGCACGGGCAGTCGTCGCAGTCGATGGGCTCCCCGACCACGGTGTACGGCGTGGTGCCGTCCGTGGCGGTGTCGGTGGAGGCGGTGACCGTGCCGTCGCAGTCATGGACGAGGTGCCGCAGGAACGGCAGGCAGTCGCCGTCCGGGGTGCTGTCGCACAGGCGCAGCACGGTGACGGACGCGCAGTCGCTCGACGGACAGGGCCCGGCACCGGCCGGGGCCGGCCCCGGGGTGTAGGTGCCGGTGGCTGGATCGATCCAGCCCGCGACCTCCGGGTCCGTCGCCTCCGCGCTGTCGCAGGCACAGGCCGAGCGCAGGACGAGGAGCAGCGGGGTGCCGTCCTCCTGGCACAGCGGCACCGACGTGATGGACGGGGCGCAGCAGGACGGGCTCGGGTCGCCGCCTCCGCCGCCTCCCGGTGCGCAGGGGACCGGCTCAACCGGCATCGGGGGCCTCCGGGTGCTTGGCGCGGCGGTGGAGGTCCCGGCCCCGCTCGGTCGTGAATTCCCGGTCGCAGTCGGGGAGACCACACGGGAAAACGCCGTCGGGCACCTCGGCATGGGGCTCGGTGGGGTCCGGTGCCGGCAGCTCGCTGCCCTCCGGAGTCGGGGGCTGTACGGCGTCCGGGCCGTAGTCGGCCTCCGGAACATCTGGCAGGTCCTGGTCCAGGACGAGGCCGCCGTCTGCCTTGGCGGCGTTGGACGCCGCAACGTCGGTCGCGAGCAGGACAGCGCCCATAGCGGCCGCGATCGTCTCGTCGGAGGTCGCTGCAACCATGGCCGCGGCGTCCGCGTCTGCCTGCTGCCCGTCGAGTGCAGTGGTCTCCGGGCACAGGGGGTGCGGGTGGACTTCCTGCCCGTCCTCCTCGTAGCACAGGCCGCAGTCCAGCAGCCGCGCTCCGTCGGCGCCCGGGGCGGGGCGGCCGGCGGCAGCGTCCTCGACAGGGGATACGTACCGGCGCCCGTCGACCAGTGCCCCGATCAGAATGTCCTCCGGTGCCTCGGCGAAGGCGTTGGCGGGGACGGTGAATGCGTGGGTGCTGACGGTGCGCAGCTTCGGCACCTGCTCGACGGCCCACTGGGCGAAGGCGCGTCGCTTCTCCGGTGCGGGCTGGATCTCGATCATGTCGTTCACGCGCACACCTCGACGTTCACGGCGCAGACGGTGCAGGTCGTCCCGACCACGTAGGTCCGTTCGACGAGCACTCTGCGGTCGTTGGTCCGGTAGTTGACGGAGGGGCCGGGCTGGGTCGGGACGGTGTCTGCGGGGCCTCGGCGGATCACGAGGGGGCCGGTGATGTATAGCCAGGCGGTGCCGGGGTCGGCCGGGACGTTGCCGGGGCCGGTGTTGAGGGCGCTGTATCCGGCGCCGATGACTGCGCAGTTCCCGGCGAGGGTGCGCAGGTTGCCGGTCTCCGGGTCCTCTCGGAGGACGTTGCAGCAGCCGAGGAGGGCCGCGGCGCCGGCGGGGACGTGGAGGGTTCCGACACCGCCGTACGTCTCTGCGAGGCAGCCCTCCAGGGCGGCGACGCCCTGGGCGACGCTGACGGGGCCGGCGGCCGGGGTGAGGTCGGCGGCCTGCATCGCGAGCTTGTCGCGCCAGAAGGCGGCTTCCAGTGCCTGCTGCTCCCCGAGGGCGAGGGTGGCCTCTGCGTGTTCGCGGGCCTCCTCGTAGGACCAGCCGAGGGCCGAGCACTCAGCGCCGGCGTACACGGTGATCGGGGCGGCGTGCTCGATCGTCGGCCGGCAGAACACTTTCTGCTGCGGGGCGCCCGGGGACTCCTCGGGGTCCAGGGTGCAGGGGTCGACCCAGTCCTGTACGGGGCAGCAGCCCATCGCGAGCCACTCCACGCCGTTCAGTTCGTGGATGCGGTCTTCTGTGATGTCGGTGATGGTGGTGCAGGAGGCACCGAGGATGCCGTGAGGCAGCGGGGTGCCCGGGATGGCTTCGACCGCGCTGCGCATCGTGGCCACGTCAGTTCACCCCCTGGCCGGGGTGGCGGCCGGGGGCCGCTCGTGGGGACACATCAGGTAGGGCGGGCATCGGCCACCTCCAGTCAGTACGCAAGCGGGCCGTGCTGGGCCCGTGTTCAGGTCACGGGCCCAGCACGGTGGTGGGGGTGGCGGGTCAGGCGATCGGGCAGTCGATGCCGAGCTGCTCGCCGGTACGGCCGTCGGCGCAGACCGGCACGGTGACGATGCGGGCCTCGTGGTTCCGGGCGATCAGCGCGACGCACTCCTCCGTGAAGAGGGCGGTGTAGTCGTTCGTCTGGAACTTGGTGGAGTCGTGGATCACGCCGAGGCTGATCTCTCCGCCGCGTCCGGCCTCGAACGTGCCGGTCGGGTAGATCAGGAACGGGACGTTGGACGGCCAGGCGGTGGCCGCGTCGGCGCCGCCGATCTCGGCCGGGACGGCCGGGTTGAGGCCGCGCGCCCACTGGACGGACACGCCGATCTCGGCGAACGCGTTGGTGATGCAGGAGACGTTGATGTCCGCGCAGCTCACGCCGTTCTGGCGGGCGATGTCCGCGAGGAACATGGCCTTCGCCCACCACGGGAACACGACCTCGATGTCGATGCCGGCACACAGGGACAGGCGCTCCGTCATGTCCGCGGCCTGGAGGGCGACGGCCGCGAAGATCGCGGAGAACGCCCCGAACGTCCCAGCGAGGGTGACGGGGGTGGACGCGGCGAGTGCCTGGGCGAACAGCTGCTGCCGGATGCGGATCTCGTGCGCGACCATCGCGAGGTTCTGGTAATGCAGGACGAGTTCCGGGAAATGCCGCTGGGTCAGGATGCCGGAGGAGAGGCAGGCACCGACGGCGTCACACCGCACCTCGACGGGCTCCGGGCACGGGATCGCGTAGCACGGCTTGACCGCGCCGCTGATGTCGTCGGCCTCGGTGTGGACGAACGTCATCGCGCCGACGTCGAGGGACGGCATCGGGAAGAACCGGAGACCGCCGCGTGCGAGCTGGATCTCCGGGAGGTCCCACAGCATTTCCGGGCAGGACATGTTCGTCAGGTCGTAGACCGTCTCGGACGGGGCACACCAGCCGCCGGATGCAACCAGGTTGCCGCCCTTGAGGCGGGACTGGTCGGAGGCCAGGACCACGGCCCGGGTGCCCTCCGTACCGGAGGAGCTGTCGTTGACGATCAGTTCCTTCTGGAACGGCAGCCGGTAGGACGCGGTCAGGCCCACACCGCCGCCGGCCGTCTTCAGCGCGTTGGCGCGGCGGATAATGCCCTCGGTGACACCGGCCATGTCCAGGGGCTGGCCCGGCTGGTAGCCGGGGACGTCGACGGACGCGGTGAGCTCCGGGCGCGGGTTGAGGTCCGGAGGCAGGACGCGCGGCGCCCGCCGGCGTACACCGGACAGGTCCAGGGCCGGGCGGCGAGCACCGGACGCGGCGGCGGTGACGGGCTCCTCCGCCACAGGCGCAGGTTCGGCCGGCTCGGCGGCCGCGGCCGCCTCGGGCTCGCCGGTGCCTTCGTCGGCCGGGTCGTTGGCGTCCTCGGCCGGGAGGCCGCGAACCTGCGCGGCAAGGGTGTCGATCTCCGCTGCGGCTGCTTCGGCGGCAGAGAGCCGGGAGGCCTGCTCCTGGCGGATGTTGTCGACGCCCGTGGCCAGCGAGCGCAGGCGCTCCAGGTCATCGTTCGTGATGGTGCTGGAGTTGGATGCGGCGTCGAAGGCGCTGACCGCGCCGTCGAGGGCCTGGGCCAGCTCCTCATCGTTCAGGGCGGTGATGTCGTCGGGGAGCTCGAACGGGTCCATGGACCGGATCTCCAAAAACTTCTTGGAGACGCCAGGCCCAGAACCATCAGTCGTCTGCTGCGGGGAATCTTAGCCCGACACCTGGTGGGGTGGGCTGGTGACAGGCGCGCGTGGCCGGGGGCGGGAGGGCTCGCGGCGCGTCCCGCCCCCGAGCAGGCCTCACTTCTCGATCGGCCGACCGGACTTGTCCACTTCCATGACCTTGCTGCCCGAGTACCGCTTGGCAGCGATGAGGCACGTGGCTTCGGAGGCAATCGGGCCGAACAGCCTCTTCCCCTTCCCCCCATCGGCGAAGACTGCGAACTTCTGACGATTGTTCTTGCAGGCGCAGGCCATTACGCGTGTCCTTTCTCGGTGGTGCCGGCCGTGCTGGCGGCGAGTTCATGGCGGGCGGGGGCGACGGCTGCCATGAGCCGCTCGACCTCCGCGCGGTGCTCCTTGGCGCGCTCGGTCTCCCGGCGCTCCAGAGCGTTGGTGAATCGGTCAAGGAAAGCCGGGCTGGTGAGCAGCGCGGCGAAGGCCTCCACTACCTCCCCGGACGCGGTGTCCGGGCGGTGTCCGGGCAGGTCACCAGCAGTGGACGTCCGCTGTCCGGACACGGCGGCGGACAAGATATCCGCCGTGTCCGGGTGGTGTCCGGACAGCGTGTCTGGGCGGTGCTGCCCCCTGGCCGCTGCTGCGGTGAGTGCGAGGTTCGACCGCTCGACCACGGAGGCGAGCAGGGGCGAGGAGTGTCCTGGCACGGGTACGGACAGCACCGCACGCAGTTGCCACCTGCCGCCCGCTGCCTGCTTCATGTGGTAGCTGGCCTGGCAGGTCAGGAAGGTACGGACGTCCCATTCCGACAGCCACGGGCCCGAGGCTCCGGAGAACCACATGCCGCCCTCGTTCATGCCCACAGCCACGATCGCCCCGACGGTGCGACTGTTGTCGAACTGGCAGGCTGCCGTCTCACATTCCGCGCCGTCCCTGTGGTGCCCCACCCCCATCGTGAAGGCGCCGGCCTTGACGTACGTGCCGTCATCCAGCAGGAAGCGCTGCCGCAGGAAGTGGGTGAAGTCGACGTCTCCCAGCGACTCGATCGTCAGGTTCCTCCCAGGCATCCCGGCGTGAGGTTCTCCGGACGGGACGACCCACCCGTAGACGCGGCCCTTGGAGTAGTGCACGCCGCCGGAGCCGGGGGGCAGTTCCTCGTCGGTGGGCTCCTTGAACCAGCCGGCGGGCATTGGCGGCAGGTCCTGCATCGCCGTCCAGGCCGACGCGACGAGGTCCTGGAGCGCCGGGTCCTCGTCGTCCGCCGGGAGGGCTGCAGCTGTCACCTCGTCCCCTTCCGGGCGGGGGGTCGAGCCGACGTGCAGGCCGCGGCCGAGGTGCACGAGAGGGCCGGCCTCTGCTGCCCGGGTCAGGTGGCCGCGCGCTGCCTGCATCGAGATCTTCAGGGCGGCGGCCACGTCCCGGGCGCCGACCGCGACAGGGGACGCGGTCACGTAGTTGACGACGCGCCAGTGGTCATCACCTGGGGACGCGGCGATCAGGGCGGCCACCGTGGTCATGGCCGCGGCGCGTTCCTCTACCCCCTCGTCGGTGGGGTCCAGGACGATGCGGGCACGGCTGTACGCCGGCATCGCGACGAGCGTCGCTCCGCGCACCCGCCCCCTGGTGATCCGGAGCAGGAAGTCGCCGGTCTTCTCGGAGTGGACGACGACGCCGCCCTCGACGTTGTCCGGGTCTCCGGCTGCTGCGGTGAGCAGCCCGGTGCTGTCGAGCGCCGCGCGCACGGCCTGGGCGGGCACGTGTCCGGTGGGGCTGGTGATGAGCTGCATGGAGTGCCGTGTCCGGGACAGGGCGCTGCCGGATGCCGTCCACTCCGCGACGGCACTGGCGTTGATCATCCATGCCCCGTCCGCCAGGCGCATGACGCTCGCGGATGGCAGGGACGCGGACAGGACCACGGGCCCGTCCTGGTCCTCGCCGATGGTGCGGTCGACGAATTCGACGTCGACGTCGTCCAGGTCGACGGACACGCCGAGGGGTGCGCCTTCCTCGAGGAGCGTCGCGGCGTCGGCTCCGGCGGGGCGGCTGGTGTAGAGCACGCCCTTACCGGTGATGCGGTCGCCGTCCCGGGCGAACCCGTCGATGCTGCCGGCGAGTTCCGCGCCCTCGTGGCCCATGAGCATTTCGTCGGCGTACTGGAGCGGGGCCGGGTCGTTGTCCCAGTACAGGGAGCCGGACGCGAAGATCCTGCCGTCGCCGGTCTCTTCGTTCTCGAACGCGAGGGCGGTGTCGTCGGGGGTGGACCAGGCGCGGGTCGGCATGCCGTCGGCGGTGGTCTCGTCGGGTTCCATGGGCTCCTCCTGGGGGCCGAGGGGGATGTCCGTGTGCTCGCCGGCGAACGCCAGGCGGACCCGGTCGAAGGTGATGGGGCCGAGCCGCGCCTCCAGCTCCGGCAGAAGGGCAGGGTCGTCGGAGTACGCGGCACATACGTGGGCCACCCAGGGGGTGTGTTGGGTGGGGAGGTCCGGGTCGTTGTGGCCGTCTTCCAGGGCGTAGGTGGCTTCCCAGTGGGCGACGGACAGCGTGGTTGCGTCCGTGTCGCGGTCTCGGTCGTCTCCGACGGACCACACCCATGAGGGGCTGTCGCTGCCGGCGTTCCAGTGGGAGGCGCCGAATGCCTGGGTGGTGAAGGGGCGCAGGTCGGCGGCGCGTGCCTGGACTCTGCTGATCAGGTCGTTGCGCTGCTCCTCGGACCAGTCGGCGCCCTCTCCGAGGTAGAAGAGGGTCAGGTGCAGTTCGCCGGCGGTCTCGCCGCCCTCGATGGCCAGGCGCTCGGCGTCCTGCTCGGTCGGGACGAGCGCGATCATCGCGCCGGTGTGCTGGGTGCTGTCAGCGGCGGCCGTCACGAGGTCAGCCATACCCGGCTCCTTCCTTGGATCGTTAAGTTGCCGCCCGACGGGCGTCTGAGATTCGAAGGCTGCGGCCCGCTCCGCGTGGGCAAGCGCCAGGGTGCAGCGGCACTGAATGACCAGTTCGGGCGGGGCTGTCGGATCGCCGGGGGCGGTCATGGACACCCCGGCGACGGTGAACGGCTCGTCGAGCAGGCGCAGCTGGCCGTCAACCTTCGCGTGGGCGTCCCGTACGAATCTGTCCCGGCTGGTGAGCCACTGTTTGACCAGGGGGCGGTCTGGGCCGGTGAGGGCCTGGCCGGCGGCCAGGGTGGCGGCGTTCCACGCGCGGACGGCTTCCGTGCGGGCGATGCGCTCCTGCCGGCCCTGCCCGAGCTGCGCCCCCTCGCGCGCGAACACGGCGAGGAGCCGGGCCCGCAGCTGGTCGATGGTTTCCCCCGCGTCCACACCGGCCCCGAGTTCACGGATGGCCACGGCGGCGAGGCGGTCGCCGACGCTGTGGAGCAGGCGCTCGGTGTCCCGGACGTAGCCACGGAGCTGCGGAGGGATCGTGCCGTCGTCATAGCGGTCGGGGAGGCCGTTCCAGCCGTCCGGCAGCTCCAGGTCGACGTCGTCGGCCGCCGTGGTGGCAGCGGTCTCTCCCACGCCCAGGAGGCGGCGCACCAGGCGCGGCACGAGGGCGCTCCACATGGACGCGATACGGGCCACGGAGAACCGGGCCGCGACCAGGTCGGTGGCCGTCTCCAAGGAGTCCGCGTACTCCGTGGCCACCTCGGTGAGGATGCCTGCGACCTCCGCGGCGACGTCTTCCTCGGCTACGGCAAGGATGTCCTGTCCGTCAGCCACGGGGGCCCTCCCATCGTGGGTAGGGGGTGGTCAGGCAGGTCCCGCAGACGGCCCACCCGCCGGCCTCCTCCTGGCCGTTGTCGGTGACGACGTGGACGGTCACGACGGTCAGGTCGTCGAGGCCGCACGCCGGGCAGCGCAGGCCGGACACGCTGCTGGCCTCCAGACCCCAGGGGCTCGTGTGTACCGCTGCCTCGTGTCTCGCGGCCTGCTGGTTGGCCTCGCGGGTCCGCCAGGCGATCACCTCGCCGACAGGAGTGTGGTCTGGGCAGTGGGAGCACCAGCCGTGTGCCCGGTGAGCGGAGACGCTGTGTCCGATGGGCGCGATGCGCGGGTCGAGGGGTTTACCCACGGCGGGCCTCCGGCTGGTCGGTGGGGTCGTCGCAGATCTCGCACCAGGCCCAGGTGCCGACGGTGGACACCCCGTCGGGGGTGAGGAGCACGATGCTGCCGGTGAGCCGGGACCAGGCTTTGCACGCCGTGCACCACTCGACGCGCCAGTCCGCCCCGGGGACCAGGGGGACGGGCAGGGGCAGGCTGCGGGCCGGTGGGGCGGTGGTCTGTGGCTGCTCCTCGCCGGTCATGCCGCGACCCCGGTGCAGGTGCTGATCGCGGCCGGTACGACGTCGTAGCTGTGGACGACGCCGGCGGCGATCAGTTCCCGGCAGTAGGTGTCCAGGCTGGTTGTCAGGCATTCCGGGTCCATGCCGTAGCGGCCGGCGACCTCGGGGATACGGGACCAGGCGCCGTCCAGGAGGCGCCACTGCTCGACCTGGACGGCCTCGACCCGGAGGAGGGTGTGGAGTTCGGCGGACTGGACCTCGCGGGCCTGGGCGCGTTGGGAGCGGGGGCAGGCCGGGGTGCGGCGCAGCTTCTCCCCGGCGGCGGAGAGGGCGGCCCAGATCAGGCCGTCGGCGGCGGCGACCAGGCCGGCGCTCGGCGGGGGTGGGGTTGCAGAGGCCGGGAGGGTGTCGGGGTCGGTGGTCGTCTCGTCCACGGGCAGTGTCTCCGTTCCGCCGCTCGGCGTCTCTTCGCGTCCGCGCTTGGCGGTCTCTTCGGGGGTGGGGGCATCGCTCTCGTCGAATCCGGTTTCGCGTCGCAGGGCCCGGCCGCTGATCGCGCCTCGGTCGAACACCTCCAGCGCGGTCTGGGATCGGTTCGTACGAACGCGCAGCGGAGAGGTGTCAGCTCCCACGACGAACTCGGCTGCGTCGGCTACTCCCTGGCTTTCCAGGAGGGGCTGGAGCCAGTAGCGGCTGTAGGCGTGGGCGACGATCTGGAGGCGGGGTTCGATCCCGAGGCGCACGGCCTCCTGAGTTAGACCCCACACGCCCCAGTGGTTGACGTCGCCGAGGCCGAGGAGGAATTCGGCGGGGATGTCTGCGGCGGTCGCGAAGCGGCGGATGTTCTCCTCGCGCAGCTTGATCGCGAGCTCGTCGAAGTCAGACTCAAAGGTCAGGCGCTGGATGGAGCCGACCATCTCGGCCGGCACCTCCAGGATGATCGGGACGGTGGCCGCGGCGCTGTCCGGCTCGCGGATCGCGGTCTCCGCGACCTGGAGGAACACGTCGATCAAGTCGTCCTCGGCATCGCCCTGGACGCCGGTGGTGGGGAACCGGGTTCCCTTGGGGACGACGAGGACGCCCCGCCCGGTGAGGCGGGACAGGGTGACGGCCCGGACAGCGGCGCTGAGCAGGCGCAGTTCTTCCAGCTCGGTGAGGGCCCCGAGGACTGGGGAGTCCGCGTTCATGTAGATCTCGGGGCTGGGGTCCCATACCCGGATCGCGATCGGGGCCAGCTCCGGTGTGCTCTCGCCGGGTTCCGTGGCCGGGATGGGGACCGGCTCCCCGTTGATCGTGGCCACCATGTTGGTGCCCTTGCGGTTCATCTCCAGTACGGACACGACGTGCCAGTCCGGGGCCCGGTTCTCGGAGGGCTGGATGACGGTCCAGCCCTCCCCCGCGACGGCGAGGTGCCGCCCGTACTCGCGCAGGAGCTGCGCCTGTCCCTGGGGGCCTCCCGCGATCTCCGCGACGATCTGCGCTGCTGGGTGGTCGTCCGGGACGCGTTCGATCTCGGTACCGCCCGTGGCCCGGCCGGCGTAGAGCAGGGCGCCGCTCATCGCGTTCCCGATCCAGTTCGCGAAGGAACGAACCTCCGGGGTGCGGTAGAAGCTCCAGGCGCGTGCCTGGTCGCCCTGGCTCCCGGATTGGGTGGCGCCCTTGGTCGTGCTCACGGAGTACCGCGTTGCCGCGGCCACGAGCTCCTTGCGTGTCACGCGAGGCGCCCGAGGGTGTCATCGACGCGGTTGGTGAAGACGGCGGCCCCGGCGACGGCCAGCCACTCGATGCCGTGGACGAGGAGCGGTGTCCCGTCGAACTGGTCGGTGGCCAGCAGGTACGTGGCGAGGATGGCCCCGCTGATCCACCACCCCATGCAGTACACGCACGAGATGAGCGTGATGACGAACTCCCGGCTGCGGGAGGTTGGTCGGGCCTCGTGCCATTCGTGGAGGCGGTCGCGGGCGGGGTCGAGGATCGTGTCGTGGACTGCGAGCTGGGTTGCCCGGTAGCCGGCGAGGCCGAGCAGTGCGAGTTCGGTGAGCTGGATCAAGGCGCCCCCAGGTGCGGAATGTCATCCTCCGGTTTCGGCGGAGCATCATAGGCCACCTCTGGGAGTGCTCGCCGGACGGCAAATGCCCAGGTCAGCAGGGCAATTCAGATCATGGGCCGGGGGTAGGGTCCGGGGTCTGGGTGCCGGTGGTGATGCCGATGCAGTGTCCGGACGGCGCAGGGTCACACAACCTGTGACCACCGGCGCCCTACCCTCGTGGGATGAACCGCGAAGAGATCGCCGCCGAGTTGCTGGCCGCGCTGCGCCCCGGTCCGACGCCGGCGCACGTCACGTTGGAGACCGCCGAGGGCGGGGCCGAGATGCTGTTCTACGGCGACGGCCCCGGGTTCGCCTCCGAGGGCGTCATGCTCATCCCGGCGGGGCTCGACTTCCCCCACCCGTAGGCACCCCCGGGCACGGTGGTGGGCCGGCCCCTACCGTGGATGCATGGCTGATCACGAGGACCCGGCCGAGGTGTTGCGGCTGGTGGAGCTGGATACCGACGAGGGCCGGGAGGGCGTGATCTACGGCCCCGGCCCCGCCTTCCCCGTCGTGGGTGTGACGTTCGTGCCGGCGGAGCTGCTGGCCGAGGAGTCCTAGCGGCGCAGGTAGGACGCCGCAGCGTCGAGGCGCACGGGGTCCTCTCCGAGCATCCCGATGGCGAGGTTGCACGACGAGCACAACAGGCCCCGGACGCAGGCGCCGCAGGACTTACGGCCAGGACAGCACCGGTGGTCGTGGTCGACCGCCAACTCCTTGCCTCCCGGGTTCGTGCCGCCGCAGATCGCGCAGCCGTCTCCCTGGTCCTCCAGCATCCGGAGGTACGCCTCCAGCGTGATCCCGTAGTTGACCCGCATCTTGTTGTCGCGGCAGCAGCGGAGACAGATGGTGTCCAGACCGTCAGAGGTCGTGGACCTCCGGTTGAACTGGTCCACGGTCTGCCAGGTCGCGCACGTACGGCATCGCTTGCGGCCCTGGTCGTCGCGGTCGCTGGCCTTCCAGTAGGCGGCGAGCGGGGCGAGCACCTTGCCCGCGTCCCTCTGTGCGTTGTGCCCCCGGCACAGGTCGCGGCAGTCGTGCGGCCTGCCACAGTCAGGGAACGAGCACGTGCGCCCCCCTTGACGTAGACCCGCACGGCGATGGGGTTCCCTGTCCTCCGCGAATTCTCGTAGTGACCACGGCAGTAGCCACGAGCCACGTGCCGCTTCCCGCAGTCGGGCAGTGAACAGATACGGTCGGTCATGTCGGCGCTCCTACAAGCGTCGGCCACGCCCCGGGGGTGTTCGAGCACCTCCGGGGCCTTAACAAGATCCATTCTAGCTCCGTAGGGCCTCTGAGCTGCGGCTATACCCTCTCCCGCCGCCTCACAGCCGGGACGTCGAGGCGCCACCGAAGCTACGTCCGTACCGGGCTGCGGAGGCGCTGGTGGCCCCTCCCAGGCGCGCGCCACGGTTTGCGTGCGCCCCCCCATCCTGCTGCTAGCTTCATGGTGGGCCAGGCAATTGCCTGCACGAACCCCCGCCGTCCGTAGCTGTCCGGCGGGGGTTTCGTGATCACCGGGTGCGACCGCCCCCTGCACTCGCGCCCATGCTGCGCCCGTACCGCGCTGCGGACGCGCTTGTGGCCCCTGCCGTACGGGAGGCCGGCGAGCGGACCGTGGACGCGGCGAGGTGTTCGGCCCACAGGGACATGACGACGGAGTCGCCCCGGTCCGGGGAGCGGCCGAGGCGGGCGACGACGTCCTCCTTCCGCTCCACCTGGATCTTCGGCGGTACCCCGGTGGTCACGTCCCACGTTGGTGTCGTCAGGTCGGAGAGCAGCAGGTCGTCCGGCGGCAGCATCAGCTCCGGGGCGAACGCGGGGTCGAGAAGTTCCCGCACGTTCCAGTACGCGGCCGACCGCACGTTGGTGAAGCCCCATTCCTGGTCGCGAGTCCTCCGCTTGGTCTTCGCGGCCCCGGTGTAGGCCAGGACGGGCACGCGGAGTTCGCGGAGGCGGTCCACGACGCCGCCGCCGACACCGATGCTGTCGACCACGGGCACGATGCCGGTAGCCCCGTCCTCGCCCACGGCGGCCTGGACGCGGGCCGTGGTCTGCATGGTGTCTTCCCGGTCGTGGGCGACGAGCTCCGCGATGCACAGGCCGGTGCGGTGGGTCAGGACGGTGGAGTCCGAGCCGGACCGTGCCACGTCCACGCCCAGCACGCGGCGCCCTTCCACCGGGGGGCGTCCAGCGGCGTCCCAGGCAAGCCACCGTTCCACGGCTGCCTCCACCCAGGCGAGCGGGATGACGCTGTCCTCGTCGGCGGCCCGGAACTCCCCCAGCACACGGTTCGCGTAGAGGGCTGAGTCCTTGCCCCACTGCCGGGCGCGCTGCTGCGCCCAGTCCTCGCTGATACGGCCGGCGTCAATGGCTTCCTGGAGGGTGACGTGGCGGGTGTACCAGTCCTCCAGCCCTGGGGCGCGGCGGTGGATGTCGTAGAACCGGCCGGTCGTCGGCCCCGGTGTGGAAATGGCCAGCGCGAAAGCCTCCGGCAGGCCATCCATGCGACCGCCGGAGAACGCGCCCTCGATGGCGTCCCACGTGGCGTCCGGGACGATCTTGGCCTCATCGATCAGGTACAACAGGCTGTCCGCGTGTGCGCCCTCGATCAACTCGGCCTTGTTCGAGGCAACAGCGGAGGCCGCGCCGTGGTGGAGCTTGAGGTTCAAAGTGAGCAGCTCGGTACGCTCAGAGAACGGGTCTCGGCCGAGGACGTCCCAGCGGATCCGGCGGGCCCACTTGTGGATCTCGGGGAAGAGGAACACTGCGAGGTGACGCCACGCGGACGCCGTGGTGATGACCTTCCAGTCGATGCCGGCGGCCTCGCGGGTAGTGGCGAACCACAGGACAGTGATCGCGGCCATGCCTGTCTTGCCGAGCCCGTGGGGGCCGCGTACGGCTACCCGCTTACGGGTTGGCAGGGAAGACAGGACGTCGTCCTGGTAGGCGGTCAGGCCCTGGCCGTCGCTCCAGTCGAGGCAGTCACGAGCCCACCCCACCGGGTCCCGCATGTACCGCAAGGCACGCCGTGAGGTCTCGCGGGAGCGCTGCGCCTTGACCCGGTCGCGCAGCGCGCGGAGGGCTGCGACATCCCCCGCCCGTACCAGCGCCTGGACCTGCCGCTCAATCTCATCTGTCGTCGCCACCCGGTGCTCCTCCCTGGAGCCATCCCCAGTTGTCGCCACGGACGGCGGCCCGAATGGTGGACTCGGCGACCGTGAATTCCCCGGCGAGGTCCCGGGTGTTCCCCCGGTTGTAGGGGCCCGTGCCGGGCACGTGCCGCCTTCGGATGTCCTGCACCTGGGCAACGGTCAGGATGTGTCTGCCGTGCCCCTCGCCGCGCGCCTGCCGCTCCGCGTCCATGCGGTCGCGGGTGTTCTGGTCGTTGTCGCCGAGGTACGGGTGTCGGATGCTGATGCACCCGTGGGAGCCGTCCCCCTCGTTGCACGTATGCAGGACGTGCGCCTGGCCCGGGTCGCCGTGGGCGAGAGTCCATACGGCGCGGGCGGCAGTCATCTGCTGGCCTTCGAGCCGGACGATGGGGCGCTGCTCCCACCCGGCCGGGATGATGCACTCCTCGTCCGCCGCCCGGGCGGCACCGAGCACGAGGTCAAGCAGACGAACGCGGCCTGCCCTCTTGCGGCTGGTCGGGGAGCCATTGCGCAAGGCGACCTTGCGGTGGGACTCACACCAGCCGGTGCGCTTCACGACGACCGGGCGACCACACGGGGCGCCGTCCTCGACCACGGGGCACGCCTCCAGGACCGGGCGCAGGGCCTGCCGGTGTGCGGGGTCCTCGTCGTGGCGTCGCCAGTGGTCGAGGCAGGACATGCACCAGTACCCGGAGCCGAGCCGGGCGCGGTGTGGGGCGTTGGGCTTGCCGCAACGTGAGGTGGAGCAACTACGGTCAGGCATGTCGGACCTCGCGTCTCTCCGGGTCTGGCACCCCGCGACGGTGGCACCCGTCGCGGGGGCTTTGACCGAAATGTTATCGACGCCCCAGGGGGCAGGATCTCGCCCCTGGTCCTCTGGTACACGGTCGTTACGGCAGGTCACGAGGCTGCGGGGTCGTCGGCTGCGCCGTCCAGGAGCGCCATGATCTCGTCGCCCAGTCGCTGCGCGTCCACGTTCACGCGGACCGGTGCCTCGGTGCCCTCGATCCGGGCTCGGCCGGACAGGCACTTCAGCACGACCTCGGCAGCCTTGGTATCGCCCTTGACCGCTTTGGCCCAGAAGGCGGTCTGTAGGCGGTCGTAGCGGATCACGGTCATCTGCTTGAGCTCGTCGGCCTCCTTGGCCTCCTCCTTTCGCCGGGCCTCCAGCGCGCGGCGTACGTCCTTGCACGCCGTGTTGCGGTCGCGGTAGCCGAGTTGCTCGGTGATGGTCTGCCAGTCGAGCCCTGCCGTACGCATGGTGATCGCCTTGGCGCGGCGCTCGGCGGTGGCGGCCTGCTGGGCTTTGGAAGCGGGCATGTGTGGCCTCCTGTCGGGGGGCACGTTTTCAGCGGTTCGGGGACAGGTTGCTTATGGGGACGCGTTCGCCCCACGGGGACACGTCAGCCGGTCATCAGGCGGTGGAGCTCGGCGCGGGCTTCCCGGTCGTCGAGGAAGGCACCGGTGTAGGAGGCGGTGACCATGACGGAGCCGGGCTTGCGGGCGCCTCGGTGTGCCAGGCAGCCGTGTTCGGAGCGGATGACGCAGGCCGAGCCCACGGGGTGGAGGTGGGTGTCGAGGGCGGCGGTGACCTGCTGGGTGAGCTGTTCCTGTGTCTGGAGGCGTCGGGCGTAGACGTCCAGGACGCGCGGGAGCTTGGACAGGCCGGCTACGGGGTCGCCGGGGTGGGGCTGGTAGGCGATGTCTGCGTGTCCGGTGAAGGGGAGCATGTGGTGTTCGCACAGGGACGTGAAGGGGACGCCGGTGACCATGATGGGGCCGCCGTCGTGGTCGACGGGGAAGGTGCGGGCGAGGTGTTCGGCGGGGTCCTCGGTGTAGCCGGCGGTCATTTCCTCCAGGGCGCGGAGTACGCGGTCCGGGGTGTCGATGAGGGCGGGGCTGTCGGGGTCGAGGCCGCGGCCGGTGAGCCAGGCGCGTACGCCGTTGCGGTAGGCGGTGACCGTCTTGCGGCGGGCGGCCGGGGCGTTGCGTACGGGGGTCATGGCGGTTGTCATGGTCATCGGCCCTTCTCGTTGCCCCACGCGTTCACGTGGAGGCGTCCTGTGATGTTGAAGCCCGCTGCGATGGCGGGGTCTGCGATGACGCGGAGCCGGGTGTCCAGCTCCGTGGTGTTGGTGCCTTCGGGCATGACCCACACCGTGTCCGGGGGAAGGTTGTGGGTGTGGGCGTGGGCTGCGACCTGGTCGACGTCGGCCTCCGTGCGGCAGACGAACTTGAACGCGGCCCGGCCTGTCGCGACGAGGGTGGCCAGGGCCTGGGGGCGGATCCGCTTGTCCTCCGGGTCGCCGGCGTGGGCGAGCTTCGGGGACACGTTGAAGCGGGTGACGTGCGCGGCGGTGTGCGGGGTGGGTGCCAGGGTGCCGTTCGTCTCGACCTCGATGTCGACCCCGGCGGCCTCCAGCCGGGCCAGGAGGGTGATCCAGCCGGGGCGTTTCTGGTGGAGCAGCGGCTCCCCGCCCGTGATGACGACGATGCCGGGTGCCGCCTCGAGGAGGCGGTCGACCAGCTCCGTTACGGGGCGGCGGGTCAGCGTCTCGCGGAGGTTGAAGCGGGAGGCGTCCCATGTCTCGCCGGAGTCGCACCAGTTGCACGACAGGTTGCACGCGCCGAGGCGCAGGAAGCTGGCCCGGCGCCCGGTGGACGGGCCCTCGCCTTGAATCGTTGGTCCGAAGCACTCCGCGACGAGGAGCCAGGGGGTGGCCGCGGCCTGGGTGTCGGTCATGCGGCGGTCCAGGTGGCGGCGTTGACATGGGTCTCGGACACGTGGACCTGAGTGACCCGGGCGCCGGGCGCGCGCACAAGGTCCTGCAGCGCGTCCTGGGCGACGCGGGCGATGAGGGCGGCGACGTTCTCGACGGTGGGCCAGCCCGGCACCTGGTGGACCTTGCCGTACGTGGAGAGCAGCGGCAGCAGCTCGTCGTCCGGGCCGAGCATGAGCCCGTGGTCCAGGTGCTCGTCGATCCAGCGGCGGAGCTGCTTCTTGAAGGGGCCGAACTCCACGACGAGCCCGTTGTCGAGGGCCGGGGCCTCGACGGTGGCCTCCATCCACCATGAGTGGCCGTGGAGGGACTGGCACTTCCCGGGGAGGTGTGGGAGCCGGTGCCCCGTCTCAAAGTTGTGCTTCACGCTGACGGAGTGCGGCATCAGTGGGCTCCCTGCGAGCGGGCGACGGTGTAGCGGGTGGTGGAGTTGTCGTGGCCGATCGCGTCGTGGACGCCGATGACGTCCAGGTGGATGGCGTGGAGCCGGTAGTCCCCGCCCCACTCCTCCCACTCCCGGGCCACGTAGCCGTCGAGGTGGGCGAACAGGCGATCCGCGATGTCCTCGTTGGTGGCGTCCTTGAACACAGTGCGGGTCAGCTCATGGATGTGCCGTTCCAGGGCGGCGTTGGTGACGGCGAACGAGGGGTAGCCATGGCGGCCGGTCGTGTCGTAGACGACGGTGACGGCCCCGGTGTGGGAGTGGGCGCGTAGTCCCATGGGCCGGTTGACGTTGGTGAAGAAGATCGGGATGGGGCCGACCTCGACGGTGCGCAGGAGGGCCGGCGCTGGGCTGGTGGTCATGTGGTGCTCGCTTCCTGCCGGGCGGACTGGACGCCGGCCGCGGCTCGGTAGAGGTTGGTGGTGGTGGCCTCCGCGAGGTACAGGTGGAGGCCGGGGGTGGCTGTGCGGGGTCCGCCCCGGGTGACGGGGTTGTGGGGGCCCGGGGGGATGGTGATGGGGCCGTGGCGGGCGCGGAGGTATTCCTCGGCGCGGCGCCACGCGACGGCGGCGAGCACGGTGGCGTCGGTCCGGTTGTAGGTGGCCCGGGTCGCCAGGCTCATGGGGTTGATGTGGTGGGCGCGGACCAGCTCCCGGTGCCGGAGCAGCGCTGGCCGGTCACGCATCATCAGGTTGACGAAGGTGGCCCGGTCCGAGTCGAAGAGCTTGACGACGCCGAAGCGGAAGCCGGACCCCCATGTCGAGGAGTCCACGCTGTAGAACGGGAACTCCCGCAGGGCGCGCCATACGGTCATGCCGAAGCCGTGGAAGACCGCGCGGTCGCCGGCGACGCGGAAGGCCTTCGCGATCCACGGCAGCACCTCGCTGACCGGGTTACCGAGGAGCTTGCCGAGAGCGATGTACGTATAGCCCTCGTCCAGGTAGCGCTCCAGCCACTCCCACGGGTCTCCGGTGTGGAACACGGGGATCGGCTCCAGGCCGTGGACGAGTTCCAGTTCCTTCTGGTTGCGCCACGTGGCCTCGGGGCCGCCGATGACGTCCAGGTTCGCGTACAGGGTGAGTTGACGGTCCCACTTCTGGCACCACGCGGCGTAGTCCTCCAGGGTCAGGTGGAGGCCCATGGTGCGGGCGGTGTGGGCGCCGGAGTCCCCGAAGATCATGTTGACTGGTGTGGCTAGCTTGGCCTCGAAGTCGGCCATGTGCTTGGGACGCCAGAATGCGAACGAGGTCAGGGCCTTGAAGTCCTGTTCCAGGCCGGTGAAGCGGGCGCCGGTCATGCCGCGGCCCGGGTGCGCTCGACCTCGTCCAGCAGGCCGGACAGCTTGGCTTCATCGTCATTGCCGGGGTGTGCGTCCAGCGCGATGCGCCACCGGTCGAACGTCTCGGCGTCCACACTCATGCTGATCTTGGGGCGGAAGATGTCTTCGTTGGGTTCGCCGTGGTGGTCGGCGAGCTCCTGCACCTCGTCCGGCGGGGCGGTGAGCAGCGCGGTGATGTCTTCGACGTCGCGCGGGGTGTAGCCGGTGCCGTCGAGGTCGTCCAGGCCCGCGAGGAGTTCGGACAGTGCCTCGTAGTCGTACGTGCCGAGGTCGGATGCTCGGTTGTCCACGATGTTGATGCGGCGGGCGGTGTCTTCGTCGCACCGGACGATCTCGCAGCGGGCGCCGGTCTCCCATGACGGGTCGTTCTGGCACAGGCCGCACGGTCGGGTCTTGCGGCCTGTCTTGACGGTCTGGCCGCAGTTGCCGGGGCCGTGGGCTGCGATGGCCTGCATCGTGTGGTTACCGGCGAGGACGATCAGCGGTCCGTCCGGGATCTCCCTCACGACGAGGCCCCGGTATTGGCCGCTGCGTCGGAGGCTGTTGAGGATTGTGTCGACGTTGCCGCGCTTTGCGTTTCCGGGGAACGGGGTCAGCTCATCGAGGGCGACACCAACGGTACGGACGTAGGTGGCCTGGTCGGTCATGTGGGGCACTCCCGTGCTGGTGGTGGGTGGACTCGAGGACGCGGCGCTAGACGGCGTCACCGAGGGGTGTGGGGGCCACGCGGTCCAGGAGGTGCTGGAAGCGGGCGGTGTCGTCGCCGGGGGTCAGGCAGTCGGCGGTGAGGTCGTAGAAGTGGTCACGGACTTCGGGGGGCACGGTGAAGCGGAGGACGGGCCACATGTCCTCGTCCTCCGGGTCGCGGTAGCTGTCGACCAGCTCCTCCATGGAGGGGGGCGGGGCCAGTAGGCGCGTGACGTCGGCCTCTTGGTAGCCGCTGCCGGCGTAGTCGTTGTCCAGGAAGGACAGGAGCTCGGCCAGGGCGTCCGCGTCGTATGAGCCCAGGTCGGAGGACCGGTTGTCCACGAGGTTGATGCGGCGGGCGGTGTCCTCGTCGCAGATGACCAGCTCGCACCGGGCGGTCAGCTCCCATGCGGGGTTGTTGCCGCATACCCCGCAGGGGCGGGTGCCGGTGTCGTCCTGGACGGGCTGGCCGCAGTCGCCGGCGCCGTGGAGGTTCAGGGCCTGGGCGGTGTGGTTGCCCGCGAGGACGACGAGCCGGCGGCGTGGGGCGTCCACGTGGGTGGCGCTGTCCGTGCTGATTTCCGGGGCCGGGGGGTGGACGTGCTGGACGACGAGGGAGCGGTATTGGCCGTGGCGGCGCAGGCTCGCGAGGAGCGTCCCGACGTCGCCCCGTTTGGCGTTGCCGGGGAACGGCTGGAGGTCGGCGAGCGGCACGGTGACAGTGCCCTCGTACGTGGCCTGTGGCATGTCCTGATCCCCTCGTCGCGTGATGGCGGCGGAAGAGGATAAGCGGAAGCAGGGAATCCGATTCGGCGGCGAACCTCACTCTTGAACAGCGGGGGCGCTGGAGTCGTCTCACCGGAACGCGAAAGGGCCCCGCCGAGGCGGGGCCCTATTGGGTGCTGGGCGGTCAGAGGAGGCTGGTGGTCGCCCACTTCACCGCGAGCGTCACGATGCCCGCCCCGGCCGCATACGAAGCGCCCAGAGCGGCGCGCCACGTGAGTCTCTTCGCCCTGCGCCAGCCGGGGCCGGGGCCGCCGAATCGGGACGCGGTAGTCTCGGGCATGTTGCTCCTTCTCCTGAGGGAATGACGAGTTGTCGGGAGTCATCGCCCAACCTTCAAGGTCTCCAGCCGGTGGAGGTTCGGCGGTGGCTCTCCGTCGTTCAAGCTACCTTGCATTGCCAGGAGTTGAGGGCACGCACCTGTACTACAGGGCTGCAAACCCTATGTCCCACCCGGAGAATCGAAGGCTGAACGCAGGCGAGGGTTCCCAATGTCGTTCGCGACAGGGATTCCTGCCTGTGAGTTGGTGCGTACCGGCTAGTGATCGCGTCCCGAAATTGACTCCTGTGACCTGCGTCACTTTCGAATCGAAAGCGGTTCGGGCTCCGGTGTTCCGACCTCGCGTCGTCGGATCTACCGGCGCCGCCTTGCGTCCCTCTCGGCCTGCCACTCCCTGAAGGATCGTCCGGCCATGCGGCGCCGGAACTGCGGGATGCTGTTCGCGGGGATGCCGACAGGGGCCGGGCCGAGGACGGCCAGGAGGTCGCTCGCGTCCTGGGAGTGATAGCCCGCTGACCGGATCGCGGCGTCGTCCGGGAAGACGTCGGCGACGCGGTCGCCGGGGCGGATGAGGTGGTCCTCCGTCCCGCCGTACGAGAACACCCACCGGAGGTTCCTGGGGGGGCGCCGGCTCGACCAGGCGCCGGAACCCGGCCTTCGCTGTTCTGGGTGAGGAGGCGTTCCGGGCGGCGCAGTCGGCGGGGCCGGACCTGGGGGGCCTCCAGCAGGACGGTGCTCACGACTGCTCGACCCCGGCGGCCTTGAGCAGCGCGGACACGGTGACGACGCCGTCGTGGGCGTGCCGGGAGTCCAGGACGGCTGCGAGGGCGCGCAGCGCGCGGAGGATGATCTCCGGTGCCCCGTCGGCGGGGAACACCTCCCGGGCGGCGGACACGAGACGCGCGGCCTCGTCGCGGTCAGCTGGTGGGTAGGTCAGTGTCATCTGTACGCGGCCCGGGGGCGGGGGCGGTGTGGGGGTGTGGTCGCCGGCCGCAGTCGCCCCGCCGGTGGCGGTGTCCGGGGCGCCGGGGGTGGCGGCCGGAGCAGTGGACGGGGCCCGCTCCTCCTCCTCGGCGAACACCTCCTCGTCGGCGGCCTCCTCGATGGCGGTCAGCAGGTCCGCAAGGTCCGTGTCGCTCCAGCCGGTGCCGGCGACGTCGTCGAGGCCGCCGATCAGTTCCGCGAGTGCCTGTTCGTCGTACGTCCCGAGGTCCGCGCTGCGGTTGTCCACGAGGTTGATGCGGCGGGCGGCTTCCTCGTCGCAGTCGACGACCTCGCACCGGGCGACGGGCTCCCAGGGCTGGTTGCCGCAGATCCCGCAGGGGCGTTCCTCGTCCCCGGTCTTGACGGTCATGCCACAGTCGCCGGGGCCGTGGGCGGCGATGGCCTGGGTGGTGTGGTTCCCGGTCAGGGTGACGTACCGGCCGGGCTCGACCTCCCGGACGACGAGGGAGCGGTATTGGCCGTTGTGGCAGAGGCTCGTGAGGATCGTTCCGACGTCGCCCCTCTTGGCGTTGCCGGGGAACGGGGCGAGTTGGGCGAGCGGGATCGTCTCGGTGCGCAGGTAGGCGGCCTGAGTCATGTCTGTTTCCCCTGGTCGACGGAGAGGGCGCAGAAGGATAGACGCAGGTGGCCGGGTCCACTGTTGGAGTTCGCCGAACGGCGAGACATTCGGTGCGGGAGGATGAGCGCGGGTTGCCGTGGCCCAACCACGCTGTGGGCTCTCACGGAACGATCAGCATCGATCAACCAGGGGGGGAAATGGACGCCCTTGACCTTCTAGTCGCATTCGGCGGCGTAGCGGCCGCCCAAGCAGCGTTTCGCGTCATCGTGGCCTGGCTCCGGTCTCGTCATCCGAGCCAGGCAACGGTGACCATCGGAGATAGGCGACTCAAGCTCGATCTATCAAAGCCGAGTGAAGCCGAGCGCTACTTGATGAGCAATTCGCACGGCGAAAAGAACAGGTGACCCGGTGCCAAATCAAGCCACGGGAATCGGGCACTCGACCACAGGAAATGCGCTGTCTGCTCAACACCGACAGGTCTTCAATCACGATCAGATGAGCGCTTCCTTCGGGGGCGCCGGGGGCGGCATCGGCCTCGTTGCGATCGCCGACCACATAGACGACGCAAGCCTCTGGCAGGACTGCTTTCTCTACCTGGCCCCTGTGGCAGCCATCGCCTTCACGATCCTCACGAGCTGGACGTTCGCGAAACTTGAGGAGCGCGAAATTCGCAGCAAGAACGCAAAAGCGGTTGCCACGATTCGCGGCGAGATCGCCGACCCAGACACCTCGCTCGAACGAAAAAATGAGCTGAGGGACATGCTGAAGTCATTGCGAGACGAACAGATCGCCTATCGGCTTTAAGGCCTGCGGGGGCAGGCTCCCCGTGGCTGGGCTGGCAGCCTCTCGCGGGTGCTGGGTCCAGGGGATATGTGAGGGGCCCGCACCGGTCCGCCGAGGCGGTGGTGCGGGCCCTTCACTGGGAGGGGGGCGTCGGCCGTGTCGGGTCAGGCGGTCGGGTGTGGCTCCGGGGTGGGGACGGCTGGTGGGCCGTCCCCTGGGGGGCAGGTGCGGTCAGCCGGCGACAGGGGCGAAGAAGCCGTTCAGGAACTCCTCCAGGTCCGTGTCCTCGGTCGGCTCCTGGCCTGTCGGGGCCGGCGGCTGGTGGGCGGCCAGGAGAGTGTCCAGGAACGCCTTCGCGCCCATCAGGGGGCGGGGCTCTTCGACGACCGGGGGCTGCTCGGTGGGGGCGTCGGGGTCGATGAACTCGTGGCAGTCGGCGAAGAGGGTGTCGGCGGGGTCCAGGTCGAACTTTACGGGCGCGTGGGGGCGACGCATGGCGTCGAGGTTGGGGAAGGAGTAGCCGGTCCACTGGCGCTTGTTGATGCGCTTGATGCGGCTCCGAGCGTTCTCGGCGGCGACTGCGGTCGCGGGGGTGAGGCGGTCGCGGCAGGCGCGGTCAGCGGCAGCGGCGGCCTTCTTCGCGGCGGACAGCGCGGCGTCCTTGCCGGTGGTGTGCAGCTCCTGGAGTGCTGCCTTCACCGCCTTGGTGTGGGCGGTCTCCATCTGGCGCACGGTGCCGGTCTGCTCGGTACGGATGGTGCGGGTGGTGCCGTACACGGTGACGGTGGTCTCGCGGTGCGCCATGGTGCTGCTCCTGCCGGTGTGGTGTCCCTGTCCCAACACCCACATACTTGCATACTCATGTTGCAACATGGGGCGTGTCAGCGTCCCCGGTACGGGGGCAGGACCCGCTCTGCGGTGGCCACCAGGGCGGCGGCTCGGCGTTGCCCGGGGATGTGCGCGGTGGCCCGCAGGACGGTGGGCAGGCGGTGCGCCGGCACGATGCGGATGGAGCCGAGGGCCAGTTCGGTGGCCGGTCGCCCGTGAGGGCCGAGGAGCTGGGCCCCCTCGATGGCGACGATGGCGACGACCGGCACGCCGAGGGCCCGGGACACAGCCGCGGCCTGCTTGCCCGCACTGCGGATGCGCCGGGTGACGTCCAGGTCGCCGTGCCGGACGCGGCCCGCGCGGACGGTGACGGGGAAGCGGCCGTCCATGACTTTCGGGTCGAGGACGAACGGCCGCCCGGCAGGGCTGATGGCCAGGCCGTCCACGTTCGCCGACCCTTCCCCGGGAGGGAGGGCGAGGTCGTAGCGGATCCACCAGCCGTCATCGGTCAGGGGCTGGAGGCGCGCGGCGGCACGGCGCTCGCCCCGGGCGCCGATCTCCCAGTTGTGCGCCTCTCGCTCCGCGTCGGTGGCGATGCCCAGGGCGGTGGCCAGGCGGACGAGGGGCGTACGGAGTTGGCGGGCTCGGGCGGCGGCCGAGGCGCCGGCACCGTGGCGGGTGCTCGGCTTCCTCGTCCACCACCAGTGGACGGCGAACGCGGCGGCGAGGAGTAGGAGGGTGGTGATCACGAGGGGCCTTCCGGTGTGTGGCGGACAGGGTGTCCGGGGGTGTCCGGACAGGCGTGAGCCTGGGTGTCCGGGGGTGGGCATCGGTGCAGGTGGGACAGGGCGGACACTCTCCGGACAGGGGGTGTCCGGGCGGGCTGGTCCGGGCTCGGGAGAGAGGGAGTCCGGACACCGGGGCGGACAGTGTCCGCGTGGTGTCCGGACACCGTCCGTCCCGAGCTGACGGTCAGCTCTGGTCGTCGTCCTCGACGTGGGAGCAGCGCAGTTCGGCGACTTCCTCCCAGCCGTATTTGTCGGTCCAGGAGTAGCCGGTCGTCACGGACACGGTCTTGGCGTTGGCTCGGGCGACGGTGCGCCACTGGCCCCGGACCTTGACCAGGTCGCCCTTATGGACGTTGCCCTTGGAGTAGCGGCCGAACCGGCCCTCCTCCACGGCCCGGTCCAGGACTGCCTGGTCGCCGGCGATCCGCTCGACGAGCACGGCGCGTTCCCCCTCGTACTGCTGGCGCAGGAGGCTTGAGCCGGTCTCCGGGTACAGGGACAGCCGGGCCATGCGGCGGTCCAGGGAACGCAGCTCAGTGTTCAGGCGGTCGACTCGGCGCGCGGTGACGTCCAGCCGCTCGCGGTGGGCCTCCTGCCGCCGGGACCCTGCGATGCGGTCGGGCATCCGGTCGGCTTCCTGGGCGGTGAGGGCCGAGCGGATTGAGGTGTCGATGCTGCGGTTCAGGAGGTTGCGGTGTGACTGGCCGCGTCGGCCGGGCATGACCGGCTGTCCGAGGGGGAGGTGCTCGACCATCTCGTCGGAGCGGCGGCGCAGGACCTCGGCCTCCTTGGCGAGCTTCTGGCCCTCGGCCTCCAGCGCAGTGCGCCGGTCCTCCAGGCGCTCGTGCTGGTCGGCGCGCACCGTGGCGTTGTCGCGGACCTCGCCGTCCACGGTGACGGTCGCGGTGTGCCCGTTGGCGCGGAGCTGCTCGGCGACGGTGTGCATGAGGATCAGTCGCGGGGCCCGGTCTCGGGAGCTACGGATGCCGTACTGGCGCAGGGACCGGAACCAGCGGAAGCCGTGGGCGTACAGGATGCCGCCGGTGCCGTCGCCCTTCTCGCCGCCGTCCGCGAGGGTGCCTTCCTGGGCGGAGTGGGTGATGTCGATGTGTGCCATGGGTGGCGCCTTTCGTCGTGGTGTGGGTGGTGCCTGGGCAGGCGACCGGGCGTGTCCGTCGAGGAGGGGCGGACAGGCCCGGACACTGTCCGGACAAGGGGTCAGAGCGTCCGCGTGCGGTCGCGGGCTTGGCCGTCGAGGTGGCGGATGAGGTCGCTGACGGGGCCGGTGCGCAGGCGGCACCAGGTCTCCGCGTTGGGGATGCCCCGGGTGTCGCCGTCGCGGTAGAAGTGCACGACCCGGGCATGGCTGCTGCCGCCGCGGGTGGTGTGGCTGGCCATGTACCAGTACGAGGCGATGCGGAACGGGACGGCGTCGGAGGGCCACGTCGTGGTCACCGGGGTGATGCTCGTGGCGCGGACGTGTTCGATGACGGGCTGGCCCGTGGTCGGGTCGTACAGGCCGAACCGGGGCTCCGGGGCGTCGAGGCGGCAAGGGTCCGAGGCGCCGTCCATGTCGTCGGTGTCGCGGTCGCAGTGCCAGCCGCAGGGGATGACCTTGAAGCGCTGTCCGTGGAGCTCGGCCAAGCTGCCGTGGTAGGTGACCAGGGCGCCCACGGGGACGGTGCCTTCGGGCAGGGCGGGGGCGGCGAAGTGCGTCATGACGGTGCTCCTGGGGGCCGGGGCCGCCCCGGGGTGGGGCGGCCCGTGTCGGGTGGATCAGGCGGTCAGGTCGGCGATGAGCACCGTGGCGTTGTCCGGGCGGGTCCCGGCCCAGGCGATGGCGGTCTCCACCAGGTCCCGGGCGACGTTGGCCGGGGTGCCGTGGAGGTAGGTCCGCAGGTCGGCGCCGTTGTCCTGGATCGGCTCGTAGGCGCCATCGGAGGCGAGCAGCAGCCGGCACTTCCGGGCCGGGACGGTCGTGGACTCCATCGCGGGGTGGCCCGCGTAGTCCATGGCGTCCTCGTCGGTCTGCCAGGACCCGAGGCATGCGGTGATGCGGTGTCGGTTGCCGCCTTCCGGGTACGTCGCGCACGGCGGGTAGACGCGGCGGAGGTTGTGGTCGTTGGTGAGGCGCTGGAGTTTGGCGTCCACGAGGAGGTACGCGCGGGAGTCGCCGGCCCAGGCCACGGACAGCGGCTTACCGGGGGCGGTGACGACCACCACGGCGGCGGCCATCGGGGCGTAGTCCCGGGCGTAGACGTCCTGTCGCAGGTCTTCGGCCTGGTAGGCGGCGTATACGGCGCGGAGGCCGCTGTCCGCGTCCCCGTGGCGGGCGGCGGTGCGGGCGAGGCGGCGGGCCGCGGCCCGGGTCCACTCCCGGACGTGCTCGGTGTCGCCGATTCCGTCCAGCAGCACGTATGCGCGGGTGCCGTTGGGGGTGGTGTAGACGGCGGTGGCGTCGCACTGGTTGTCCCGTCCCCCGGTGAGCTGGGCGGTGGCGTGGGTGCGCATGGGCTGCTCCGTTCTCGTGCGGTGGGGGCTTTGGCACCCCCTCCCGAAACCCATAGTTGCAACTCGACATTGCAATGTCAAGTAGCAATGTGGAGTTGCAACTATGGGCGTGTCGCGCTGGGTGGCGGCCGGGCAGGTCAGACCCAGGGAATGCCGAGGCGGCGGCGCCGGTGGACTTCGCCGACGGCCACCAGGTCGGCCAGTGGGGCACCGGCGCAGCCGAGGGCGCCAACCAGGGCGGGCAGCTCGGCGGCGCGTCGCTCGACGCGGTGCTGCGGGGCGCCGTCGAGCATGTCCGACACGAGGGCGCTCCCGATGGTCTGCGCGCGGTCGCGGGGGAACCGACCCACGGCCAGGGCCGTGCGGCACCTGTCACCCCAGGCCTCCAGAGCGCGGGCCTCGCGCTGGGCCTGGTCGAGGAGGCGGCGGGCCTCGGCGGCGCTCAGGGGCCAGCCGGTGACGCGCTTGCAGCAGCCGCGCCCCACGGTCATCTCCGCGCCGGTCGTGGCGCTGGTGAGGTGGAGTGGGGGCCGCCCCGGTGGGGGCGGCCCGGGGGTGCGTCAGCGGGTTGGGGTGGGGCGGAGGTTGTCGGCCTGCACGGTCTCCGCGAGGCGGTCAAAGCGGTAGTGAAGGTCCGCGAGGGTGGCGAGGATTGCGTAGCGGTTGGTGGCGTCGCCCTCTCGGTCGAGGTCGTGGGCGGCCAGGCTGATCTGGGAGCGGAGGCGGCTCTCCTGTCCGGCGAGGACCGAGCTCACGGGGGCGAGGTCGGGCACCTCGGGGTTGCAGCGGCTCACGGGGGCGGCGACGTAGTAGAAGACGTCTTCCGCGACCCCGGCGGCCGGGTGGTTGTCGGCGAGCGCCTGGCACTGGAGGAGTGCGGCGGCGGCGCCGAACGGGGTGACTGCGCCGTCGCTCTCCTCGAAGGCGGCGGCCGCGGCGGTCAGGTAGTCGATCATCCGCAGGCGTACGTCCCGTGCGGGGTGGAGTGCGGTGCGGCTGCTGATGATGTCGGCCAGGTCCCGGGTGCGGGCGGCGGCGGCGCGGGCGGCGGTCTTCGTCATGGCGTTCCCTTCCGGGGCTGGCTTGGCGCCCTCCCTCACACACATAATTGCATTCCCATGTTGCAACGTCAAGTTGCAACATGGGGTATGCGTGGGCGGTGGGGAGGGGCGGTGACCAGGTGCGACGCCTACCGGTCAGGCGTTCACCGGCACGGCGAGCCGGTCGGCGACGAACTCGGCGGTCACCGCACGCCGGTGATCCAGAGCCAGGCGCCGGGCGTGCTCGCGGTCGCCTCCCACGGCGGACAGCTCCAGGCAGCTGCACACGGCAGCGCTCGTGCTGTCGCGCAGGAGTCCGGCCCGGCGGCCGGGGCGGTTGAGTCCGGCGCTCTCGTACGCGGAGGGGTGGTACCAGCCCCGGGGCGCCGTGGTGGTCGTGCGGTGCGCGTGGGCCAGGAGCCCCAGGCGGGCCGTCAGCGTGAGGCGGACTCGTCCCCGGTCCTCGACCACCAGGCGCCGGGCGCGGAGGCCTGCCGTGGGGAACGGCGGGACCTGCCACAGGGTGCCGGTGATGACGCGGCGCCCCTTGACGAGGTCATACCGGGCGCGCGGGTCGCCGTCGACCAGGGACAGGTCTTCCCGCACGGTGTCGGTGAGGTTGCCGACCGGCGTCATGGGGTCGAGCCGGATGGAGCGGTCGACGAGCACGAGGCTGTTTCCGCCGGGGCCGAAGACGTGGCGGGTCCAGGTGATGAGCGCACCTCCGGCGGGGGTGGCCTCCATGGCGTACTGCCGGCGGGCGGCGCGGACGAGGAGCGTCACGGCGTGGGTTTCACTGGCGGTGCCTTCGGTGGTGCCTCCGGCGTGGGTAATCGTCTCGCGGAACACGGGTGGGTCCTCCTGGGTGGGGTGAGGTGGCATCAGGGGGCGGGCTCGATGGCCGGGGGCGCGGCGTCCACTGCCGCGGCCTGGTCGGCGGTCTTGAGGTCGGCGAGGTACTGGCCCAGGTCGGCCTGCATTCCGGCCCAGGCCGCGAGGTACATCTCTGCGGCGACTACGGACAGGCGTGCGCGCTGCTGGGCGAACGCGCTGTCGGGGGCGTCGGCGGCCTGCTGCTTGGCCTCCGCGAGCTTGGTCTGGAACTTCTCGGTGATCCACTGGGGGGAGGTGCCTTCGCGCCTCCAGCGGGCGAGCATGACCGTGATGAACGGCAGGCCGGTCCGGATGATCTCGTTGCCGTTGCGGCGGTCGATGATGCCTTCGCGGACCTTGAGGTTGATGAGGTCGCGGGCGGCGCGCTCGGTGTGGTCCATCTTCGGCTTGCTCGGCATCGGAGGGTCTCCCGGTCGTCGGGGGCCGGGCGCTGGTGCGCCCGGCCGGGGCTGGTCAGGGGGTTTCGGCTGGTCAGTTGCGGGTGTGGGCCGGGCAGGCGTAGACGGGGCGGAAGTAGTCGGCCTGGGCCGCCTTGACAAAGCGGTCCACCGTGGCGGGCTGGCCGCACTTCGGGTGGCCGTACTCGGTGGTGTCGCCGAGGTCCGGGCGGTTGCGGTTCACGGGCACCCGCTTCCAGGTGGCGCCGCACGTGCCGTGCGTGCGGTGCGGGACGCCTGCCGGGTCGGCGGTGGTCGTCTCCGGGGCGGCGGGCTCGGCCTCGGCGGCGGGCTCGATGCCGGCGGAGTTGCAGTAGTGGGCGATGAGCTGGGTGCCGACGGCGATCACGGCGTCCTTAGGGGTGGCCCCCTCGGCGGTGCGCCGGTTGTATGCGGTGCGGATGGTGTCCAGGACGGTGTCCGAGGTGATGATCCGGCCGACCGTCTCCAGGTCGTGACCCTTGTGCCCGGCCTCCGCGATGACGCGCGTCGTCATGGCGGCGATCTCCACCACGGCGTCCTCGGTGTTGCGAATGCGGATGGTGCGGCTCATGGTCAAACCCCTTCCTGGTCGGGCCGGTCGCCCTTCCTGACACCTCGATACTTGCATCGCCATATTGCAATGTCAAGTTGCAATATGTGGTGTCAGGATGAGAGTGGGGGCGGTCAGCGTCGGCGGGGTGCGGCTCAACAGCCGGCGACCCCTCATCGGCCGGGCCCTGCTGGGCGCGCAGCGCTGCCACGACCTCCGGGTCCAGCCGGTGGCGGGATACCTCCTCGTCGGTCGGCGCCCACCCGGCGGGCACCTTGCGGCCGAGCCGGTAACGGATGTCCCGGACCCTGGCGTACGCGGCCCACAGACGGTCCCGCCACTCCTCGTCCGCGCGGCGCTCCTCGAACTCCGCGTACCAGAGCTGCCAGTCGGCGCGGCGCTGCCGCTCGGCGGCGTGGAATGCCTCAGCGCGGCGGCGGGCCTCATCCCCGCCGAGCAGCGGGGACAGGGGCAGGCCCTCCCTCTTGCGCGGGCGCTCGACGGGCTCCGGCTGGTGGCGCTGCCACACGAGGAGGGCGCGGCGGCCGTCGCCGGTCAGCTCGATCCGGGCGGTGCCGTCCCCTGCCGGGACTGCAGCGAGGAACCCGGCGTCCTCCAGCGGGGGCAGGAGTGCGGCGGCGACTCGGCGGCCGGGACGTCCGTGGGCGCCGGTGAGGCGGGCGGTGCCGTCCTCGTCGCGGACGAGCTGTCCGGCTGCGGCCCGGGTGACGACGTCCGCGTGGCGGGTGGACCAGTGCAGCGCGCTGGCCTGCCGCTCCTGCCGGTAGGTCTCGCGGTGGTCCTCGACCGGCTCGGCGGGGACCTGCCGGACAGGGCCCCTGTCGTGGGAGTCATCAGTCCCTCCAGTCCCCTCGGGGGCGGCAGGCGGGAGCGTGGCGGTTTCGCCGGCGGCGAGGGTGGCCAGCCACTGGAGCTGGTAGCCCATGCCTCCCAGCCCGGCCAGCGGGGTGGATGCCTCCGGCCAGACCTCGCGGGCGGCGGCGGTGTAGGTGGCACCGGCCAGGATGACGACGTCCTCGGCCCGGTCCACGCCGAGGGCGCGGGCCTGGTCGCGGAGCTGGTCGCCGGTGACGCTCCCGGCCTGTCCCATCCGGAGGTCGTACGGGGCGATCACCCGGTCCAGAGGGGTGAGTCCGTACAGCGCGGACAGGATCAGGACCGTCCCGCTGCCTCCGGCGAGGGTGGCAGCGGCGCGGGCGCAGGCCCGGTGATAGCTGCCGGTGTAGAGCTCGCGGGCGGGGGCGTTGTGGGGCAGCTTGGCCGCGCCGCAGGGGATGACGACCACGGGGCCGGCGGGCGCCGGGGCCTGCGCCGTGACCGGGGCCTCCTCGGCCTCCTCGACGGCCGGGGCCGCGGCATGGGTGATGTGCTGGGCGAGGTTCCAGTAGACCCACTCGGGGTCCCTGGGCAGTCGCCCCGCGTTCAGGGCGACGACTGCCCGGTTCACGTCTTTTCGCATGTTGAGGTGTGCGCAGGCGTCCACGCGCATGTGCTCCAGCGGGGTGGAGATGTCCCGGTCGTATCCGTACGGGCGCCACCGGACGTTGACCGGGCCGACCGACTGGATCACGCCGCCGTGGGCGTAGCGGGTGCGCGGGCCGGGCCGGTGCTGGGGCAGGCACTCGACGTGCACGCCGGGGCGGACGATGCCGGGGCCGGCGACGATGCCCTCCACTCCGTCCCACAGCTCGGCCTCCTCGGCGGGGGGCTCGATCGGTGCGGCCTCTTCGGCGGCGGGGGCGGGCAGGGCATCGCGGTAGCGGGGGCCACCGTTGGCGACTGAGGCAACCATGCGGCCGTCGAGGTCGCGGAGCGATACGAGGAAGGGGAACGGGCCTGCTTCGGTGCGCTGCTCGATCAGGTCGGCGTTCGCGGCGATGACCTCGTGGGCGCGGCGGCTGAGCAGCAGCGCGTGGGTGTAGCGGCGCTCGCCGTTGACGTAGTGGCCCTCGATCCGGAAGTCCTTCCCGGCGCCCTGGCCAAGGCCGAGGCTGCGCAGCTCGCGGGCGATGGCGACGGCGGGGGTCCGAGGCGGTTCGACGGTTGCCACGTTGGGCTCCTTCGGTGCTGGTCAGGCGGGGTTTCAGTGCTTCACCGACACCCCCATAGCTACAACGTCACATTGCAATGTCAAGTTGCAATGTGGTGCGTCGGATTGGGTGGGGGGCGACCCGGTCGGGCAGCAGTCAGGAGGTGGGGGTGGTGTCCAGGTCGATCAGCACGTCCGGGCTGTCGCGGTACGCGTCGGCGAACTCCTCCAACAGCACCGGCAGGTCCTCAAGGTCGAACACGGAGGCGCAGCGCAGCAGCTCACCGGTGGCGACGTGGCGGGCGACGATGCCGTACAGGGCGGGAACCATGGGGGTGTCCTTTCGGGTCCGGCCGGTCGCGGGTGCGCCGGCCGTGGATGGTGGGTCAGAGGGCGAGGGCGCTGCGTACGCCCAGGCGCCACCCGTCCGCGAGGGGCGTCGTCCAGGCGGCGCGCACGAGCGCCGGTACGGGCGCCCCCGCGTACCGCTGGGGGCGGCGGTCAGGGCGGCGTCGCACTGGGCACACAGGGCGAGCCCGCATTCCAGGGCTTCGCTCTCGTCCATGACCTCCTGGCCCCGGTACGTCTCCGGCTTGCCGTTGAGTGCGGGGCAGGCGCTGTCCGGGTGGTAGGCCCGGCGGTGGGTGCCGATGCGCACGTGGACGCGGCGAGCGGGCGCCGGGCCGGCGGGCGGGGTGGTGATGTGCGCGGCGGCCTCCTCGGCGTCCACACCGATGCCGTGCTCCACGCCTGGGCCGGTCAGGCGCCACCCGATGGGGCCGAGGTAGGTCAGCTCCCAGTCGGCTCCCTGGTGGGCGACGGTGCGGGTAATGCTGCTGCTCCCCTTGAAGGGGCCAAGCATGGTGCCGACGGCGGCGAGGGTGGCGGCCATCTGCTCGGCGGCCGGTACCGGGATGCTGCGGGGAAGGAGCGACATGGCGTGCGTCCGTTTCGGGGGCGAGGGGCCGGGCAGCGTACGCCGCTGCCCGGCCGGGCGGGTGTGGGTCAGGCAGCGGCGGGGAGGGCGGCCAGCTCGGGCTGGAGGGCGACCTTGAAGGTGTCGCGGCGGGCCTTGCGCGGGGGCACCAGGCCACCCATGGCGGCGTAGTCCAGGGCGACCTGGTCGCTGTCCAGGACGCTGCCGCCGGGGGTGCGGGTGATGACGACCCGTCCGTAGATCCCCACGGGCAGGGTTCGCAGCCACTTCTTCTCGGCGTCGGCCGACTTGGCCAGGGTCTTGGCCTCGGCGTCCAGGTCGGTGAAGCGCTCGGCGTGGGCTTCGATCTCCTCGACGGCCGGGAGCTCGGTGGCGTCCAGGGTGCGGTCGGCGGCGGGGGCCGGGGTGAGGCTGGTCTCCCCGAGGCGGTGGGCGATGGTGGCGACGGTGCGGGTGGCTGCCTGGGCGGCGCGGCGGCCGAGGGTGTCCAGTCGGCGGGCGGCGGCGCGGGCGGCGCGGCGCGCGGCGGTCGCGGTGGCCTTGGCCTCGCGGGCGGCGGTGGTCAGGTTCTCGACGCGGGCGGTGCGGGTGGCCAGGCGGCGGGTTGCCACGGCCAGGCTCTTGCCGGTGCGCTCGGCGGTGCGCAGGTTCCGGCGGGCGGCGGCCAGGTCGGTGCGGGCGGTCAGGAGGCGGGCGGTGGCGCGGGTGGCGGCGCGCTCGGTGCGGGCCTCCTCGCGTCGGGTGTTCCGGAGGGTGGTCTCGGCCTCGACGAGGCGGGCCATCAGCTGCGCGGTCTTGGTGGTGGCGTCCATGGTGTGTCCCTCCGTCTGGTCCAGGCCCCTCGCCCTTCCCGATATGCATAGTGTTGCAACATCGCATTGCATTGTCTAGTTGCAATGCGAGGGCGGGGGAATCTTCACCCGGGCGGGTCATGCAGCGGACGAGGGCCCCGGAACGCAGCGATGCGCCGGCCCGTGCGGGTCGGCGCATCGCTCGCGGTCGGGGCCGCTGCGGCTGCTTCGGTCAGGCTGCGGGGCTCACCCAGTAGCGGGTAGCGGCTCCCCACAGGTGGGTCTTCCGGCCGGTCGCGTCCTGCGCGTACCGGGTGCCGGCGCTCATCCATACGCGGGTGATCGTCAGAGGCTCCCCGGTGCAGCGCTTGCGGTCGTTGGCGGGGTGAAAGGCATCTCCGGCGTCCTCGCCGTACAGGAGGAACGGCGCCTCCACACCCTTGAGCGTGCGCCACTCCGGACCAGCGGCCGGGGCTTCGGGGGCCTCGACCACCGGGGCCGGGGCTTCCTCGACCACGGGGGCCGGGGCTTCCTCGACCACCGGGGTCGGGGCCTCCTCGACCACCGGGGTCGGGGCCTCCTCGACCACCGGGGTCGGGGCCTCCTCGACAACCGGGGTCGGGGTACTCGCGGCGCGGGCGGCCTCGCGGTTGTCGATGACCCGCTGGACCTCGCGGCGGCGGCGGAGCTGCTTGGTCGCGGCCAGGACGGCGGTCATGTCCACCGGTCCGGGCTCGGCGGGGGCGTCCACGTCCACCTGCGCACCTGCGGCGTCCACGCGGATCGGGTCGGCCTCACCGCGCACCCACACGCGGTCACCCTGGGCGTCCCGGACGAGGATCAGGGCCACCTTATTGACGGTGAACCGCTCCTCGGCCGCGTTCCAGCGGGGCATCCGGCGCAGGGTCGGGAGGGTCTCCAGGACGTCGGTGCCGTCCACGTACAGGGCGCGGTCCTCGTTGTCCCGGCCGTTGAGGTAGAGCTGATCGACGGCGGCGGTGTACGCGGTCACCTCGACCCGTCCGGCGACCGGGGCCTCTGCAGCGCCGGTCGGTGCCTCCTCGACCGGGGCCTCTTCGGCGGCCGCGGCTTCCTCGACCTCGACGGCCGGCGCCTCCTCGATGGCGGCCTCCGCCAGCTTCGGGGCGCGGCGTGCCACCTGCTCGTCCTGCCAGGCGACGACGGGCAGGAATTCCTCGACGGTGGACCGGTAGGGCTCCAGTACCTGACCGAAGTGGCCGGCGGTGGTCACCCATCCGTAGTTGGTCGAGGTGGAGGAGTGGACGGCGAACGTGTATCCGAGGAGCTGCCCTTCCTCGTCGCGCTGCGGCTCGAAGTCCTGGGCGTGGAGGTACGTCCCGGATACTGTGCGCCGCGCCTCCTTCTCGGCCTGGTCCTCCTCGACCTCGACGGCCGGCGTCTCCTCGGTGGCGGCGGCCTCCAGGGCGACGGCGCACTGCTTGCACGGCTTGTTCTTCTTCGCGGCCTGGTCCTCGTCCAGTACGCGGCTCACGGGGCGCTCGCACAGGGTGGCGGTGGCGTCGGTGGTGAAGTGGACGGTGCGGCCGGCGCCGACCTGGGCCAGGGCGACGGTGGCGGTCTGGGCGGTGGTGTTGTTCATGGCTTCCTCCGTGCGGTCCAGGGGGCTCCGTGCCCCTCTTGATGTCTCCATAGTTGCAACATGAGTTTGCAATGTCAAGTTGCAATGAGGGGTGCGGTCCACCTTCACCCGGTCGGGTCATCCGGGGACCGCGCGGCGACAGCGGGACGCCCCGGGCCTCCCGTGAGGGCCGGGGCGTCTGGGGCGGGCAGGTCAGGCGACCGGGCCGGGGGCGACCCAGTACTTCACGGCCGGGCCTCCGAGGTGGATCTCCCGGCCGGCACTGTCCTGGCCCCAGCGGCTGCCGTTCCAGGTGAGGGTGATAGCCACCGGTCGGCCGGCGCACGCCGTCAGGTCGTCGGACGGGTGGAACTTTCCATTGGCGTCCTCGTGCCCCCAGAGCTGAAACGGGGCGGCCACCCCCTGGAGCGTGCGCCACTGCGGGGCTGTGTCCAGGACGGCGCCGGCGGTCAGGCCGTAGCTGGCCGCGTGCCGGAGGGCGGCGTCGTGGCGGTGGAACCGGGGCCATGTCCGCTCGTCGGCGCCGATGGGCACGGCATACCGGGCGGACGGGAGGCCCATGTGCACTCGCACGGTCGCCGCCGCCTCGCTGGTGAGCTTGGCCGCTGCGCCCCGGACGGCCGTACGGTAGACGCGGCGCCCCTCGGCCACCCACTCCTCGACCAGGGCGTCCGCGTGCTCGATGACCTCGGCCAGGTCGGCGCCGGTCTCCCGGGCGATGTCCTCCGGGCTGGTGGGCCACATGTCCACGATCGCGTCGACAGCCGTGGCCGGGTCGTCGAAGAATCCGGCGAGGCTGCCGGGGGTCTGAGCAAAGGGGGACCAGGTCGCGAAGCGGCCCCGGGCCATCGCGCCTTCGTCCCAGATGACCCCCAGGGTGTCCGTGCCGCGCTCGACGCTCCACTTGCCGCGCCCGTCCGGGCGGATCTTCACGTCGTCGGTGCGGGTGACGTCGGCGGGCGTGGCCAGGGCCTCGACGGCCGGGGCCGGGGTGGTGGCGCGGTCCTCTTCGAAGGCCAGGCACAGGATCACGCGGGCGTCCGAGTGGTAGGCCTCCAGGCCCTTGGACACGGTGCCGGCTGCGGTGATCCAACCGGCGCGGGCCGTGGGGTGGGGGCGCTCCTGGAAGGTGTACCCCAGGAGGGTGCCGGTGCCGTCCTGTGCGTGCTGTGCGTCGAAGGCGCAGGCCTGGGGGTACATACCGGCGACGGCGGCTCGGGCCTGCTGGGCGGTCATCTCACCGGCTACCAGGGTGGTGATGGCCAGCGCCTCGGTGGCGATCTCCATGGTGTCCTCCAGCGGTTCGGGGGCGGTCGGTGCGTCCGTCCCAATACGCATAGTGTTGCAACATCACGTTGCAATGTCAAGCGGCATGATGTCCGCGGCCGCCCCGCCCTCACCGTGAGGCGCGGGGCGACCAGGTGGGCCGGGATCAGTTGCCGGTCGGGCGGGCGGCCGGGTTGTGTGCGAACAGGCACAGGCCGCTGCGGGTCATGCGCTCCGTCTCCCACCCGGCCCGCTGGAGCGTCCACTCCAAGCAGTCCAGGGACACCCCGAACTCGGCGTCGTCGTGGCGCACGAGGCGCCCGGCCTCGGCCCAGTACACGGCCACCCGACCCTGGCCGCGCGGCTCGATCACGTACCCGCGCACGTCCGGGTCGGAGCCGTCCAGCTCGGTGCGCTCGCCGAGCCGGGCTGCCAGGAGGGTGCGCAGCGCGGCGCGGGCGGCGGTGATGTCCGGGTGGTCGACGTGCTTCGGTGCACTGCCCGCCGTGGCGGGCTGGACGACCACGCCCTCCACGACGCGGCGGGTCGGCTGCTGCTCCTCGTCCGGGGTGGCCGGACGGCACTCGGTGGCGAGCCACTGCGCGCCGCCCTCCACGATCACACGGGCCGGTTCGCCGCCGAACCGGGGGGCCATGGCCTGGAAGGTGCGGGTGACCCCGTCGGCGCACACGATGCGGTCTCCGGCGACGTAGGGGGCGGGCCGCTCTGCGCGGGCGGCGGCGCGGGTGGCTGCCCGCTGGTCCTCCAGCACCATGACGGGCAGGAGCTGGTGCGCGCTGGACCGGGCGGTCTCGCCGACCCTGGAGCACGTACCGGCGGGGGTGATCCATCCGTAGCGGGCCGGGGCGTCTTCGCTGATCTGGAAGGTGTAGCCGAGGAACCGGAGGGCGGCGTCGTGGCTGTGGCGGAAGTCGTGGGCGCCGGGGTGGGACCGGGTGGCGATGCCCCGGGCCTGGTCGGGCATCAGCATCGGGGCGGGCGGCGCCTCGAGGACTTCGCGGTCGCACATGCCGCACAGGCGCACGGTGGGGGTGCCGTCGACTGCCTCGTCGGTCTCCACGGGTGCGTACACCCCGCACGCCTGGCACTCCACGTTGTGGCGGCGGACGCGGCGCCGGAACGTGGCGGTGTCCTCGACGGTGTAGGTCAGCGGGTCGGTGCCTCCGGTCACGAGGACACGCACGCGGGAGGGGTGGCGCTCGTCGGGGTGGCAGTCCTTGACGGTGAGGTCCTGGCCGTCCACGTGGAGGACGTCGCCGGGCTTCGACCAGTAGGCCAGGGCGGAGGGCTTGGGGCCGGTGTAGGACAGGGCGGCGGTGTGCCGGCTGGTCAGCTGGTCCCTGGTGGTGCGGACCGGGCGCAGGCTGCCGGGGCAGCTGCCCATCACCCCACGACGACGCTCATGGACGGCGGCCAGGCCCGGGGAGTCCAGGGGGGCGGTGTGGTTGTCGTAGCCGCACAGGGCGTGCAGGCCGACCCAGTTGTCGGGGCCGTGGAACGGGAGGGCGGGCGGGTCCTCCGTGATGGCGGTGGGCTCGACCCAGGCCCGGAACAGGTGGGGTCCGCCATAGGTCTCCATGCCGGTGATCGCCCAGCCCAGGCCCTCCAGGGTGCGGGCCGCGTTGCGCGCCTCGGTGTAGGGCAGGTCCGTGGTGAACACGGTGTCGCCGTCGTGGGTGACGGTGATGCGGTGGACGGTGACCCCGTCGTCGGTGCGGGCGAGGTCGTAGTCCGCGAGGTGGCGTACGGGCTGCGCCTCGGCCGGGGCTTGCTCGACGCGATGGAGGACGTGGGGGGCCACCTTCTTGATGGTGCCGTCCTCGAACTGGACGGCCTGGTACGCGTACGGGTTCCGGTACGTGGTCATACCGACGGTGGCGCCGGTCTCCTCGCCGCCCTCCCAGCGCATGACGACCGGGGTTCCGTCGGCGTAGTAGGTCAGTTCCGGGTCGAACATCGTTGCCGGGGTCGTCACGTCCTGGTCCAGTGACTTGACCCCAGCCGGGGCGGCCGGGGCCAGTGCCTCGTCCAGGGGGGCCGGGGCGGTGGCGGGCAGGGCGGCGCCGATTTCGCGGGCGATGCGCTCGGCGGTGGTGGTGCTGGTGGCGTAGCGGCCGTCCTCGACCTCGCGGGCGGAGATGGTCAGGGCGTGCAGCTCGCCGTGTTCGGCGGTGATCGCGACGGGCCAGGCTCCGGTGAGGAATCCGACGACCCCCTCCGACTCGATGACCAGGACGTCCCCGTCGCGCATTCCGTCGCCCTGGGAGGCGTCGTAGGCCTGCCGGGTGTCCTCGAAGCGGTGGACGGCCGGGGCGGCGGGGGCCGGCGCCTCGGTGGGGGTTACCCGCTCCAGCATCCGCTGGACCCCCTTGACGCAGCGGGTGCACTCGTCGCCCATCTTCGGCAGGTCGGCATCGGTGAGGAGCCGGGCGTCTCCGAAGCTCCGGTATCCGCACAGGAGGGCCACCTCGTGGCGGCCGACGGTCGCGTAGTGGATGGCCTTGCCCTTCCCGCAGCGGGCGGGGGCGACGTTGACGGCTGCCTGCGTCTGGGCGGTGATCTCGGGCATGGGTGCCTCCGGTGGTGGCGGGTCCGGCTGCGTGCCGTTCCCAATACGCACAGCGTTGCAACTTCGCATTGCAATGTCAAGTTGCAACGCGTAAGAGGTGACAGACACCTCGAAGCGCTATGACGTTGCAACCTGATATGGCACACTGGCGGCATGGCGACCCACGACCCCACGAAGAAGGCTCTGGCAGAGCTCGACGCGCTGACCGACGCGTACACGAGAGCGGACACAGCTCTGGAGGCGGCGCGCAAGCCGCTCCATGCCGCGATCATCAAGCACCTCACGCAGCGCAGCGCCCCGCCCGGCAAGATCGCGGAGCACACCCCGTACGACCGCAACCACGTCGGCAGGATCGGTAAGGCGGCAGGGGTGCCGCCGCTGCGCGGGCCGAACGCTGCGCCCGCTCCGGACTACGACGCGAAGACGGAGGCCAAGGCGGTCCGGGAGCTGGACAAGCTGACGGCCGCATGGGAGGCAGCCGGCGCTGCGGTCGAGGAGGCGCGCAAGCCCCTCCATGCCGCGATCGTCCGGCACTACACGGAGCGGACCGTGACCCCTGGGGTCCTCGCGGACCACACCCCGTACGACCGGAACTACGTCGGGAAGATCATTAAGACTGCCGGGGCTCCGCTCATCCGGGGTTGACGCAGCGGTCGCCGGCGCACCCCGGACATGAGGAAGGGGCCACGCACCTCACGGTGTGCGGCCCCTTCGTCATGCCCGGATCATCGCCGACGGTTGGCTCAGAGCGTCTTGTAGGCCAGAACGAGGAGGACCACGGCCACGAGCACCACGGTGATCCAGCGTTCGAGGTCGTCCGCCTCGGCCCACCGTTCGGTGCGGTGGACGGTGATGCCGTCACCGTCCGGGACACCTCCACCGTGGACATGATCGCGATGGGAATCCCTCGCCCCCACGGCCTCCTCGTGGGTGAGTACACGGGGCCACGTGGTGCGGCACTGCTGGCAGCGATAGGCGAAGCTCGGCACGGACGGCCCCTTCCTCGGTGGTCACACTCTGCCCCATTACGTGTACAGGGCGTGGGCGGGCGCAGGGGCCGTTTCCAGCAATTCGGGGGCGGTGCCGGCGAGCTCGGCGACGTGGGCAGGGTGGCGCTCCACTCCACTCTCCACTCCACTCTCCACACCTGGAGAGTGCGGAGATTCTTGCAGGTCAGAGACGTGGAGCGGGGCACTCTCCACAGCGCTCTCCACAGGCGAGGGGAGCGTCTGGGAAGGGGCTTGGAGGAGCGCGGTGACGGTGGTCCGGGCGATGCCCGAGCGGCCCGGAATCAGTCCCACACGGAGGGTGCGCTCCACGGGGATCTCATGGCGGTTGAGCCAGACCCTCATCTGGGCCCTGGTGAGGCCGGCCAGATCGGGGTGCGCGGTGAGGGCGGCGTGCAGCTGGTCGAGGTGGATACCAGAGGCGTCCTGGGTGAGGTGGTCGAGCCATCGCAGGAGGTGAGTCCGGGGGGCCTCGGCGGGGGGCTCCGCGGCGGGGGGCTCCGCGGCGGGGGGCGTTTCGGTCTCGGGGGCGGGCTGGTCGTTGGGGGCCCCGACCTGCCACGCGGCCATACCCCAGGCGAGGACCACCGGCCACATCAACGCGGGATGGATAAGGCCGACGACCAGGGCCACGCCGAGGAGGGCCGCGATGGTCGGGGCCAGCTCGGCGGCCAGGAGGACCACGGCGGCCAGGCCCAGCCACGCGGGGTGGATGAGGACGGCGGCAAGGCCGAGAGCGAGGAGGAGGGACAGCCTCGGGGCGATCTCGTAGACGACGACGATCACGGCCGCTGCCGCGAGGACTGCCGGTTGGATTTCCTCGAGGTAGGAGCGCGCGAAGTATCCGACGATGCCCAGGGCAAGGGCCAGGAGCCCGGCCCGGAGCATGACGTCGCCGGCGCCTTCCCCGCTGCTGGTCCAGTGCCAGGCGGCAGCGAGCGCCCGGCGGGGGCCGGGCCGGTAGGTGGTGTGGGGTGGTGGGGCCTTCGGCTGGTCGGTTGGGTCAGCCGGCGCCTTCCCTTTCCCCTTGGCCTTCCCTGTCTTCTGCGGGGCGGCCTTGGCCTCGGTCGCCTTGGCCTCGGTCGCCTTGGCCGGGGCGGCGTCCGTCGGCTCGGCCGATTTCTCGGCGGGTGCCTCGGGGGCGGGCTGGTGGACACGCCTCGGCCAGACGGCTCCGGCCGCGGCCTCGACCATGACGGTCTGGCCCGCAGTCAGCCGGTGCGCGGCGTCGCCCAGGCCCTGGTGAACCCGTGCGACGATTCGCGCGGTCAGGTCGGCCACGTCAGAACCGCCCCTCGACGAGGGCCAGGCCCTGGGCGCCAAGTCCGTTGTAGAACGGGACGAGAGAGGCGCTGACGAGACCGCCGTACCCGCCGGTGTAGGTCAGGCAGATGCCGCAGAAGACGCCGCCCAGCAGGCGCAGCCGCTGGGCTTTGGCGGCCTCGCGGATGGCCACCCACAGGATGACGGTGATCACGATGACGACGAGGCCGCCCTCCATGGTGAGTCCGCCGACGGTGCGGCCGGCGACCGTGCCGTCACTGGTACCGGTGGCCCACGGGGCGATGCCACTCAGGCCGTTGCCCGCTCCGACGACGTACATGGCGAGGGAGCCGAGGGCACCGCCGAGGCACATGGCCACGGATGATCCGCCGACCATGCCGCCGAGCCCGGACATAAGGATTTTCGGGTCTTTGCCGCCCTTGATGAACGTCCGGACGTGGAGGGCGATCAGGATGGCGATGATCGCGAGGGTGCCTACGTTGATGGCCGATGCGGGAGTCACTGGGCTGCTCCGGTGAGGAAGTGGACGACTGTCGTCCACACGAGGGCGAACGTGGCGAGGGAGATTGCTGCGAACACGGCCCGGACGATCCAGGCCACGGGCTGGCGCATGGTGCGGGCTCGCTGGTCCAGGCCCCAGACGATGAGCGTGGCCAAGCCGCCGGCGGCGACCGGGAGGGTCAGGAACGCGACGACCAGAACCAGGGCCAGGGCGGCGCCGAGGATGATGAACGTCTTCTTCGAGCGGTTGATCATCAGGAGAGCCATTGCGGCGCTGAGGCTGATGCCGCCGACGGCGTCAGGGTCGAACGGCATCGTGACCAGGACCTCGTAGAACGCCGAGGTGAAGCCGGTGAGTAGCCCGGCAACGATGCCGCTGCCGGTGTACGCCATGGCGCGCACCCAGCCTTGCCCTCTCGGGCCGATGGGTGGGCGCCACTGCTGCACAGCCGTCATGACCAGTTGTCCGCGAGTAGGCGGCGGCCGGTCCTCCTCCGGCTTGTCCTGGCTGTCGCCGTCGCTCTCCTCGGCCTGGCGCTCGTCGGCCTGATCGCCGTCAGCCACTGCCGTGGCCTTCGTGAGGCCTGAGATCGGCGGGGTGGCGGGGCGTACCGGGGCGGCCCGCTGCGGCTCGTCGGCGGTCTCGCCGTGTACCGGAGGCGCAGCATCCTCGTCGACCTTCGCGTCGAGATCCGCGCTCGGCCCGTACGGCCGCCACCCGTTCGCGGAGATTCGCCGCTCCCGGCTCCGGGCCGGCTCCACCCGGCGGCTGCCGGCGGTCACCTGCTCCCAGGAACCAGGCTCAGGCTCTTCGACGGTGCGCGGGGGCTCGACGTCGGGCGTCGCCTCCGGCTTGGGGTCAGCAGGCGCCGGAGTCTCGGGCTGCTCGCCGACCTCGCTGGCGCTGGACGTGGTCGCGAGCACATCGTCGAGGTCGGCGAGGAAGTCGTCTAGGTCCCGCACGGGCGTCCCCGAGCTCACGGTGATGCCTCCGAGTCCTTGCGGACCGCACGAGCCGCCTTTTCGTAGGCGTCGAGCGCGCGCGGGTCGAACCGACCGTGCTGGGCTTGCATGTCCTTGCCGAGCTGCTGGTAGAGGCCGGCAGCCTCGCGGTACTGGCCGCGGCTCTCAGCGCTCGCGGCCTCGGTCATACGGCGGTCGATGTCCGTCATCGGAGCCGAGTCCTTCCGTGGTGGTGTGGGAGTGCCCCGGGCCCGAGTCGGTCGGGCGCCCCTCACGGCGTAACTGCCGGGGCTGGATGATGCCGGTCAGGAGCCGGTGGTCGTCGGCTGTGACGGGTGCGGAGTGATCGGCCGGCCGGTCCGCGCGCTCCGGCTCTCCGCTGCGGATGCCCAGGCCGAGGTCCAGGAGGTAGCGGCGGATACGGAGCTCGTCGGCTCCGGGGGCGGCGGTCACCACGCCTCGGGAAAGAGAAGGGCGACGGCGAGGGCGGCCATGGCTGCCAGGCCGCCGATGAACCGGAGGTCGATGGTGCGCCCGTACAGGGCGGTAGCCAGGCCGAGAAGCCCGCTGATGAGGATGAGGTGGATCACGATGCCCTCTTCTTCTTGGCCTTTTGCTCGATGCGGCGGCGGGTCCTGGGCACGGATGCGGCGTTCTTGCCGTCCTCGTCGCCGTGGACCTCGGTCACGCGGGCAATCAGCTCTTCGGTGGTGATCGCGGGATTCGCTGTGATCTCGGCCCGGATGGTGTCGGACTTAAAAGGCCCTCCCACGGCGTGGAGTTGGGGAGCCGGATTCGCCGGAGGTGCCGTGGTAGCCAACGGCTGGACAGCTGCGGCCGGGTCGACGAGCTGGGCCGGCCCGACGGGCGGGGTCGAGGCGACGGGCGGTGCAGGGGCGACCGGCACGGGCTCGGGTGCCGGTGCGGGGACAGCAGGCGCCGGTACAGGGGGTGCGGCAGGCGCCGGGGCGGCAGAGACCGGGGCCGGCCCGGCGGGCGGCATGGTCTGGCCGGACACCAGCGGAACCTGTCCGGACACGGCCGGACCGCCCTGCAGCGCGATCGGCTCGACATCCGTCGTGACGGCCTCGGCGGTCGCAGCTGTCGGCCCGTACACAGCCCGGTTGTAGGCCTCGACCTGGTCCAGGCGCCGGATGTGACCGGCGACCGCCGCCGTGGCGGTGGCCCGCTCCTTGCGGCGCCGGAGCCAGTGCGCCACGCCCTGGGACAGCGGCACGGCGTGATGCTCCAGGACCAGGACCCACAGGCTCTTGGCGATGAGGTCGACGGCTGCGCCGACCGCTCCAGCGACCGGCTCGCCCTTGTCGACACCGAACGAGGCAACCGCGCTCATGGAGACCAGGAGTGCGAGCCATCCGGCGACCCGCGCTTTCTGAGCGCGTTTCGGCTCCAGCCGCGAGACGTACTCCAGTCCCTGGCAGGCGAGCCATGCCAGGCTGAAGATGCAGGCGACGCCGTACGCGATCGGGGCCCAGACCATTTTGTCCAGCAGGCCGCCGATGCTCGCGGCCGTGCTCGTGACGGCCAGGGCGGTGACGCCGATCGCGACGCCGGTCACGCCACGGATGATCAGCCCGTCCAAGTCGCGCGGAGGGACCGGCTCCCAGGCCACGTACGGCACCTCGCGGGACTCCGACTCACCGTTGATCGTCGTCGTCTCGGTGCGGTACCGCGTGACCTGCTGGTACCGGACACCGGGCACACGCGGCTGCTGCTCAGGCTCAATGGGGATGGTCATCGTGGCGCCTTTCGCGCTGGGGATACGGAGAGAGGACCGAGCCGCTCCCCGCTGGGAGGAGCGGCCCGGTCCGTTCCGGAGTGGGGTTACCGCCCGCTAAAGCGGGCGCGGTCTGCGTCCTCCCACGCCTGGCCAGCGCGGCGGGACTTCTGCGCGCTCTTCTCGCGCCTGGCCCGGGTCTTGGCCCGGTCCTTCGCGTTGGCCGTCTCGGTCGCGGACGGCCGGCCCGCGTAGGTGGTGCGAGCGAGCTGGTGGTCGTTGCCACCCCTGAGCCATTCGAAAGCCATTACCGCCGCCCCTCGGAGATGTACGTCGCGGGGCTGGCGCGGTGCGCGGGCCGGATCATCCGCAGTGCCTGGCGTCCAGGGACCGCTTCGTGACCTCGTCGGGGTTGGTACCGGGGCTGGCCTTGGCCACGACGGAGATGCACCGTCCGCCGACGCCGGTGAAGACGAGCGGCCCGGCGTACGACCGGTACAGGCCCTCGTCCACGTTGACTTTGCTGGTGCCGACGACCGTGGCCCACACCTGGAGGTAGCGCCGCTGTGTCTTCTCGGACACGGTCTTCACGCAGTTCGTGCCGCCGTGAGCGGGCGAGTAGTACACCTCGATGTGCGAGGTGCCGTTCAGCCGGTACGTGCCGACCCTCGCCCCGGGGCAACCCCCCGTCGGCGCCGCGACCGAGTGGGCCATGGCCGGGGTCGGGATCAGCAGGGACGCGGCGAGCGCGATCACGGCCGGGACTGAGACGAGCGCGGTGTTCGTGCTGATGCGCTTGATGTTCATGGAGTTCTCCTGCGGATTTCGGGATGGAGGAAAGCGCCGTGGGCAGCGCGAAGAAGGGGGTGCGCACCGCCCACGGCGGTCATGGGGTGGGGCAACGTCCGCTGCCGGTGGCCGGCTACTGCGGTACGAATGGGGGTTCGACGGTCCGGGCTACTGGGGTGGGTCAGCAGCCGCCGCAGGCCTGAGACGGGGTGTCCGAGCTGAACCAGACGCCACAGCGGGCGCACTGCCAGTCACTGGCCGAGGACGATGAGGACGAGGCGGGTGAACACGGCCACAGGGCGCCTCCCTCGAACCAGGCACCGCACTTCCCGCACACCAGCTGCTGGCCGTCCTGCGTCATCGGACGCCCACAGCACGTGTATCCGGCGGACTGCCGGACGGGCTGCGTGGGGGCTTTCGCCGGGATTCGAAGCGGGGCCGGGACCGGCGCGGTACGCGGGCCGGGGATACGGGGCAGCCACGGCGCGTTGGGGTCCTCATCGTCGGTCCACGCCCGGGGGGCACGGTCAACGACGAGGGTGGAGGCGGTGACGACGAGGCCGGCGAACGGGGATACCGCCGAACCCGCGAACTTCTGATCAGTACAGTTGGTCACTGCGTCAGCTCCTGTTAGAGGCAGGTGTCTGTCGTGCTCCCGGCCCGTGTTCGACCACGGCCGGGGTTGAAGGCGGTGCCCGGAGTCCGACCTCCGGGCATTGCCGTTTCAGCAGCCCCGACCTCCGTGTCCGACCACGCAGGCCGGGGCTTTGTGCTGAGCAACGTCGCGTTGCCTTGCTCAATGTAAGGGACTCCCTTACATTGGGCAAGCGCCGACCCGCAGAAAAGGACCGGGATGGCCGAGGAAGTGGCATTCGAGGAGGAGGCACAGCGCGTGTTCGACGCACTGGATGGCCTTGCGGCGATGGATGATCCGGCGGCCCAGGCACGCGCGATCAGCCGAGTGCTCAAGGAGCAGCCGAAGCGAAATCAGCAACTCAAGGCGATTCGCCGGAACTACGTGCTGGACCAGCGGGCGGCGAAGGTTCCGTATCGCACGATCGCGACGCAGCTCGGCGTGTCAGCCGGCACTGTCCAGGACATCGAGCGCGGCTACTCGGGGTCGGGGCGCGACCGGCCGAAGATGAGCAGGAAGAAGACAGATGACGACGACCCCGGCGAGCAGTAGGCCGGGCGGTGTGGACGTCCGTCCGGTCTGATCCCTCGCGCGGGATCGGCAGAGAGCAGAGCAGGCAGCAGTCCCCTACCGGTTGGGATGGTGGGGGGCTGCTGTGGCGTGTGGGCCGGGGCGCCGTAGCGGGTTGGCTGGTTTGCCTGTGAGGCGGCGCGCGGCTCCGTAGGCTCCGCGTCATGGTGGATCAGGGGCGGTCGGTGCAGTGTGATCGGTGTGCGGCCGAGTGGAAGGTGTACGGCCCGGGGCTGCATTTTTGTCGGCGGTGCGGGTTGATGTTGGGTGGCGGGGAGCCAATCCGCTTCGGTCAGAACGTTGACTGGCAGGGGTATGCACTCGTGGCGGGGGGATTTGTGCTGTTCGGGGTGGTGCTGTCTGTGTTTCATGCGTTGAAGGGCTGACTCCGGCAGGTGGTTATCCACAGGGCGCGCGGCGTTCTTGCTGTCGGCCGTACGGTGCTCACCTGTCGAGGTCGAGGAGGCGCCTGTGCGTGTGGGGTTGGAGTGGCTGGCTGCTGAGGTCGTTGCCGGGCTGCCGTCTGCGGGGCGGGAGGAGGTCCGGCTCCTCCTCGAAGGCGTGCTGCGGCGGCCGGAGGAGTGGCCCGTACCTGGTGGCGAGGAGTCGGCCGATGTCTTCGGGGCGCGGTGCTGGGTGACGGTGGTTGCGTACCGGGGGGAGCTTGAGGTGCGGGATGTCGGGTGGTGCGGGTAGGGCAGGCGATCGAGATGTCCCCCATCTGGCCCGTTCCTGTCGGTTCGCCCGGTCCCGGGTGGTGCGGCTGGCTACGGTCGGCGGTTCACGAATCGAAGGGGCGTCATGCGCAGGGTTTGGCTTTCGGTAGGGGCTGGGGTGCTCGCGGTCGGGGCGCTTTCAGCGTGCAGTGATGGCGGTACCGAGCGGGGCGTGTCGGCTGCGTCGGCCGCGGCCGGTGCGCCGGCTGTGAAGGCCCCGGCGGAGGCGGCGGCGTCCAAGGACGTCAAGGTCGTGAGGTCGGGGGTCGAGGATCACGAGACCTGGGGGAAGGGCGCGTACGTCGTCCGGTACGAGGTGACGAACCACGGGAGCGAGGCTGCCGACTACTACGCCGAGCTGGAGTTCCTGGACAAAGACGGGGATCACCTGGGCCAGACAGGCGTCACGGTGGACAAGTTGGGGGCGGGCAAGACGTCCAAGGCGGATACCGCTCCGTTGAAGGCGGAGATCACGAACGGGAAGATCGCCGATATCGCGAGTGTGCGAGTGTCGGCGGTCGACCGGACCTGACCCGAGCCAGTAGTTGCTGAGCCCCCGCCCGTCTCCGTCGGGCGGGGGCTCTGCTGTTCCGGGTGCGTCCGGGCATGGGTCGGCGGAGGGTGGAGGTGTGCCTGTCGTCGTTGACCCGCCGAGCTCGATCGGTGGTCGTCGTGTGCGTGTGGACGGGACGATCTTGGGACTCGCGTACGGGGTGGGTGATGTCGTGGAGTTCCTGCGTCGGGCTGGTCTGGAGGACGTGGACGATGCGGTGGTCGAGGGGTCTGAGCTGATCGAGTGGCGTGGCGGCGGGCCGGACGTGTGGACGCTCCCGGGCGCGTGATCCCTTTCCCCTGGTCGCGGCATGTTTCGGGGCTCTGCGCCGTTACCTGCCGTGACAGATAGAGGAGGTTGGGATGGCAGGGACGACAGGCCTCGTCGTAGCGGTGCTGGGTGCGTGCTCGGTCGCGGTGGTGGCGGTGCTCGCGCGGGCTCGGGTGGAGATCGCCCGTATCAACTCGCGGTCAGCCGGCTCGAAGCGCTGACCCCTCAGGGTGCCGTCCTCGTCCGTTGTGGCGGGGGCGGCATGGGCGTGCCCCCGCCCGACGGAGACGGGCGGGGGCACTGGGGCGCTGTCCCACGGGCGGGAGCGTAGCCGTTACGCGTGATCAGGTGGCGCGTCGCCGGGGGGCGGGGTGCGGGTGGCGTCGTCGATCGCGCCGAGTGCTTCGGCGAGCGCGGCGCCGAGGAGGTAGCGGGGCACGGTGGCCCGGTACTCGACGCGGACACCCTGTCCGGTGTCCGTGTCCGGGGGTGTCCGGGCGGTGTCCGTGCTGGTGGGGAGAGGTCCGCAGTCTGGGGACTCCCCGACGAGGACACCTGTCCGCAGGGCGCCGCCCCGGGCGGACACCGTGTCCGGACCGGTGTCCGGACACGTGTCCGGGGGTGGGGCGGTGAGCCCGTCCAGGGCGTCCAGGGCGACGCGGCGGCGCCGGGAGGGGACGCCGGTGTCGCAGCACGCTTCCCTCCCCCTGGACAGGTGATCGGGGTCGAGGCGGTCGCGGTGGTAGCGGCACTGTTCGGGGAGCTGTTCCAGAGCTTCCCGGATGCGGTGGGCGGCGTGCGGGATCCGGCGGGTGACGGACTCCGCGGCCTCAAGCCGCGCGTAGAGCTGGTCCAGGCCCTCGGCCGTCAGGTTCTCCAGCGGGGTGCGCGTCACATCGCACTCTCGGCCTGGTCGGTGTCGGCCGCGGCCGGGAAGTCGCGGACCTTGAGCTTGGCCATGCGTCCGTCGGGGTGGTGCCAGACGATCCCCTCGTAGGGGCGTGCCTGGAGCCACGGCCGCAGGCCGTCGTAGTCGCGGGGCGCCGTGGCGTAGTCCTGGCGGACTGAGAATGGGGACCAGCCGTGGGCCATCAGAACGTGCTCGTCGAAGCCGTCCGGGTTGCGGTTGATCTTGGGGCCGAGGAGTTCGTAGGTACCGGCCCGGGGCTCAGGGGTGTTGGCCAGTGCTTGGGCGTGGAAGCTGGCGAAGCCGCTTTGCTCGATCGGCTCCCAGCCGACGCACTTGCCAGTGATGGGGTCTTCCGCCACGAGTTGGTAGCCGGAGGGCGGGGTCTTGCCGGGCTTCACCTCGCGCCTGGCCCACCACGCTCCTGCGCCGTCGAGGCTCACGCAGATGCCGTCCCATTTCCGGGTGGCCGTGCCTTCCCCGGCAAGGACCCATGCGCAGTCAGGGTGCACCGTAGGCAGGACGTGGCGGAGGTCGGGCAGTTCGCGGTTGAAGAGGGTCGGGATCTTGCGCATCGGGTTCCTTCGGATCGGCGTGACGGTGGTGGGCGGGAGGGGTCGGAAGATTCGGCCGTGATGTTGGCACGCGGGATCTGGCCGGTGCACCCACGGGCTGCCGTCCGGGTGCCGGATGTGTGGACACGGGCAGTCGTCGGGGAGTTCCCTGTGAACGGTCACTGGGGCGGCCCTTCGGTGGTGGGGGGCGGGGCGGCCCAGTCGGGGTCATAGCGGGGTGCAGGGCCAGGGGTGTTGGCCCTCCAGGAACGGACGTTCGCGGCCGAGTCGCGCGGGTGGATGATCCAGCGGCTGGTGAGCGCGACGAGGACGACCAGGGCCGCGGCCCAGAACACGGGTGAGCTGCTGTGCCGGATCGCGGTCTCGTCCCGGGCCCAGTCCAGCAGCCACTGGCCGGGGCGGGCGCGCCCGGCCGAGTACCCCACGACGGAGGCCGCGGCCAGGGCGACAAGGAGAAGTGTCACCGGGACTTCTTCGCCGGGGCGGGGGCCGGCTGCTTCGCCAGCCTGTCCGGCGCGGCGGGCTGCTTGACCTGCTTGTCCGGGGCCGACTCCTTCGCCGACGCCTTGAAGTCGGGCGTGGCCGGCTGCCGGGTCGCCGGCGCCGTGTCCTGCGCCGCCGGTGCTTGGTCGTCGCCGTGGGAGGTGGTGAGCAGGCACGGGCGGGGGCCGCGCGGCACGAGGTCGCCGGTAGCGGTCCGGGTGGCGGTCGGGCAGGTGGGGGTGCTCTTGGAGCTGGTCGACGGGGAGGACTTGACGCAGCCGGTGAGCAGGAGGGTGGCAACGGCGGCGATCGTCACCGTGCGCGCGGCGCGGCGGGCGGAGGTCAGGTTCATGTGTCAGGTTCCGTTCGTGCGGGTTTGCTGCGGACAGTGGGGGTCGTGGTCGGTGCCGATCGTCGTCCACCAGCGCTCGCACTGGCAGGTCCCGGCGAGTTCGGCGCGGACGATGGCTTTGGCGTCGCTGCGGGTTGTGCCGGGCCGGGGCCGACCGGCGCGGATGGCGTCGGCCTGGGCGTCTGCCTCGTGCCGGATTTCTCGTCCGGCCGAGAGAGCGAGGACGACCGCCGTGGCGTAGAACGCGGTGGCCTCCGGCCAGCTCCGGTGTTGGACGCAGACGGCCGCGACGTAGGCGAGCCAGCAGAACCCGGCCAGGTGCAGGGCCAGCAGCGTCCGGCCGAGGCGGGTCACGTGGCGCTCGGCCCGGTCGTGTCGGGGGCGCCGGCCTCCATGGCGGTCTCCTCGTCCCACAGGTCCGCGATGTTGCGGAGGATGTAGGCGCCGGCTGCCTTGTCCAGGCCGGAGGCCGCGGCCTCCAGGAGGACGCTGCCCTCCGTGGTGCCGGGCCGGATGATGACGTAGGCCAGGGCGTCCCGGCCGTCGATCATCGCGAGCTTCGTTTCGCCGGGTGTCTGCTCGGTCATGAGTGGGTGTGCTCCTGCTCGGTGCTGGTGGGCGTGGGGCGGTCGTCGGTGTGGTCGCGGCCTCTGGTCTGGAATCCGAGGTCGCAGCAGGTACGCCACGGTTCAGCCGGCCTGGTGTGCGGCGGGGCCTTAACCCACTGTTCGAGGGCGTCCGCGTGTGCCTTGCGTGCCTGGTCGGCCGCGGCCTCCAGGCGTTCGGCTTTCTCGCGGAGGTCGGCGAGCTGCGGGACGTAGGTCTCCAGCCGGTCGCGGAGCGCTACGGGCATGACCTTGGCGAGCTTGGCGGGGGCCCGCTTGATGCCGTACCCGGGGTTCAGGCACAGGGCCAGGAACTCCCGGATCTCGTCGGCGGTGGTGAGGTGGTCCACTGGGGTCTCCTCCGGGGCCGCCCCCTGGGGCGGGGGCGGCCTGGGTGCGGTTAGCGGGTCGGTCGGTTCAGGAGGGCGGGGCCGACGCCGAACCAGCGGGGGAACCCCGGGTGCGGGGTCTGGCCGGTGGTCTCGGCGGCGCAGCGGATCACCCGGCGGAGGCCTTCGCGGCGGTCCTCCGGTGCGCGGTAGCCGTTGGTGACGTCGGCGAGGATCGGGCGCAGGGCACAGGCCTGGATGTTGATCCGGCCACGAGTGGAGTGCTGGCTGTTGCGGTCGGTGATCTCCAACCAGTCCGCGAAGTCCAGGCCGGCGGTCATGGCGTGGTCATCGACGCGGTCGCCCAGGGTGGTTCCCCCGGCGGTCCAGGCGTACCGGATGCCGGCTCCGCCGTCGGGGCGGTGGATGACGATCCAGAGGAACGTCTCCGGGTCGTGGCCGGCCGCGATCGAGTCGAGCACGGCGAGTTCCACGGGGCCCGGGTCGCCGGTCGGGGTGAGCACCGGGCGGGGCGGGGTGCCGAGGACGGGGGCGGTGTGCTGCATGGGGCTGGTTCTCCTGGTGGTTTGCTGGTGGGCCGGGGCCGCCCCCGTGTCGGGCGGGGGCGGCCTCCGGGCGGTCGTTCGCCCAAACCAGCGGGAGGATTGCGTCGCCGTCGGCCGGCGGGCTGGTCTGGCACTCGCCCCACAGGGCGCCCTAGTCGTCGATCTAAACGGCGTCGCACCTGCCGACCGCCCGGTCAGCGGGGCGTGCTACAGCGGCCGTCCGCTCGCGGTAGGCGCCCAACGCGTAACGCAGATCGTTGACTTGATCCTTGGTGGAGTTCCAGGCGTCGTTGTCGAAGTCACGGATGACGTCGGCGACGGCGTCGACCAGGCCGGCGAGTGCCGGGGCGTCACCGGTCGTGGGCTCCTCGGCGCGTTCCTGGAGCATGGCGGCCATGCGGCGCGTGGCCGCGCTCTCAACCTCGGTGTCCCGGTCCAGCTCCCCGCCGTACTCCGTGCGGATCTCCGCGTCCATCTGGTCCTGAAGTTCCACGATCGCGGCCGCGGCCTGGACGAAGTGCCGAGCGCGGGACTGGTCGGCCTGCTCGGCGTCGTGTACGGCGAGCAGCTCGGCCGCGTGCTGCCGGGCGTCCCTGGTGTGGATGCCGCCGTCCTCGTAGATTTCGGTGAGCTGCTGCAGCGCGGTCCGGTCCGGCCCGTCGTGGACCGCCGGCACGTACGTCTGCCACGTGTCCACGACCGTGGGGCGCTGGATGACGCGGGTGGCGGTGACGGTGTCGCCGTACCAGCCGTGGTTCTCCGGCGGGCCTCCGTCGACTTCGAGGTCCCCGAGGTCGATCGGGGCCTCGTACTCGACGGCGTACGTCTCGCCCTCGGTGAGGAACACGCAGCGGCGTTGCTGGCTGTACTTCAGGACGGTCACGTGCGTGTCGGCCAGCACGGTGTCTGACCACTCGACGTCCTCCGGGCTGTCCGGCGGTACGCCGAGGTTGGCGAGTTCGGTGCGGGTGAAGTCTCGGGTGGGCATGGGTGTCTCCGGTGGTGGTTGGTTGGGGGTGGGCCGCCCCCGTGTGGGGGGGGGGCGGCCGTCGGGGTGTCAGGCTCGGGAGATGAGGAAGACCCGGTCAACGGAGATCCATTTGCCGTCTCCGGTCTTGGGCCGGTCACAGCCCTGGCCGGGGCTGGTGACGCGGATCTTGACCCGTCCCGTGCCGAGTTGGAGGATCGGGCCGCTGATCGTGGCCTGGTAGCGGCCGGATGTGGTGCCGCCGACGATGTCGCCCTCGTGGATGGTGCGGCCGTAGGCGTCGAGGAGGCGCGGCTTCCCTGCCGTAGCGGCGTCGACTAGGTCCGCGGAGGCGTCGAGCAGCGCGGCGGCCCGGTCCATGCCGGGGCCGGTCTCGTGGTCGTACCAGCCGTCCCGGTGGGTGCCGTTGATCACGCGGAGCATGGTTGCGAGTTCCCGTGTGTGGGCCGCCGGGCCGTTGGCGGTCGGCGGCTCGGCCTGTGCGAGGGCGATGAGGACCGGGTCGGGTTGGGTGTGCGTCATCGTGCGTTCCGTTCTCTTAAGGGGTGGGTGGGCCGCCCCGGTGGTAGGGCTGCCACAAGGTGGGTGTGGTCAGGCCGTGTTGGGGCGTTTCTGTTCGCGTTTGCACTGGCCGCAGTACGAGGTGCCGTCCTCCTCCAGGAGTCCGTGCTCGGTCTGGTCGTGGCCGTAGCGGCAGGGCCCGGACGGCGCGGGTAGGCCCCTGATCGCGCGGAGGGTGGCGCGGAGCTGTTGGCGGCCTGGTTCGTCCTCCACGTGGTCCGGCTCCTGGCAGTGGCGGACCCCGCACTCCGGCCGGACCTGCCCGACCGGGTTGCGGCCGGAGCGCTTACGGAAAGCGATACCGGAGGGGCTTACGGACTTCTCCCGGAACCGCATGACGGGGGTGCCGCTGCGCCCGCCCCGCTCGCCCGTCCACTCCAGGTGGCCGTCGTCGACCGGCCGCACGAAGCTGCTCCACTTCTCCTCGGCGGTCGCGAAGCCCTGCGGGTGGTAGCTGACGCCGGCGAGGTCGCGGATGCGGCGCACGGCGGCCCGGTCTACGTGGAGTTGGTCCGCGATGGCGTCGTTGCTGTGGTGGCGCAGCATGGCCCGGATCTCCGCGTCCCGGGGGTGGACGTAGGGGGCCTGGGTGCGGACGGTCGGCGGGCCGACGTGTTCGGCCTTCCGCCGCCGGGCGACGGTGGCGACGTCGGCGCCGGTCCGGCGCCGGATCTCCGCGTTGCTGTAGCCCTCGTCCAGCAGCACGCGGATGGTGCGCTCCTTCGGGTGGAGCGGTTTCGTCCAGGCGCTGCGCGGGGTCGGCGGGATACCGGCCGCGGCCCGGGTCTCCGCGACGGTCTTCGTCCCGACGTACAGGCGTCGGCTGATCGCCGAATTGGGCAGGCCCTCGGCGAGGAGTGCGCGGATCTCCGTGTCCAGCGGGTGGATGCGCTGCCTGTCCGGGGCGGCGGTGGGCTGGTCGGTCATCACAGGGTGCCCGTCCACAGGGCCAGTTCCTCGGCGGTCTCGGCGTGGGAGCGGATCAGGTCGTCCCGGTCGGCCAGGAGGTCCGTCAGTGCGGTTCGGCAGTAGTCGAGGAGCGGGGCCGGGTCGCCGACGGGGGCAGTGGTGAGCTGCCGGACGAGGGCCTGGATCTCCTCCACGCGGGTGGCGTCGAGTTCGCGGGTCACTGGCCTCGCTCCTCGTTGCGGACGCCCAGCCACAGGAAGCCTTCGCCGTCGTCGCACAGGCCGTCGTGGTCCGGGTCGTCCTGGGTGCAGAACGTCTCAGCGCCGACGCTGTTGTGCGCCATCTCGTCGCAGCGGGTGGCCTCTTGGACGTCGCGGGCGAACGCGGCCCGGCAGAACGCCACGTACACCCTGGTGAGGCGGCGTTCCTCGGCGCGGGCGCGGCGGCGGGCCCGCATCCGGGCAAGGATTTGCGGGTTCGTCGGGCGCTCCCACTGGTGGGCGCCTGCGCCGTGGACGGCGGTGTCGTGGCCGCAGCGGCGGCAGCCGAAGGGGGGCGGCGGGGTGCCGTCCGGCCAGCGCACCGGGCCCCGGCGCAGGCCCGTAGTCGGGTCATGGGCGATCAGGGCGTTCATGCGGTGCTCTCTTCGTGGTCGCGCCTCTGCGGGCGCATCTCGGTCGCCGGAACCGTCGGCTCTTCGGCTGCGGGGGTCCCGGGCCAGGCGCCGGCCGCAACCTGTTGGGCGCGGCGGAGCAGCAGGTCCTCCAGCCACGTGATCCGCCGGTCGACCCGGCGACGCTCGACGTGCTCAGCCTTAAGCGCGGCCTGGATGCTTTCCAGCGATGCGTTTTCGGCGTAACTGTCACGGTTCTTGTCGTTCAGGCGCCTCATGCAGTGCTCTCTTCGTGGTTGCGCCTGGTGGGGCGCTCGTTGGGCGGGTAGCGGTGGGTGCCTCGGCCGGCTGCTGCGGTGGCCCGGGTGACTGCGCGGCCGCCGTAGCGGCGTACGGCTTCCTGCTCCCCGAGCTCGGCGACTGCCTGGACGATGTCCTCGACCTGGACGTCGGTGGTGGGCGCGGCGGCCGCGGCCTGGGAGCGGTGGCGGCGGGGGCGGCACAGGAGGCACCGGCCGTCCGTGGGGTCGACCGGACCGGCCGGGTGTTCCCCGCATCCGGTGAGCGGGGCCGGCCCCTGTGCTGCGGCGACCAGGTGCCGGGCCTCGTTCACGGCGCGGGTGATGATGGCCAGTTGTTCCGGGGTAGCGGTCGCCGGATCGAGCCGGTGGCCGTAGGTGCCCAGGGTCCGCAGCACGCATGCGAGTTCGGGCAGGGAGGTTCGGTTCATGCGGTGTTCACCGCCCGCTGCTCGGTGCGGCAGGTCGCGCACGGGCGGCCGGGGGTGGTGGGGCGGTGTGCTCGGTCGCAGCCGTCGCAGTTCTCCAGCGGGTGCTGTCGGCTTGAAGATCGTTCAGCGGGTGCGTGCGGGGCTGCGGGCTCCTCGGTGGAACCGGTGGGCACGGGCACCAGGAACGCGCCCTGAACGGGAGCCTGGGGGGCTCGGTGCCGCTGCTGGTCGTCGCGGGTGGGGGCGGGCTTCGGGTTGCGGTCTCTCCAGCCGGTCATGTGCTGGTGGACCTGGTGGTCGAGACGCACGCTGTAGACCCCGGCGGCACCGAGGGCGGCGCGGAGCCGGTGCTCCTCGACTGTCTCGGCGGTTGTCCAGGCATCGAGGGCGGCAGCGGCGGCGGCGTGGGTGTCCAGGTGTTCCTGGATCCGGGCGGCGGCAGCGGCAGCGGCGCGCTCGGCGGCGCGGTGCTCCCCGTGCTGTTCCTGGCAGGCCCGGCACGCTCCGGCGCCGATGAGCTGCCCGTCCTCGCACGAGGGGTTCGGGCAGTCCTGGGCGAGGATCGCGGCGGCGAGCCAGGAGTTGCGGTTCTTGATCCGGTCGCAGCCGTCAGGGTCATCGGGTGAGCGGCGGACGTTGTGGCAGCCGGTGGCCGTGCACCGGTCGCACCCCCGGTAGGCGGCAGCGGACCGGCGGTCTGCCTGTTCGCCGTACCAGCGGCGGTTGAGCCGGGCGATCACCTGGTCCGGCGTCCGGGACGGGATGCCTGCTGTGGGGGTGCCGGTCAGCAGGTCGTTGATGGCCCGGTGGAGTCCGGGGAAGAGTGTCGTGCCGGGCTTGGCGACCTCGGCGGGGATGGCGGCGCGCACCAGCTCGAAGGCGGGCGACTGCTGCCGCGGCACGGTCTTCGTCGTCGCCGGTCGGGGGGACTTCTTGCGCTGGGTCGGGGGTGCTGTGCGGGACGCGGCGCAGCCGCCTTCGGGCTGGTCGCTTTCGGCGCCCGCGCTGTCGCTCTCGCCCGCAGGCGCGAAACCACCCGCACCCTTGCCTACGGCGTCAGCAACCCCACCCGTTTTCTCCTTCCCCGTCTTCTTACTCTGTTTTCTATTAGACGTACCAGCGTGTGGTACGTCGGAAAGCGGTACGTCGGAGCGACCTGCGGAAACGTCCATATCCGCAGGTGGGACCGACGTACCGGCGTCTGGTACGTCGGACCGGTCGATCGGCCCGTCCCCCAGCGCCTCGATATCCAGCGCGTCGACCACGTCCGGCGTGCCAGCGTCTGGCACCTCGGTGTGAGCTGCGGGAATGTCGGTGAGCGTCAGGACGGTGCCGTGCCGGCCACCTTCGAGGGAGTCAAGGCCGGCGACCAGGTAGCCGTGCCGCTTCAACTCGGCGAAGGCCGAACGGAATGCGCGGCGGCCGGGGCTGCTCTTGCCGTGCCTGCTCAGGGACTCGCGCCACATGTCATCAGCGGTGGCCTCCCAGCCATCGGGACGGCTGAGGAGCTCAAGGAGGATGCCGCGAGCCATGTGGCTCAGGCGGCCGTCCCTGGCGGTCGCGTTAGGCACCTGGAGGAAATCCCGGGTGAGCCTGGTGCGCCGAATCCTCACGTGGTCTCATCTCGATCGTGCTCGGTCAGTGGAGGGTCAAGGCGGTCCGGTGCCCTGGTCAGGCACGTCATCGCCAAGACGCCCAATGTTGCATTCCTGCGTTGCATGGTCAAGTTGCAACACCTAATTGGATTATTGGGTTGCATCCAGCCATGTGGCCAACTGGCCGTCTGTCGCCTGGTCGAAGGCCTGCCGGAACGTCAAGAACTGCCCTGCCTCTTCGATGAGGCAGGCGTCCGAGTAGCACGGGGTACACAGCCGCCGCAGCAGCCCGTCCCGCACAGAACGGTGGGTGCTCAACGCCCGCTGGTGGCCGCAGAGTCCACACCGCCCCACGGAGGGCACCACGCCCGTCACAGCCCGTACCGCGCGAACCGCTGGGCGTCCTCCAGGGCCTTCCACCGGCGGGTGAGCGTGAGCCGCTGCCGGTCCGTCAGGCGCACCGCCCGCGACACCACCCCGGTCACGACGGCCGCCTCCACGCACCAGGTCGGGAACAAGTCCTCCGTGGACACCTCCAACTCCCCGGCCGGCTCGACGGTGTAGAGGTCACCGAGCCACCGTTTCGAGGCGTAGAAACGCCCGTACTCCCGGTCGCTGGTGACGTAGACCCGGTCCGGCCGTTCGGTGATCGGGTCCACGTTGCCCAGACCGGGGACAGCCGGCTGGACGCCGGCAGCCTTCGCGGCGCAGATCGGGCAGCCGTCGACCACATGGGGCGGGGCAGGGACGACGCGGTCGCCGGCGACGAGGCCGGGCACACCGCCGTGGAACAACCGCACGGACGAGGTCATGAGCGCGCTCCGGGGCAGCAGCGGCCCCGGGCACGAGGACGCGCCCGGGACACTAGGGAGGGGGTGCCCGGACCGTGTCCGGACGCCAGGCGGACGGGGTGTCCGGGCAGGTCAGAGGTACCGGCGCCGCGCGTCACCGCGCGGGCGCATCGCCACGTCGACCTCGGCCGGCGAAATGCGGACCGCGCCGACCACAAGGTCACGGGTGGTGGCATACGGCCGGTCAGCCACGGGGTCGCGCTCCGCCGCGCGAGCGGAGCGCGACCTTGGCCTCCAGGAGCAGTGTCCGCGCAGTCCCGTAGGACAGGTCCGCCCCTTCGGCCACGGCCCGAATCGAGGCGCCGGCCACGTACTTCTCGGCCAGGGAGCGCCCCATGGTGGCGCGGCCGTCGCCTCTCAGCCGGGGCCGGTAACTGGTTGCCAAGCGGGCCATGTTGCTGGTCATCAGGCGAGTTCCCTTCCAGGGACGTGGGGGCGGGTGTGGCGGTGGAATCCGGACACCAGGGCCAGCAGCGCGCACACCGATTCGGTACGCGACTGCGGGCCGGCGAGGCCGGCGACGGAGAACAGAGCGGTCGTCATCTGCCGGTCCTCGTTGAGGTACGCGACGAGGAACCGGGCAGCGAACAGCCGGTGCAGGTCGCTGCCGTCGACGTCGACCAGGCCGAGCGTCCGGGCCCACGAGTCGTCCAGGTCCGGGCGCTGGTTCACCAGGTCGCGCAGGGCCTGGAGTCCCGATTCCGCGACCACGCAGCACAGGCCGTAGACGTCGGAGGCATCCCCGCGTTTCTGCACCTCGTCCAGGACAGCCGCCGCGTGGTCGAGGTCGCCGGCGCACACATGCCGCTGGACGGCCTCGACCAGCGGCACGAGCGGGCCCGGCCGGATCACGTCGCCTCCCCGGCACCAGCGGGGACGGGCAGCGGAGCAGGTTTGGAGCCGGCAAGGACCGGCTTTCTCTCGCCCCGGGGCACGTAGCGGCGGTCCACGCCGGCCTGGGCACACCACAGGGCTTGCTCGACAGCGAAAATCGCTTCCGACTCCTCCCGGCTCCCGGGGACCAGTTCGTGGACGAGGAGTGCGAACTCCTGGGCCGCCGCTGCCAGACGTTCCTTTATTGCCGTCCGGTTCTCATCGGTGGCCGGCGGCGCGAAGCGGATCCGGATCTCGTTCTCGGTGATCGCCACAGGTGGCTCCGTTCTCAGGGGTTCAGTCGTTCGTTGTGGTAGGCCGCGGCCTGGTCGGCCACCTGCTCGGCGAGGGCGGTCTCGGCACACGTTTTGTGTGCTGGTGCGCGGTGGGAGTCCCGGAGGTGGGTCGGCTGCCCGCAGTACCGGCAGGGCCTGGTCTGCTGGGACCAGTGCCGCCCGTCCGTCCAGTCCAGGAGGCCGGTCGGCGGCAGCTCAGGCCGCGGATTCCTCCGCGCAGACATCCGCGGCCTCCCTCGCCTCGGCCGCGCGGGCCGCTGCCAACTGCGCGGCGCGTCGAAGGATCGCCTTCCGCTCGTGCAAGTCCAGACCGCCCCACACTCCGAACGGCTCGCGCCGCTCCAAGGCCTCGATCTGGCAGTTCCCGGAAACCGGACAGCGACGACAAATTGCCTTTGCATGGGCGGTCTTGCTGACCACCTCCGCCTCCAAGCCCTCCGGGAAGAACAGGGCGGGGTCCGCGTACCGGCACGCCGCACGTTGGTCCCAGTGCGCCCTGCGCGCGAGGGTGTCCGGAGACCGGTGGGGGCCGTAATGGGTCGGTCGAGGCATTAGCGCTCTCCCTCTTCCTCGTGTCCGGACACTGCCGGACGGCTCTTCGCGGACACGTCCGGACCCGTGTCCGTGCAGGTCACGATGGGAATCACGACCGTGTCCGGGTCGGTGTCCACCCCGTCGCGGACACCGACCCGGACACGAGTCCGGACCGATGTCCGCAGTGGGAGCCGGACGGTGCGGTGACGGCCCGTGGGGTACAGGAGCCAGCCGGCGGCCACCAGCACCAGCACGAGCACCAGCGGCCCCCAGATGTGGGCGGTGGTCACGACCGCGAGGAAGACGGCCACCACCCACAGGAGGTCAACGCCGTCCATCGGACAGCCCTGCCTCATCCCGCCACCGCACGACGGTGCGCTCCGCGATTCCCAACCTTCCGGCGATCACTGCCGCGCTGAGCTCCCGCCGGGTCATCACCACCACGGCGTACCGCTGCTCGATCTCGGTCCTCAGCTCCGGCAGCGGATACACCCCACGGGCCACCAGGCCCACGGCCAGCACGTCCACACCCCGGTACCACGTGGCACCGTCCGGCGGAGCGAGCAAGCCCCGGCTCTCCCGGTGCTCCCGCATCACGCGGTCCTCAAGATGGCCACCTGCCACGCAGTGGCCCCGGCCACAGACCGGCCCGGCCTTGCCCTCAGCCTCCCGCCCGTGCTGGACACGGAACGCGTACCGGTAGGCGGTCTGGGTCTCCGTCCCGAAGCGCAGCACCGGCGTCCCGTGCTCAGACACCGGCCCGGTCCAGTCCAGGTGGCCGCCCTCGACGGCCACCGTCCGGCCCGCGAACGCCTCATCCCAGGACTCGTACCGCAGTCGCCGGCCGCGCCGGAACGGCGCTACGCCTGCCGTGACCCGGACACGGCGCACCCGCTCCGGACCGCATCCCAGGGTCCGGGCGACCGCCAGGTTCGAAAGGCCGGCGTCGTCCAGGGCGGCCGCGATCTCCTCGGTACTGATCACCCGTCCACCCCCGGGCACTTGACCCGCCACAGGCGGATGGTGCAGCCGGGGCCGTCGAGCACGCCCGGGACCACACCGTGGTCGGTGGTGTACCACTTCCCGAGGACGCCGTACTCCACGATCAGCGCGTCATCCTGGTACACCCCGGCATTCGTCAGGGCGTCCTCTGTAGACCGGGCGAGCTTGGACAGGTCCGGAGTGACGTCCGGACGGATCGGCGCGGAAGGGCGGACGAGTCCGGCGTTCCGGCCGGTGCCCATGTGCCCCTTCGGCCGATCGAAACAGAACACCATGTCGGCGCGCAGCGGACCCGTCAGCTTGGTGAAGCCCCGGATCTTCTGCCGGGCCGCAACCGCCGTCCAGACGATCGCTTCACGCCACGGCTTGACCTTCGCGGAGGACTCGATCATCCGGCCGCCGCCTACGTGCGACTTACTGCCCTGCGGGCCGGGCAAGCCCCGCACAGCAACCTCGAACAACGGCTGCGGGGCCTCGGCCGCCGGCTCCTCGACCACCAGGGGCGAAATCGGGGCGGCCTCCACGTCGAACAGGGGGAAGGTCTCCATCACACCTCACCTCCAGACGGGGCGCCGTCCACGCGCCCCGTCCCACTGGTCGCGGCCGCCGGCTGACCGTCCAGCCACTCGGCGGGGATCGGCGGCGCGATCGTCACGTCGGTGAGGACCAGGTCGTCGGCCTCCAGCGCCTGGCAGTTCGCGACGGCCTCCAGGAACCGGCCGGGCAGCTGCTCGGCCTCCAGCGACGTTGCGCTGGTGAGCTGGTCCAGGAGGACGGTCACCCCGTCCGTGATGGACCAGCCCACGACGATGACCCGGGCCGTCCGGGTGGCGATGTCGACCGTCTCCACCTGGATCGGCGTCGGGTACCTGCGCTCGTCGCGGGCCACGAGGTACCGGGCGCCCAGCTCGGTGATAAGCGGCCGGGAGTCCTCGAATCCGACATAGCGGCGCAGCCCGAGCGGGGTGATCTGCTCCGCGTACCGAGAGACGTCCTCGCCGGCCGCGACCGCACGCAGTGCCGCCTCGACGTCCCCGGACAGGGGCCGGTCCGTCGTGGCGTGCATCGTGACGCGCAGCATCCCGGCCCTCCAGGCCGCTGTGCCGCGTGTCTCCTCCGAGCTGCACGGGCACCCGCGCACCGTGTTCCTCGTGTCCTCGCTCGTGAGGCCGAAGCACTCCAAGATGGTGTGCGCACCCTTCGCGCACAGATTGGCGGTGCAGCAAAGGCAGTTGGGGCAATCCCTCTGTGCCGGGCGTAGGTGCTCCGGTCCGAGCGGGTCGGTCATGTCTGGTCTCCAGAGGAGTGGTGCCCGCAGTGCCAGCAGGTCCGCGACCCGTCCACGCTCACGGCGTGGGGGCGGCGGCGCTGCTCGCCGGGGCAGTGGTAGAAGTCCAGGCGCTCGGCCTGGCCGTTGGCGATGAGGGCAACGACGTCAGGGGAAGCGGCCGGAGCCGGCGCCGCGCGGTGTGCGCGGCGCCAGGCCTCGACGGCAGGGCCCATCAGGTAGGCCGCGGCGGACACCAGCCCGGCACTGCACACCAGGACGGCCACACCGATGACGTACGGGCCGCCACTCACCGCGCACCCTCGACGACGCGGGACGGGATGAGCGGCCACTCCATGCGCACCGACGCGGCCAACTCCTGTTTGCCGTCCGTCCGGGCGAAGTGGTCGCGCAGTCCCTCGGCCTGTTCCCGGGCCCACTTGACCTGTTCGCCGTGGATCTCGTGCAGCTCCAGCCGGGTCAGCCACCGGTACCGGTTCGCGACCTTCCACGCGACCGCACAGGCGGCGACCGCGTCGGCGTCCGAGCAGTGCGCGGCATCGAGTTGGACCACGTAGTGGCGGCACAGGTCGGACAGGGTCCGGCCGCCCCGGCGGTACCGGTCGACCTTCTTGTCCAGGACACGAGGGTCAATCACGTACGGAACCGCCCGGTCGAAGAGGGGCCGGACGCCGTGGCGTCGGGCCTCCCGGTCCAACAGGGTCAGGTCGAACTGGGCGTTCATGGCCACGATGGGCCGCCCCCGCCCGGCTTCCTCGGCCAGGGCGGCGGTGATCTCCTCGACGACCTCGGCGGCCGGGCGGCCCGTAGTACGGGCCGCCTCGGTTGTCCATCCGTGCACTGCTGTGGCCTCGGCCGGGATGTCGACACCAGGGTCGGCCAGCCAGTTCCGGGCCGCCGTGGGCCGGCCGCCGCCGTAGCGGACGACCGAGCCGGTCACGATGCGGGAGGTCTCCGGATCCACACCAGTGGTTTCCAGGTCGAACCCGGCAAGGGGGTTGCGGTGCCAGGTCATGCCGCGCGCCGCCGTCCGCCCCGGTTCTTCTTGGGCTTGGACCTGCCCCGCCGGGTGCCCTTCACGAGGAGCATCCGGGGGGCGGTGTCCTGCGACGACTCCGCGCTCCGGTGCGCCCGCTCCGCGTCCGCGACGAGGAGCCCGACCTCCGGGTCCGGGGCCAGGAGGATCTGGGACTGACCAGCCTCGCCGGCGTCATCGATCGCCCCGAGCGCGCGCAGCTCCGCACTCGTCGGGACGTACTTCTCCAAGCGCCGGATCGCGGACTTCATCCACATGTCCAGGAAGTGGGTGTGCCAGAACGAATCCAGCTTGCCCGTCTCCTGCGCGCGCCGGTACGCATCGCTGTACTGGTCGCGGATCTCCTCGGCGTCCTCACGGCTGAGGACCACCACCTGGGACCGGGCCCCGCCCTTGAGCCAGCAGAACGCATAGGCCAGGATCGCCGGGCCACGCGCAGCCTTCGGCAGGTCCGGCCGCGGCCGGTGGGTGAAGTCCAGCGGGGCCGGGGCAGTGGGCTCGAATGCCCACTCGTCGTTCTCGTGGACCATCCCGACGTGCACGGAGTCGACCCGGCCGGACCGGTACATCAGCTCAATGAATCCCCGGTACGTCGGGATGAACGTGGCCACGTTCCCGGACGCCGTGATGACGGCCTGCTTGCCGTCCGGCACCAGACCGATACGGGCACAGGTCAGCAGGGCCTGGAGCTGACTCGCCGGGGTGCAGCGAGTCAGCGTCGGAAGGACACTACGCACGGCGGCAAAGAACGCCGTGGTGTCCACGTTGGAGGGCAGGGCCTCCGCGAAGTGCTGCTCATACCGGCGCAGGAACTCCATCGTCCCCTCGTCCGGCTTGTGCCCCCGGCCCTGCTCCGCGCCGTCGTCCGCTGCCCGGTCGTGCTGGACATCGTCCAGGGCCGGGCCGCGCCCGCTGGGCTTGTCGGTGGCCGCCTTCACGCGGTCCTTGAGGCTCGTCATGTCACAGCTCCTTCGCCGGGACGCGCAGCACGCGGGCCCGGAACGCGGTGTAGAGGTCGGGGTGCTCTTCCTTGAGCCGGTCGACGTCCAGCTCCTCGACCACACGGGTCAGCTCGGCGGCCAACTCCGGGTGCGCCTCGCGGAATCGCTTCGCGGCGAAGTTGCCGTTCTGCTTCCACGACCAGGCCACGCCGTTGCCGACCTTCGCGACCTCGGCGGCCTCGTTGATCAGCCGCATCTCGTTCTCCACCGTGGTCAGCGCGCTGTCCAAGGCCTTGATCTCCGCCTTCAAGCGGGCGCGGTCGCCGCGCAGTTCGACGGCGCGGTCGCGGTCCACGTCCACGATGTCCTCGGGCTTCGCAGTCCACAGACGGCCCAGGAGGTCCTTCGTGGCCTCCAAGCCATCGGGCCCCGGCGGAAACCCCTCGACGACGTGTTTCTGATACCAGGTGCCGCAGTGCTCGGTGAGGTAGCCGATCAGCTCCTCGTCGCGCTCCAGCCGGTGGAACCTCAGCCGGTTACCGCCGATGAGGGCGGTAACCCACGCGTAGTCCCAGCCGCCCACGGCCATGTACCAATGGGCCTGAATCGCCGGCGTGTCCGGGACGCCGTCCTCCCATTCATCGGCCTGGTACTCCGACCGGTTCTTGCACTCGACCGGGGCCACCACGACGCCGGCATCGTCGAGGGCGTAGCGGTCGACGTTGGCGAGCATCCACGCGTTCTCGTTGTGGACGAGGGTGCCGGGCGGGGTGATGATCGGGACCCCGGAGCGGCGGGAGAACGAGCGGGCGATGACGTCCTCCAGCTCCCGGCCGAACTCCATCGCCTCGTTGTCGCCCTCGACGTCCCGGCCGTGCTTGGCCTCGAAGACGTGCCGGGGGCCCCTCCATTTGTCCAGGCCGAGGATCGCGGCGACGTCGCTGCCGCCGATCCCGGACCGGCGTACGGCGTGCCACTGCTCCTCAGGGGCGTCGGAGGGGAGCAGCAGGCGAGCGGTCGGCGCGTCCGGCCGACCAGCAGCCGGGGCCCCGGACCGCTCGGTGATGGTGATGGTCACGCGTAGTCCTTCGGGATCGAGGTACGGACGGAGGCGGCGGGCTGGTTCAGGTCGGTCAGGAAGTCGGCTGCCTGCCGGGCGGACATGCGGCCCCGGCGCTGATGGAGTTCGGTGAGGACCAGTTCGGCGGCGTGCTCGTAGCCGTGCTCTCTCAGGAGCAGCGCGGACTGCTTCGCGTGCATCCGTCGGCTGACTTTGGCGGCGGCCCTGATGAGGGTCACTGGCCCAGCCGTTGCGTCGACCGGCTGGACGAGGGGGACCGGGGCGGCAGCCGGGGGGAACCGCGTCTCGCGGGCCTCCCGCAGAATCGCGGCGTACAGGTCCATGTGTCCGCATGGGTTGTCCCACTGGTCGACGCTGTACCACTCGCCGTCCTCACAGAACCGGTTGTGCCTCACGACATCCCAGCCGCGAGGGCCACCGCACGTGGGGCACAGGGTGGAGATCGTCAACGTGACGACCCGTACCCCTACGTACTCCCGGCCCGATCCCCGGTCGCAGACCCGCACGGTCATGCGGTCCGGGAACGGCGGCACCGGACGGTCCCCGCCCATGTACCGGACCCACAGGGCCCGTTCCTCCCCGGCCGGGGCGGCGTATGCCTCGAACGATCCGGCGGGCGAGTAGAAGGGCACATTCGCGTGGCCGCTCTGGACCCCACGGGCCATGGCCCGCGCGTTCTCGGTCGTCGAGTAGAGACCGGCGAGGACCCACGTCCCAGGCTGCTCGCGCGCCGAGGCGGCTGCCACTTTGTGATCCGTCTGGGCCCGGTAGGGCGATCCGAGTGCCATCAGCGCTTCCCCCTCGGGGCCGGGAGGGTGGACAGGGCGGCGAGGGCGGCGAGTTGGGAGGGGTGGCGCAGGGCCGCGCAGTGGCGGCAGTCCGTGCTGTGGTCCGGCTCGGGGGACACGGTGCTGGCCCGGTAAGCGACCACGGAGACCACCAGCAGGACGAAGCAGGCGACCATGCCGGTCAGGACGAGGGCGCTCACCGGAGACCTCCCGCCGGTGCCTGCGGGTAGCTCGCCCACACGTGCACGGGGACGTCGCGCCACGTCGTGGCGAGCTGGGCCAGGCCGAGGCGGTCACCGGCCCGGGTGAGGATGGTGTGGGCGGCGGTCCCTCCCAGGATCTCCGCGCAGGCGTCCACGATCCGGCCGTCTCCGGCCTCCTCGTGCACCTCCCCGTGCAGGACGCCCAACAGGTCGACCGTCCAGGTCAGCCCGGTGACCTCCGGGTGTTCCGTCAGGAGCTGGCTCAGCACGGTGGCCGCGCCGGCCTGCGGGCTAGCATGTGTTTTCACGGTCCCTCGATTCACTGGTGGTTGAGGTGACTGGATGGGCGGGGCTGCATGGACCCGGCATGGTCCGTTCAGTCCCGTCCGGCCGTCATGCGGCCGGACGCGCCCCCGTCGGGGGATAAGAACTCGCTACTCGCGGAGGCGAGTTGGGGCGCTCAGCGCCCTCGGCCTCCCAGCCCTGCCTGATGTCCGCCCCGGAGGGGGCACCGTCGCGGGCCGCCTCCAAGCTGACGACCGGACAGTTGAGCGCGGATGCGAACTTGATCAAGTTCGCCGGGGTCGCGTTGCGCCTCCCGGCCTCGATGTCGCACAGCAGCTGCTCACTGATTCCGCACTGCTTGGCCAGGGCCCGTTTCGTCAGTCCCGCCTTCTCGCGGGCGAACGTCAGGGCCTTCGGCGCATGGTTCATAGGGGCACCCCTGGGGCGCCGTTTGTGCGGGTGGCTCATGATTGAAAAGTAGCGCGTAGTAGCGCGTAGTGCAAGGAAGTGCGTAGTAGTGGCGCTGCGGCGCGCAGTTACGCATTTGCACGCCCTTTATGCGCCACGCACCTGCGCCGTCTAGCGCGCTAGTGCGTAGTTATGCGAAGCTGCCAGCCATGGAAGACCAGTCGCGACCAGAGCCCCCAAGCGAGGCCGCGCTCATCGCAGCAGCCCAGAAGAGATCCGGGCTCTCAGGCCGCAAAGCGGCCATACAGGCAGGCATCAGCGATGCCCGGTGGCGGCAGATCGTCAACGGGTACCAGGTCGTCAGTGGCACTCGCCTGCCCGTGGAGGCGCCAGACGGCACGCTCGCGCGCATGGCGAGCGTCGTCGGCGTCACCCCGGATCAGCTTCGGGAAGCAGGACGGCCCGGCGCGGCCGAGGAGCTGGAACAGATCACCCCGCCGGCCGCCCCCAGGCAGACAGGCCAGTACGCGCCACCCGTGGACGCGGTCACCGCGATCATGGCGGCCCTGTCCGTCGAGGAGCAGGCGGAGGTGATCCGACGCCTCGGCCTCGACGTGAAGCACCCGCAAGAGGGAGGGTCCGAACACCAGCGCCGAAGAGCCGGATAACTCATGTCACGGAAAGGTCACGAAGTGGCCCAAGTCTGAACAAGTTTCCTCAGGCAAACAATCATCCACATCAGTAAACATCCTGTGAACAAAGGGGCTGATGTGGCAGATCTAGCGCTTGTAGTACAGGCCGGGGTACTGGGTGCCGTGGTTCTTGCGGTCGTCCTGCTCCATCAAGGGCAGAAGAGAAACCGCCAAATCATCACCCAGCTCAACGCAGAACTCGCAGCACAGAAGATCGCCGCGCTTACTCAGCGCGGGCCGACACCCCTACCGGCACAAGAACCGGAACCGGCCCGCCGTAAGCGCCACCTGGCCCTCCACATCGGTGGGGGCCTTGCTGCCTTCCTCGCGTCCCTCGGCAGCCGGGCCAGCAACGCCTGGACGAACCACCGCGCCGCCACCGTGACCGTCACGACCGCGGCCGCATCCGTCGCCGTCGCCGGCGCCTTCGTTTTCACCGGCACCAGTGACGCCACGCCCACGACCGTCACGCCCTCAGCCACCCAGCCGAGCCACCCGAGCGAGCCCCTGGACACGGCAGACACCGACGACGAGACACCCGAGTTGGAAGCCGCCAACTTCCGCCCCATCACCGAGGCCGAGAGCGCGACCGCCGAGGACACCAGTCCGGCACTGTCCCTCCCCAGCAGCCCGCAGGCATCCTCACCCGCCACCGAGCCGACACCCGGCACCTCCGCCGAGACTCCGTCAGGCCAGGACGAGGAAACGGGCATCGGCGCCCCCCCGGCGCCCCCCGGCGAGACGACCACGCCCGCCCCTTCCCCCTCCGGCCACCTCCCCACCCCCTGGCCCACAGAAGACAGCCAGGCGCAGCCGTCCAAGACCCCGGACCTCTGTGACGGCCTCGGCGCGAAGCTGCCCCCGGTGCTGGAGCTCTGCCTCCGCTAGCAGCCCCTAGGGTGGCGCACGCCCGTGCGAGCGGGCCCGTCCCCGCCGTGCCACCAGCAGCCCACGCCCCACGGGTCGCCCCACCACTTCGGCCGAGCCATGGCCGAGCCAACGATCTTGAAGGCAACAAAAAGGCCCCCGCCATAGCGGGGGCCTAGCTGTATGCGCAGGTCAAACGGGTGAATCGTTCCGGCTCGACGGTGGGGCGGGAGGGACTCGAACCCTCGGCCGACGGATTATGAGTCCGCTGCTCTAACCGGCTGAGCTACCGCCCCTTTTCGGCGTGGCGCGTACATGTGTGCGCCCCGTCTGCCGCAGCATAGCCGGTCATACGATCTCTCGCTCCGGATGCCCGGGTACTCGTGACCATGAAGACTGCGCTGCTCCGTGCCCGGTTCCGGGCGACGCGAAGTTAGCGCGAAAGAAGTCACGCCCGCCCCGCGTGCACCACGGTGGCGGACCTCAGGTGGACCGGTTCCGGGCACACGAAAAAGGACCCCTCGGGGCCCTCTTCCGTTCCGCTCCCCCGACTGGACTCGAACCAGTAACCCTCCGGTTAACAGCCGAATGCTCTGCCAATTGAGCTACAGGGGATCGCGCTCCCCCGACTGGACTCGAACCAGTAACCTGCCGGTTAACAGCCGGCTGCTCTGCCAATTGAGCTACAGGGGATTGCTGCGTCGCCTCGAACGTACCTGCCTGGCGGCTGCCGGGCGGCGGACGTTCGCTGCGACACATACATTAGCGCAAGCAGGGGGGTGCTTTGCCAATCGGTATCGGCCGGGGTGATCTCCGGTGCCTGCGGGTAGGCGAGCAGCACACGTCGCACGGAGCGAAGGAAGGGTGGCAGCCATGCGGTACCGGCTCACGTTCATCGCCGGAATGGCCCTCGGTTACGTGCTCGGCACGCGGGCCGGGCGCGAGCGTTACGAGCAGCTGAAGAAGTCCGCACGCCAGTTCGCCCAGAACCCGGCCGTGCGCAACACCTGCGAGTCGGCGGCCCAGAGCGGCCGAGATTTCGCCGGCAAGGCGTACCACGCGGTGGGCGACAAGGTCGGCGAGAAGGTGCCGGACTCGGTTGCGGACCGGGTGCGTTCGATGCGTGGGCGCGGTTCGAGGGGTGAGGACGACTGGGGAACGACCAACACCTGA